AGTCTGTGCTATTTTGGAGTTAGGGTGTTCTTTAAGGTAGTCGCGCTGACGTTGCCGGCTTAATTTTTTGTACCAATCAGGCAGATTAGCCGCGGTTTCCACTAGTTTCAATTCTTTCATTCCTGAAATCTCCTGAGAGGACCATTTATTATTTAGCCAAGCCACTAACCCGTCTAGGTCTAGCTTTTGTTTTTGCATAAAGTCTAATATGAAAGACAGGTCACGACGTGCGGTCTGATCTGTCTTGGAACTGTGTATACTGTTAGAAAAGTGGGTTCGGAAATCTTTTATGTAGTAGTCGTGGCCTGTCAAATACTTATCTGCCAGACTCTTAGCGTACCTAGGCAATAACTCTCTCTTATTAGCAGGAGTTTTTATTAAAGACACGTAGTCAAACAATTGTGATTTTCTTCCTGCTCCAGAGTTCCTTGGGTACGTTTGTACGCCTTTGTTATCAGGAGAAGTTAGATACTCCATTAGTTGCATGATAGAGGAAGACTTTTTCTTATTGTTTGTTTTTAAGTCTTTCTCATCACCATAAACGTAAACTGGTATATTGCGCGATTTTAGCGCCCTTAATACTTGAAAAATTTTATCTCGGCCCGCTTGGTTAAGACTGGTTGTTTCTGGGTTATATAGTCTAACTTCCTTTATATAGGAGATAGCATTAGGAATTTCTGCTTTATTCAGTAGCAGGCGGTCTTCTTGTTCGGTAAGGCCTTTATTAGCTTCTCTAAAGGAAGGCCCCCAGTAATCAACAGCATGGGCCTTATAGGTTTGTGCAAGCTTACGCCCGTCTAGTTTAAGTATTACACTAAAAGCGCCTAGCATTTTTGTGTATGCGTTACTAGGGGTGCGAGAGGTGGAGAAGTAATAGTGGTAGCCTTTACTGATAGGGCCTTCAGACTCCGTACCTATGACAGGGCTCGCTTGGAACTTATTAGATAAAATAATGTTTGCGAAAAAATTAAAGTTTGTGTAATGAAACACTTCTGAGCTAATGCCGGATAATTCTATCATAAGTCACCTAAGCTAAAAAAGGAAGGCCCTTTCGAGCCTTCCACGTTTTTGTATTAACGGCCTTGGGCAGTGTCTAGTGCGTTGTTAGCCACTTCGCTAACGTTCGCTAGGCCAATAGTCCCGCCAACGCCTTCAAGTGCAGTGCCATTAGAGTTAACTGCGGCGATCAGGGCATTCAGTTTTGCAGTTAACGTGGCAATAGCATTAGCTGCGGTAGCAACGTCAGACACCGCGCCTACGGTATCGCCACCTGACGTACCTGTAGAGCTATCCGTTAACGCAACAACTGCGGCAGCTACAGCAGGGGAGCCTGTAGAGACAATAGCGGGATTCGGGCTAATATCAATGTAGCCAGCAGCCTGTGCATCTAACATCGCCTGTGTAACAAAGCTAACGTCACGAGTAGCGCCTGCGCGAATAGTAACGCGGCCAACGTTAACGTCGTTTGTGGCGCTATTATTTTTTACGGAAAATGTCATGTCATATACTCCAAGTTAAGGTTAAATATACCTTTCAAGCTTAGTGGCAAATGCCAGAAAACTTTAGGTGGTAGGTATTACCTTCGTCGTCATCGCATTCTACTTTCTGAAGGTATAAGTGGAGATCCGCTTTCTGCGCTGCTGCCTTCAAGGCTATAATGCCGGACGCCATAGCTTCAATTCCAGTTTCCGAGTTAACAGCGACCTCCATGGTAAACTCGCCCGTATTATTATTGCTGTCACTTGTAAGCTCGCTATCGTTCTTTAGAAAGTCCTGAAAGAACTCCTGCATTGCATTAAATTTCTTTGGGTCAGCGCCAGCAACTTCTCGGGCACGTACAAGTTTATAAGTCATTTGGTATCTCCTGCTTAAATTTATTTACGGTATTCGTCTAATGCCATATCGCGCTTTTTCACTTCGAGTTCTAGAATTTTTATAGACTCATAGTAAGCGGCACTTATTTGGTCATCGGCTGTTTCTCTAGTTACATCAGATAAAGGCAGCCTAGGCTTAACGAAACTAGGAGGAGGTTTTACTTTACCTGGAACTACTACCTGTACTTCCTTATACACAATTTTTTCTCGAACAAACAGGTCGCACCCAGGCAAGAAAAGGCAAAGCACTACAACAAGTATAATCTTCATGGCTTAACCTCCCCGTATTCTTCTATTGCTCGTTGTCTTAGCCAATCCATCGCGCCTGAACACTCTTTGGGAATAGGCTTGCGTTTCAAAAGTATGTTTATCTGTGTTCTAAGACTAGAATCCATGACGGTGTATTCGTGCTGCAATTTACTAAGACGAAATTCTAGGTCGTCTGCCTGCGCTAGGTATTCTTGTATCGAGGAATTCTGTTTATCAATTAGGTCGTTTGCTATTGTAAGCTGACCTTGTAACTGCTTTTTCTCTTGAGTTAACGCACCTATTTCAGTGTCTTTTTTAGAAATAGTTTCCGCTTTATTTTTTATGGAAACGTTCATAAAGAAAATTACCACTAGCAGTAAACCTATGACAACTCTATTTTTGTGCTTCCATAAGAAGCCAAAAAACTTTCCTATAGAGGCGAGGGCTGTTGCTGGATCCATGATTACCTCGATTACTCGGTCATTTCAAATAAACAAACCACTACAAGTTTGTTGCTATCGAAAGCTACGCCTAGTGATCTAAACGACATTAACCCAGGGTAGTGGGCAGCAAAGAAACGAACAATGTTCCGTTTTACGCTAGCTAACGCGTCTTCCGAAATAATGGATTTTTTTAGATAAACCATTATAGAAAATTTATCATCATCCAGGGAGGTGTCGATGCTGGCAATTTCGTATTGTAGTAAGGCTTTTATCAAGTCTCTTTTTATACTAGCTTCATCGAAGGCGTTTTTGTCTAGTACGATCTGTTCTCTTCGCATTTTTAGTGGCTCTCTATGTTTCTCTTTACAGCTATATAGTAAGAAGGGACTTCAGGATCTTTATTCATAATAGGAGTGATGACGGTGTAGTCCTCTAGAATCTTGCCATCTTTAGACTCATTGAAGATTACTCCTACCCACGCCTTTTTAGCTTTCAGTTCTGCCCACATGTGTATGTACGTAGCGTTAGGGGTTATTTCAGATCCTAGAAAACTTGGGTCCCGCCCTAAAGCCTCTTCTTTGCTATAGCCTGTGTGCAGAGTAAAAGCTTTATTAACGAAAAGTATTTTGTTTTCTTTGTTGGTTACCATTATAACATCTGAGGTAGCATCCAACGCTTGGGATAAAATTCTTATGTCCGCTTCATTCTGCAAGTCTCTGGTTATGTCTCTAACCAAAAACACGTAGTCGTTACCTGCTACGGTTACCGACGTGGAGACGGTTATAATGCGGCCTAGCATTGTTTGTACCTGATGCTCGAAGGGCTGTGTGTCTCTTCCAATCAGAACAGACCAATCATCTAGGAAAAGAGTGTTGACAGTTTTGCCTAGAATAAATTCTGCTGAAGTAGAAAACATTTTGCAGGCCGCCGCATTAAAGTCTACAATCAGGCCTTGCTGATTAACTTTAATGTAGGCATCCGACAAAATTTCGATTATTTGTCCGAGCAGCAGAGAATCCTTTTTCCACTGCATAACCTTTTGCACGAAGTCATTAACTTCATCAGTTAATGCCGATACCGAAGCCTGTAGTGCTCGGCGTCCTGTTTTGTCAATCTTGAAATCAAAGTGACTTACTTGAGCGTTCATCCTCGCTACCTCGTGCTAGTGTTTCATCATCCTGGAACTAACAATTATCTTAACTTCAACTAAGGCTATTCTTAGCTCTGTTAAGGCTCGTGCAGTATCTTTGGCGCTTTCATTGTATTCGGTGTTAATATCCTTAAGAGATTCAACGTATTGAGAAGTTAATTCCTGTAGCTGTTGTTGGGAAGCTTCTAAAGCATCAGATTGTTTAGCTAGTTGGGCCTGGTATTGTTTTTCTCTAATATATAAAGCTCGGCATAGGAACCAAATAGCGACCCCCATTCCTACAATCACCAGTAATAAAATAGCTACAACGGCGTCTGACGCGGCTCCAGTAAATACATTATCTATGACGGAACCAAGATAATGTGTCAGTTTCGAGTCGCTCATGCCTTCTCCTATTTTTCAGAATCTAGGAAGTAACGTTGTCAAAGCCTGGCCTTGACTGTTTTGTTGCCTTAGAGGCAAGTGCCTATAGATTTCGTAAGGCTGAACTAAACGCGCATTAACTTCCCATCCATGAACGTTGGCGTTTCTATCTTTGAAGTCTGTATTATCCAATACACGCCAATATCTAGGAGACGACCTGTCGTGCAGGTCTACTATTATGTCCCACGGTTGAACGTTGTAAACTTTAGGGCTTACTAAGATTTGGACATTGCCTACTGCGTCAAGGACGTTCAAGTCACCGGTCTTAGTAAAGTGCGGATACTCTAAGTAAGTTGTTTCGCCAGTAAGATTAAACTGTATTTCCACGTGTGTAAATTGGGCACATCCGGATATGCGAATAACTACAGGAGTTCCTATGCAATGTGCAAGCAAGGAAGCTTTGTCTAGTGGAACTAACCCGGTTGTTGTCTGGCCTATTTGCGCGGTTACTCCACTCAGTAAGGTTTGGTTATTCCAAAAGTTTAAAGCGTCTAACCTAGTAGCACCGAACGGCAGAGTAACTCGGAAGTCAACATAACCCGAAGGATCGTTCTGGCTAAAGCTGTGCGGTGTTACCATCTGGTCTACTGTGTATCCGAAAGCATTGTGTTCACTTACGCTAGAAAAAACTAAGCGCATTCCGTTGTGAACGTTAAATCCGCCTACAAAGCCTGTACCAAAACAGATACCGCACTTTCCTGTAGTAGCGCGGTCAGGTTCTAATTCGAGAAATGAAGAATTTAGATCGGCTTCGACCTCGGTAGATAATGGATTACCTAGGTCAACGTCAGGCTGAAAGGATTTCTTTTTGGTGTTGTTAGAGTCAACAGTGAAAACTTTTCCGGCGCGTTCCTGATTAGGGCGAATACCATAGTCCTCAATACCGAAGCCTGAATCCATTAACATGCTTTGTATATGGTCAGGTGCGGCATTTCCTTTATCATCCAACAGTGGAAGAACTGGTGAACTTTCTCTTCCTAAAGTACAGCTACACTTAACTCCAGTGTACATCTTATTGTACACAACACAAGGAAAGCCGTTTACTTGGAAAGCATTGTGGTAGCGTTCCTGCACAATAGGTGCAACTGTCTTTATCCTATCAATTGCAACAGGTACCGCCTTGGTATTTTTGTCGTGGAGGCGTCTGTTGCTTGGAAATTTAAATGCCATTTGATACCTCCAGACACTGCTGCCCACAGTGGTAAACTGTAAAGTGACAGTAGTAATCAACTTTGTAAAATTGCCTTTTTATTGCTAATTTCATATTAGAGGTGAGACTTCACTCTTGCTAGTATAAAATTAGTGAGGACGCATGATAACAATTTTAGGTATTGACCCTGGCTCAGTTAACGCAGGGTATGCAATTCTGCGAGCTAGGGTTAAAAATAAGAAAATCCAATATAAGTTAGAAGAGTGTGGTAAGTTAAATAACCTTCTAAAGGATTTAAAGCATCCTCACAAGAAAGTATTAAAGGCGCATGTCAGAGAAGTAAAAAGCCTAGTAAATAAGTATAAGGCAGATTACGTGTTAACCGAACGGTATATGACAAGAGGTATCAAGGGTTCCACCATAGAAGCCGTCAACCAAATGTTAGGTGCCTTGGATATAGGGTTGTCGCAGGAAATAACGCAAATACCTGCCGCTACTTGGAAGAATCAGGTAAACAGAATCTTTGACTTAAAAGAATTTTACAAGAGCGTGAGGGTAGAGCCTCACGAAGTAGATGCGGTGTTGCAGGCATTTTGGTTAGCAGGTAAAAAATTAAACGTAAACCTGTTAACTATTTTTAAAAGTAAGAAAACCATAAACCAGTTGCGTAAGGTAATAGAGTGCAAAACAACGAGCCAGCTAAAGAAAGAGAAAGCGAAAAAATAGCTATAGTTTGTCCTTTAACTATGTCTTTAATAGGCGGCCAATGCTTAGTAAAAACTTGCATGTGGAACTCGGAAGGAAATTGCATTTATAAGCCAGAAGCTTCCGAACTAGACTTAGGTGAAGGTAAAGGCCTAAGCATAAGCAAGTGCCTTCTAGAGACTAGAAAGGCAAAAGCTAACATAACTAGAATACTTATTTTAGACAAGTACGTTAGTTGGACAGTAGAAAAATATCCAGAAAAAAGTAAGTACAGCCGTAGATTGCTAAAAAATAGTTTTGTTCTAGAAGCAAAGGAAGCGTCTAAATTAAATAACGAGGCTTTCAATGTTTCATTATACCACTTTTGCCTTCTATGTAGAGGAAGAGTGTTTAAAAAATTTATTGAGAACTTTCCTGATCTAAAAAGAAACAAATTACCTTCGATATTAGGTATAAGGGAAAACACAATAAGTAAGGTTAACCGACAGTATAAGAAGGTTTCCACTCGAAAGAGTAAGTCAAAATCAACCAATACCAACCAATGAGGTAATCAACATGCAGAGCATGGACACCAGCCCGAGAAAAACCGTACTTACCCTGAATGACCTTGAGAACAGGACAAAGGGTTCTATCTACGTTCTGAATAATACGCGGCAGCCTGAGCAAGGCGAAGTTAGTTTTACTGTGCCTAAGCTAGGACAGAGTGGTGTTGACAACGTTGTGGTGCCGAGTACATTTATTCCTATCGACCTCATGGAACAAGTAAGCCGTAAGCAGCTTATGGAGAGTTCGGAGTTCAAGAAGGCGGTGAGAGGTAAAGTACTGCTGCTAATCACCGATGAATACGCTAGGGAATTGTTGTCGGAAGAGGATGCTACCTACGAGCAAGAGAGACTCTTCAACCAGAGCCAAGCCACTATGAATATGGCGCAGTCGATGGAAGGTATGCAGACAGGCGATATGCTTCACCCAGAGCTGGCTCGCCGCCAGGTTAGCAATGCCGATAATGACGTTATTGAAGGAATTTCTCCTAAGGTCGCTGCGGTACTTAGCACCCTTGAGGAATCTAACGATGAACGCGGTGCTATCAGTTCGTTGCGTACTGTAGAATCTACGCTTACCGATAAGGACTTTGCTTACGTGGTTAAGCAGTGCGGGAGCAAGTACAGCATCCTGAAAGAGTGGGCACGTAAGCGCTTGCAGGCGTAACCTTTAAGGCAATAAAAAAGGGGGACTTGGATTTTTATTCCAAGTCCCCCTTTTTGTTATCCGCTATGCAACATTTTTCATAGAAGATAATTTAGAACGCAACTTATTAACAAACTTTATGCCCGACTCTTCCGGAACTTCCAAGAATGCCAAGGCTGTTTGCATATATGTTTTGAAGTCTACCCTCCCAAAGTAATCATCATTCTCGTACCGAACTTTTCGGGCTTTCAAGTATTCAGAAAATTCCTTGTCAAACTCCCCACTAAGAAGCTTTATGAAGTGCCTCTTCTTCCCGCTGTACTTAGATGTTACCCTTTCAACACTGATCCGTGTAGTAAAGGAGTCATAGGACTTTCCATCAATATGGGTACCGTTCTCATCCGTCGCCAAAAAATCTTTAGCTTCAGGGGATGACATAGGTATTACTACGCGAGAGTCCTCGTTAGGCTTAGCTCCGCTCCTCAGACGGCCTCTGCCTTTTGTTGTATACTTCTCGATATAGTTTATGCCAGAGTTATGCGCGGTACGCTTAACTATATTCATAAGGTGTTCCATGGATTCTATCCTAGGATACATGAACATTGCAGCCTGTAGGCTGTCGGCAGTCAGTTCCTTACAAATATCATCTGGATCTTGCCCGTGCATTTCGTAAATGAAACGCATCTTACGATACACAAACTTTCTAACAAACGCTACGTAGTCCTTGTGCATAGCTACGTATGCCAGAGCAGAATCAAACTCCAGTAAGGTTTTATTTTTGTACCCTTTCTTAACCATGTCTGCAAGCATCTTCTTGGAGGCGTCATCTAAAACTTTATGAATGTCCGCATCCATAGACTTTACGCCGTAGGACTTCAAAACCATTTTTGTTACGTGTGGCTTTTCTTTATACCAAAAGTACAGCCATAGCTTAAGGTTTTTCAGAAAGTAGCCTTTGCTTAACAACAAAGTGCGTCGTAACTCTATAACTCGAAAGTCTTTGTTTCCTATCGTCTCCCTAACTAAAGATGTAAATTTGGAAGCGGAAATTGCCTTAAACAAATACTGGATGCAATAGTTTATCAGCAACTTCTGGTCTCGGACAGGCAGAGAGCCATAATCCAAATAGTACTTGCGTATTACTCGCTCTACAGAGTTTCCAGACTTTGTGAAACGAAGCATATCTCACCAGGCTTTTTCGTTAGATTTTTTTGCAAACCTTTTACGGTTGGATTCAATTACGAAAGGCTTGCTGCGGTCCTGAGTGCTAAAGAAAACGCCCTTAGGCTTCTTCTTTTTCTTGCGCTTGCCCTCTGTTGAGGCTTCATAAACGTTTAGCCACTCAGCAGGTGCGGTATCAATCGTTGGTGGTTCATAATCAATTTTGAATTGTTCGACATGAGGCACGCGGCCTTTCTTGTCTAAGAGTTCGGCAATAGGAAGCTTGCCAAAGCGCTTGCGCTCTTCTTCAGACATAAAGACCTTGCCTTCCTCTAGCAAGGAAGACTCCAAGGTTTTGTACTCGGAACGTGTTAAGACCGATGCCCTCAGCAGAGTCAAAGATGTATTATCTTTGGCTTTCTTGAGTTTTGACACCACGTAGACATGGTCTTCGGAAGCGCTTACAACATACCCTTTAAAATAATGGGATACGTAGTCTACGCCTAAGGAGAAATATACAGGCTGACCAAATTTCAGTTTTACTTTTGCGAGAGAACCTCCCTGTCGTGCCAGAATGAATGAAAGAATACGAGCCTGTTTAGGTGTGAAATTCCTAATAAGGTTACCAAGAGTTTTAAGAAGCTCTGGATCTTCTATGTCTTTAAGCTTAAAAACATCTGGAGTGTAACAATCTGGTGCGCGACTCCTAGCATCCACACCTATCTCTGCACATATCTTTTCAAATTTTGCTGGTCCTGTTTCAAAATGGACACAGTCGGCGCAGGTCATACCGAGACTTACCTTGTTGAATGAATCCTTTTTCAGCATGATTTCTTTTTCCTTCAAGGAGGGCTGATGGCATTTTTAGAAGGTTTGCTTCGCCAGCATCTGTAGAGCGTAGCGAACTAGCTCACCTTGACTCTTCTTCCCATAGTATCTCTGCAAGCTAACAAGCAATTCGTGTTCCTCATAGGAAAAGGTATCACTATACTTAAACTTTTTGTTCAAGTTACCTTGAGACTCCAAGGCTGATTGCGCTCTACAAATTACTTGGGCGAGGTATAAACATCTGGCTCTACGATCTTCCTCTCGGTAAGGAAGATTAACAACTCCACGATAGAGCTTTGTTGCGGAATCATGTACTTTTGTGTGGCACCCATCGCACAAGGAAACGACTGGGCCGTTTGTACCTCCTAAATGACATGGAACTACATGGTGTTCCTCAAACGTCGTAAAGCCATCACGTTGTACGTGGCACACCCAGCAGTGATCTAGGTATAGCGTAGATGTAATAGGCGAAACAACATAAGGTTTGACCATAAGGAGCCTCAAATGAAACTAGCGGTGTTAGGGAAGCCTAACACCGCTTAGTTTGGTTTTGTGCTTTTAAGCGAACGCTGCCAGAACCGCAGCAGCAGCAGCCTTAGCAGCCTTCTTTGCAAGACCCTTGACTTCACGCTCGGTCAGCCCAGCACCCTTTGCAGCCTTAGGAGCTTTCGCTGCCTTGGGAGCCTTGGGGGCCTTCACAACCTTAGCCTTGGATTCCTTCTTGGCTTTCTTGTCTGCCTTCTTTTCAGACTTTTCGGCCTTCACCTTCTTGTCTGCCTTCTTTTCAGACTTGTCTTTCTTAGCCTTCTTATCAGCCTTCTTGTCAGACTTGTCCTTAGACTTTACCTTCTTTACCTTCTTTTCTTCTTCGCTCGAAGCGGAAACTTCCTTCGACTTGGACGACTTGGCCATTTTGTCTTTTTCCTATATAGGTTTATGGTACATTGTTAAAGCACCCTAGAGTTAGAGTGCATCAGTATGACTATCAGAAACAGATAGAATACACTGCGTATAAGCATTATATCATAGTATTTCTGATAGTGCAAGTCTGATTCTTTACTGTCTACTTACTTTACAGTTTTAGTAAACAGTCAAACCTGTTACAGCGTCGGTTGTTGTATGTTAATGGTTTGGCTATTAGAGTCATCAATAGGAAAAGAACCTGTTGAAGAGTGTATAGTTTCACCGGAAAACCGAATCAATCTGTCTTTATGCTTAGTAGAAAAGTCTTGAATGACTTGGTTAACCCACCAGCGATTCCTAATAGTAGAGTTAGGAATGTCAAAAGCAAGCGCTATGTGTGGAGAGTACTCGGCGTATGCCGACTTGGATCCACTGGCTTCTAAAACCTCGTTTCTTCTAGCTTCCAGTTCAGGAGAATCCAGAAGAATGATAAGGTCTTTTATACCAGCAACAGGATCCCACCAAATCTGGGCGCCTTTAATGAATGCGGAGTAGACTTGCTCAGGCCTAGTAGGTATACCTGCTAGCGACCTATCAGCAAACAATATAGAAGCGTACATTTCCTCAGGGCGTACTGCGCGGTATGGGCAGGATACCAAATAAGGTGTAAATAAGAATCTAGTTTCTTGCTCCAAAGGTGTAACGAATAGATGGTTATTAGGGATAAACTTTATATTATCCACGAGTCACCTCATTATTTAAACGCAAAATGCCATTGCTTAATGGTAAGAGGCTTATGCGTTCTATTTCGGAATCGGTCTACGTTCTGCTCCGGAACAAGCCAGTAATAGATGTAGCCTGAGTTCTTATACCCCATAGGCTTCCCTATAACAACTAACCGCTTGCCTAATTCTCGCTGGAGCTTTTCGATTACATAGGTTTTAAATGTCTCAGGGTCAACCTTCTTGGTCTTTAGGCGGTTCGCGTGAATGCCCAATACAAGCTGGTTTTCAAGAACTGAGTAAAAACCAATTGGCTTAACAGTGAAGCCGCCTTTCTCGAAGTCTTGAGGAGTTGCAATAGTTTCGGTCATAGCAACGATAGGCATTTTTTGCAGGATAAAGTCTCCCATTCTAAGGGAGTCTGCCTCTGTTGCAGGAAGCTGCCTAGCGTACTTCTGGTATTCGCTAATAGCGCCTTCGGATTTATTGATAACCTCTAAAACACTATCTGTCCTTTCAGGCTTTCCATCATTGTAGTTTTTGCTGCTGTAGTAGTCAAAAACACCGGCAGCGCTTTCTAGCTGTTTGTTTTTCGATTGTTCCTTCTTTGCCCGGGCCTCTACAAGTGCCTTAAAGTTTTTTACTAACTTACTGGAGCGACTAGATGCCTTACTTAAGTAGGATGCAATTTCTTTGCGGTCTACATCATCGCGGGAAATTAGGTCTACCATACTGATGGTGCTATTATAAACTTTATCTAGGCGCAGAATTGCATCATCGCGTAGAGAGGACTTTGGAAAGTCGTCCTTCAACAGGTCTCGTGCTTTTTCAAGTGTAGCGCATACCAACCTAAGACTAGCCAGAGCGTTTACGTCCTGTTCGGCTAACTTGGACGCCTGCACGGAGGCAATCACCTTTTTAGCCTTACGCAAAGCTTCTTCAGAGGTCAGGGATTTTGCAGTCAACATACTCATAACTCTTCTCCTGAAGTATGCTATGAAATTAGTGAGGTTACAGTTACTTTACAGAGTTCACGCTAGCTTTAAGAAACCGTCCAGTTGGTTGGATACGTAGTTCCTGGGGTTCTTGGTTCTAGCTTTAAGCCCACTTCTTTCTTTTTCAACTTCGGCAATTTGGTTAACTAGGTTCTTATCTTCCAGCTTTCTCAACTGGCGTACTTTAAGGTCTAGGATTTTGTTAGCCTCATCTTCCGTTATCTTGAGACTCTTAGCAATAAACTTTACCAGTTCCTCTTCGGAGCAGTCCTTATCCAAGGCTTTGATAATCAAAGCTCGGTTTGCTACTGCCTTACGGAGCAAGTTTAGGTAAGCAATTTTTTCATCTGCCTTACCGATCCAGTAATTGCACGCTTTTACCTCAAGCGCTATTCTGTAGTCAATCCAGTCCTGTAAGATTTGAGGCACAGTACTATTTGAAAGCTCTACTTTGGCATTCCCTTTCTTATCTAATGTTCTGGTTGTAACCTTAATGTCGAAGTTCTCATTAGTAGAAAAGATATTCATTACCTTGTCTACCACTTTCTCCAGCTCTTTTCCTTTCAAGGATTTTTTTAGTTCTACCTTAACGGTAGCATATTTATCCTTCTTACCTGAGGCGTCATTCGGCTTAACTACTTCTTTCAGGTCAGCGCACTTCTCCAAGGCACGTTCTAGTGAGGTAATAGGAGCAAACTGGGTGATAACAACGCAGTTTTTCTTAAGGTCTATTGTGTGGACAGACTTGAAAGGAATCTTTCCTTTGCCTGTCTTATAAAGTTGTTTAAGTACGGCTTTATCAGGAGTCGCCACACCACCATACTTCGTGGTAAATTCTAACTTCCGGCAAAGCTTGTAATCCAGCTTCTCTCCAGATAACGCTGCCTTCAATACTTTTACCACAGACGAAACGGTATAACTTGGAACGTAGGTGGACACGCCTACACCGATACCGAAAGTGCCATTAAGCAGAAGGTTAGGTAGCAGTGCAGGCAAGTTCAAAGGTTCTACGTCAGACCCATCATAGTTATCAATGTATTCAATAGTAGGTAGATAAAACTTGTCGAAGAAAATCTTCTCTGAAAACTTATTCAACCTGGCTTCCGTATATCGCATTGCCGCAGGCGTAGTTTCAGAAAGGTTGCCCCAGTTGCCTTGACCCTCAAAAAGAGGAATAGGGCTGTTAACCAAGGTAACAAGACCTGAGTAAGTACCTGCGTCACCGTGAGGGTGAAACTTACCCATCGTCTCACCTACGACGCGTGCGGCTTTAACAAGCTTAGAGCCTGAGGTAGAACCCATCTTGTAGGCAGCCCATAGAAGCTTTCGGGTTACAGGCTTCAGGCCGTCAATCTTGCCAGGTACTGAGCGATCCTCGTTGACTGCTGTACCGTACTCTTTATAGAGTTCACACGCAATGTCGTCTAGCAAGGCGGTTTGTATTTTCGCACTCATTATGCAACCCCCATCAATTCTTTACGGAATTGGGCGCTCTTGCCCATCAAGCGTTCAAAACGCAAGCTACCATTCTTGTCTTTCGGCGGAAGGACCTGGATAAGCTTGCGAGAGTTAACATCGAAGGCAATATCCGCAAGGTCGTCTGCATTGATTTCGCCCCACCCTTTAATATGCTGAATGTCCAGCTTCTTGGTGCCTGCTTGCTTGTAGATTTCATCCTTGGTATCGCCAAAATACATCTTGCCTTTGTAGCGAGACATATACTCGGGAGAGGCGAGTAGATAAACCTTGCCTGCTTTGAAGGCGCTTGGAACAAATTTCCACAATACGGTTAGAACAAGAGTGGAAATGTGGCTGCCGTCAACGTCTGGGTCAGCAAGAGAAATAATTTTGCCGTATCGAATTTCGGCGCTTCCTTTCTTTTCATCAAGGTCTAACCCTAGGCCTGCTAGAATAGAGGCGATCTCTGCATTAGCATTAACCTTATCCATTGTAGTTTCCATCACGTTCAAAGGCTTGCCTTTCAAACTGAAGACAGCCTGGAACGACCTATCGCGGGCTCGCTTTGCAGTACCGCCGGCAGAATCACCTTCGACCAAGTAGAGTTCGCGCTTATCAATAGGCGTCTTCCCGTCCACGTCAGCTAATTTAGCAGGAAGCTTTGCTTTGGCTGCTTTCACATTCTTAATCAGCTTCTTGGACTTCAGGAATTCCGAAGTTTTCTTTCTAAGCAAAGCGGCTCGACTAACAACCGACTTCGCCATTGCTTTGTTCTTCTTCCAGAAAGCTTCCAACTCCGAAAGAATTTCCTTGAAAGCAGGCTCGTACACTCGGTCATCAATAAGCTTTTCTTTGACTTGGTTGTTAAACTTAGGCGCAGCGATTTTGAAGTTTACAAGGCCAACCAAACCTTCACAAATATCGTTAGCAGTGAAAGGGTCTTTGCCTGCATAGGGCTTCAGAGACTTGTGGAGCGCATCGACCAGCGCCTTATTGTGTTCACCGCCGCCACTGTTCAGCAGGCCGTTCGTGTAAGAATCTACCTGGTAGCCTTCTGCATCTGAGAACTGAATGGCTACGTCTAGGTTCTTAGTGCTGCAAACAAAAAGTTTGTCAGTAAGAGTAACTCCGAGCTTCTCTGCCTTCTCTGTGATGTAGGCAGCAGGGCCTTCCTTGGAGTAAAACTTTTTGGTCTTGCCCTTCGCATTCGTGAACAGAACAGTCAGCTTAGGCACAAGGTAAGACGTTAGTTTACACCAGTCTGTTACTACTTCTTTTTCAATGGCAGAGCCTTTCTCGAAAAGAGGCAGATCAGGCTGGAAGCAAACTACTGTGCCCTTAGTGGCTTTCAAGCCGTGAGGCAGTTTCGGCGCGGTAGATTTAGAAACATCTTTTACAACTTTACCTTGCGAGTACTCAATGCAGTGCCAGCTCTTATCGCGGTATGTCCATACTTTGAAAAACTTAGACAGCGCATTAGTTGCCTTGAGTCCAATACCATGAGTACCGCGCGAGGCTTCTTCCGAGCCGAAGTTTTTGCCAGCGTGTGTAAGACCTGTCACCACATAAAGAGTAGACAACTTTTCTTTACGACCGCGCTCATCCTCAAACTCTTTCTTACCTACCGGAATACCGTCCCCATGGTCAAGGACCCAGTAAGTATTAGGCTTGCTATCAATAACTAGGTGAACGGTATCGTTAGCGCCAGCTAGCGCGCGGTCAACACCATTATCGGCAGGCTCACGGAAAATCGTCCACAAACCTTCACTGGTCATAGGCCCAACGTACATGCTGGGCTTTTTTCTAACGCCCGCTAGACCAGCAAAGCGTTCAATGTCCTTTTCATCATACGTCTTCTTGGCCACAATGGTTGTCCTCAGTCTTTGTCGAATTCCTGTCTGCGCTCTGTGTAGTCCGAAGTAACCAACTCAATGGTTTGAATGTCCTTGTAGTAGATAAGGCCACCTAGCTCGTCCCACCCATCAAAAGCAGAAGATCCTACGTCCGTAACAATTTTAGTTATTTCTATATTTAAAGAGTACAGGTAGGATAAAGCTAACGCTATATCTGTGCTGTGTTGAAAAAGGATAACTATTTTTTCATTGTTAGGTGTAGCCTTTACAATGGTGTACATAGGTAACTCCAAAAGGTTTAGAAATGCAAAGAGAGGCTACCAACTATAAAAATTGGGCCTCTCTTCAATGTTGCATTAGCTGTTGTGTTCTGCCAGAAGCTTTGCGTAGCGAGCGAGTACCTTTTCAACTTCGTCCTGGTCTTGCCTATTAAGGCGCGCCATAAGGCTTGCCATTGTCGCGGCGTCACCTTTAATGTGGGCGTCAAACAAGCGATTAGAAATAGTTTCATACGGAAGCATGACAACCACTTTAATCTCTTGCGCTGGGCAGCTATCATTACCCTTGCTGTAGTGGCAATCTGAATACGCCTTCTTACCAATAGTCGGGCAGAGGTGTACGCAATTCAGGCACTTTTTGGAGTATACATACAAATTGCCTTTGACTACAGACTCTTCAGGTTCTTGCTGATTAGATTCCTCAGGAGAATTGGGTTCGGCTTCCTTTTCAGGTTCGCCGATAACTTCAGCAAGTTGCTTCGCAATGGAGTGAGTAACTTCGCTAAGATCGAAGTTACTATCCTCATTGGAAGAGGAGGAAGAGGCACTCGACTTTGAGGATTTTTCTTCGTGTCGCTTCTTGTCTCTTTTTTCTTTACGGTCAGACTTACTCATTTGAAACTCCTTATAGTTAGGTAAGGGCTACGTGAGTAGCCCCTATGTTTAGCTTAAGGTTATTAGCCGCGCCATTCGTCGTCGCTGCCGCCGCTGTCTGCGCTGCTGGCAGACGAGGAGGAAGCCGAAGCGGAAGAGCTGGAGCCACTAGCACTGCTGGAAGAACCACTGCCGCTCTTCTTATCGCTACCAGAAGAATTGCTGCCGGAACCGCTGGAAGCAGAACCCGAGGCAGAACCGGAACCGGAACCAGAAGCTGCGGAGACTTCCGCGTTACCAATAGTGGATTCAGCACCGATGCTGATGGAGACAGAGAAAGTTGCGTTAGACACAACCACGGTCTTGTCGCCGTAGGTGAGAATCACGTTACCATCGCGCATTTCAACGCGATCAGGAGTAGCTGCCAGGTTCAGGTTTCCGGTTGCAGCTTCAGCAGCCTTGCGGCGACCACGCTTGGGAGCAACTGCCTTTTCCGCCTTGGCCATCCGTGTACGCTTGGCCTTAGGCTCTTTCTCTACCTTTTCTTTTGCAGCTTTCTTGCCCCGAGGAGCCTTCTCAGCCTTGCCCTTAGCGCCCTTCTTCACCTTAACTTCCTTCTCAGCCTTGGCGCCCTTCTTACCAGCCTTCTTTTCGCCTTTCTTGATAGCCATTTGTTTCTCCAACAATTGTTGTTCTGCACTAAGATTTATATGGAAGCTTCTACCAGTGCAGTAAACATAGAAGCCGCCCGCGGGTTGAACCCTGTTTGCTCAAGTGTGTTACTTAACAGTTTTACCTTTCGTGCTAGGAAGCCGCACATTAGGTTAGCTGTTTTGGTAAAGCAGTCGTTAGGAGTCAAACTTTATACATGCTAACAGGCTACTCTTCCGAATACGCTCAAACTTTATAGTCTCCCTTTTCTAGAGTTTGCTCGCTTTGTCAGTATATCATACTTTTATATATGATGCAATCTTTAGAACTGTACATATAGACAGTACTTTACAGCTATATAAAGCCTGTTATAGAGGCATAAAGTTTAGCTTTTTATGATCCTTAAGTTTGGCTTTTGATCTTCCCCAAACAAGCAGCTTAGGTCTGTCATAGGATTATCCACTATGGGCAGGTCTGCCGTATTAAAAAATTGGAAGTTAAATAGCTGAGCCATGAAATCTAGCGTTCCTGATAGGATATCCTTATCTAAAGGAAGGTCGCTAAACTCTGTTCCGTATATCTCGTCAAGGAGAAAATCTAATACCGAATCTAAATTAGTCTTTCCTGCTAGTAAAAGCCCAAACAACTTGTGAACGTCATAGCAAGTAATTAGGTAGCAGGCCGTTATGGTAATAAAAGTGTTGTTGTTGTGATTTAGAAAAACGGTCAGCGCTTTTTCCGTTAAGTCTAACTCTTCAGAAGGTTCCAGGTCGCCGTGAACTATTCGGTATACCTTTTCTGCGTTCTCGGGGAACACACTGCGTATGGCCTTTAGTGGGTCAGACGTTTGATGCCCGGCAGATGACATTTTTATAAGCACCATTTGGCTTACACGCTGTACCTCTTGTAACAGGGCCTTATTTTCCTCAGGAGTATTATTCCACTCTAAGTTAGATTGGTCCACTTCGTCTTCTAGGAAATCTAAATCGGTATCACCATCCTCAAAATCATCATCTTCTATAGAATTTATAGTTAATGAGGAATTTATGTCTAATTTAGAAAGCTCGGTTTTAGCATCTAACATAATCTGGTTAATCTTTCGCTGAACCTCAATAGGCACAAGCTCAGTGCCTAGTGGGCTAACTCTCAGCACGTAATTTGTTTGCATCACTTGTGCCTTTGTGTGCTCGTTTACATTCACTTAACAGTTTTCTTTTATAGGACTTTAACTTATAGGTTTCTTTGTCGCTAGATTGGTCTGACGATATTGCCACGGATCCTGTTGAGGCATCATCTGAAGCGTATACAGGTTTCATTGATGTAACCTATCTGGTTTAATGTTAAGCAACTTTGTTCTGTCTTAAATAACTACGCCTTTCCTTAAGTTCCAAATTTAACTTATCCATGTTTTTCCTAATCTTGATTGCTTCCTTATCTTCGGGAGACAGCTTCTTGTATTGGTACCGTAAAGAGTTGTAGTCGTACAGGGTAGCCTTATAAATGGCATCCTTTAAGTAGTCGTTACTAGTCTTCTTCTTGGATTCCTTTTTACGCTTTAATGCTACTTCTTTTTTCTCTTTGATTACCTCATCTTTTTCCTTGTACCTCTTTTTACCTAAGTAGTAAGAGTGGAGGTAAGCATCTAAAGATGTTAGCGTAGGATTACCTTGAAAAGCTCGGTGTAACGCTTCTGCCTCTTTCTTGGAAAATACGTATAGTAAAACTTTTTTGGTATTATCTATTTTTCGGATTCGGGTTCTAGTCACACCTTGCAGAATCGTGTGAGTGGAAAGAATAGAAGTATCAAAATTAGGCAAAAGAAAATCGTAGAATGCCATTACATGGGGTTGCATATTCAGCGCGGCTAAACTTACAAACACGTTTCTCTTGGAAAATGAGTTAAGTCCGTGCGAGCGTGTTCTAAGCCATTCAAAACCTTTGTGTATAGGAACCATTAAGTCTACATGTTGTGTCTTGCCAAATCTATTTTGAATAACCTTTCCTAAGTTAGCAATAACTAGAGGTTTTTCTACTACCTCGAAGCCTTCAGTTACTCTCTTTTTCAAGTCTTTCCTTATTAGTGATTGGATAGCCTTGTGGGCAGGCTTCAGTTTTTCTGCTATGTAATCGAAGCGGTCGAAATCCTTTTCCTTTAAGCGCTTCTCCATAATAGTCAAAACGCGGCTATTGGGCTCTTTAACAATGTGTTCAACTAGGACTTTAGTGGCTTCCTTATCTTCCAACATTAGTTCGTTAGAGATCAAGGGGACATACCTGTCTAGGAACTTTAGGTAGTAGTCCTCCCTTCCTTCCTTAACGTGTACAGCATTCTCCAAAAAGTTTTTAGACAACGGCCTATTAAAGTCAAACAGGTAAATAATCTCTAAGTTCCTGTATCCTTGGTATATAGCTTTTTCTCGTTCCGTATCTACAAGGTGGTTCACATTCCTAAGTTCGTAGGAATTTTGGAGAATTTTAAACATTAAGGATTCTTCAAAGAAGGCAGATAACAAAGTTACTTTATCGTACCCATGAAAGATTCCGTTTGGTGTTACGAAATCAAAAAAGTGGTAAGTGTGTTTATTCTTTACTCTTTCTTCTTTGACGAATACCGAAAATTGATCCTGACTTGCCTTCTGGATAAGTTCAACTAACTTATGGTTTTTAGTAATGTCAGCAAAGTTTTTATACCTATCGGAGTAAGAAGAAGAATCCTCAAGACAGCGAAGCCTATAATAAGGCTGGTATTCACGGTCAATTATGCTTTGCGTAAGTACCTCAGCAGGCTCAATCCCTATATTAGGGAATATCTGGAAAGCTACCATGCTATTGAGCAACGCCACAGACTTCTGGTCTATCTGCATTTTATCTGGGCTTATCTGCATTTCAGCAGCTTCATCAAAAATTACGTGGTAGCGGCCTTTCCTAAGATAGTCTTTTATGGATAGGAAAGTTGCGTGGGTTAAAAACAGGCAACTTCCTGGGGTCATTCTTTCCATAATAGTTGAGGCATAATATGTCATCGGTCTAAGTTCCGACATATCCCTAAATCCCGTATACTGGGACAGTTCCTTATCTTCCTGTACACCTCTAAATGTAATGCTTAACTTGGTATTTTCGGTTAGTTTAAATACCCTTTTAGTATCTAAGAATACCTGTTTTAGGAGCAGCGTAGTAGGAGCGCAATATACGATGATTTCCTTCCTGCTTCTTGAGTTGGCTGCAATATAGTCAATAGCCCATTTAGTCTTTCCTACTCCAGGTGGTACTGATATGTAGTCCAATACCTTTTTGGTTTCTGGTTCCTTATCTAAAACCAAGTAATTTCGGTTACCAGGAAGGGTAGAACAACCGTACTTAAATAACTTACTACCGTCAGAAGTTACTAGCTTGGTTTTTCTCTTAACATAAGAAACGGAATGAGGGGAATATACTGACTTGGGTATAGAAACAGTGTAATTAGGGAGATAAACAGGCTTCATAGAAGTGCCCTCCTATATGCGTTTTCTATAGATACTTTACAGAAAAATTAGCTTGTAAAAATGCTATTTATAGCAAAATTTACTAGTGGAAAACAGGTGAAAAACAGCGAATTTTGATGCCTCAAAAACAAGCGGTTTTTTGGAGAAATCGGCTGTAGAGCACCATTGTCCAAATTCATATAGAACTATATATTATATATATATAAGAGATAGAGTTATATGAAAATCTTCTGTGAGTGGAGCCCGGAGGGCGGAGCGAGCAGGCTGAGCCGTAGGCGAAGCACATAAGAATCCGACTGCGGGTGATAAAGTGAGGAAAGCCAACCCTTCCTAAATCGTCTGCTCGCTTCGCTCTCAGACGGCCACTCGCTGCGCTCGCTGGACTAACGTCACAGAAAACGAAAACCGCTGATTAGTGGCCAACACCTTTTTCTTAGCCACCTTAACTTAGTCTTTAGGCACCTAAACAGAAACTTAGTAAACCGCGATTTTGTGCTACGCACTATTCCGCACCTTACGCTAACTTACCAAATTCCTATCCTTAATTACATACCTAAATAGTATACTAGGCGCGACGCGCACCTATACAATTAGGTACCCTAAAGTTAACTACCGTAAAGTTAACCAAAAACATGTTTTAGGCTAACTTCGTTCACAGAAAAAGTACCTAAAAACGAATGCTGCATAATTTGGACTGATCTTACTAATTTTATATCAGAGAACGCGAAGTTAGCTTCGTACTCTCAAAATCCATCTACCAAAGTTGGAGTTTATTATGACAAAGAAAGCCCATCTAGTTAAGGCGAGTGTTCTTAACGGACACAGCGCCGAATCTAGCGGTGCTCTACTCTTTGTATATGCCAGCCCAACACCGTCGGTTGATAAGAGCGCGGAACTCTCTGCTTATAAGTGCGGCAAATGTAATACTGAATTTGCAGCCCTGGCAAAGACGGAACCGTTCTGCATTACCTGCGGTGATGAGGACGTGTATGAAGATAACGAGCAGGTCCTTGACGTTGAAGAGTACGAAGATCCTGATGAGGAATTAGCAAGTATTCCTTGTTCGGATTGCCATACCAAAAACATCGTTAAGCTGACCACTGCTAGCGTGCTTGGTGCGCAGGTACATTGCGTAACTTGCGGTTCTGCTATTAACTTCCAAGCCCCTGTAGTCGCCGAAGCTGAAGGCGATAGCGGAATGGACGAAGAAACGAATGATGCTCTACATGATTCGTTTGAAGACACGCTGGAAGAAGATGACCTGACTGGCTCCGAAGAAATTGAAGGCGCTGACGAACTGGAAGAAGCCAACGGTGACGAAGGCTCCGAAAGTGAATCTGATGATGCTGGTGAACCGGAAGGTTCTGAAAGCAACGAAGCTGAAGGTGAGGAAGAAGGCGAAGAGGAAGATGGGTTGGAAGAAACCGACTATGAAGAGGAAACTCTTGCTAAGTTGGTGGGCAACGGTACTCTGACTCTGGACCGCGTTGGTGACGTTTTGGTGGCTAGCGTTAATAACCTGCCAGTAGCTACTCTGGCGCGTGACGATGCTGCTGAATACGCTAACGTTTTCCATGGTGCTGAATTTGCTACCGCAATTCGCCACACCGTTAAGCAAGTAGGCGTAGAAAAAGGTTTGTCGCAATATGGTTTCGCGTTTGCCTCCGTCAAAGTTCCTGTGAAGGATATTGTGACTAAGCGCGTTACTGCTAAAGTGCAGGCCGAAATCGCTACGCTTAATTCTCGCGCTGAAACCTTAGCTGCCGATCTTGAACAGGCTTTTGGTATTGCTCTTGCTGCTCTTAACAAGAACTTCTTTAAGGGTGAAACCAATCCTCTCAAGACCGCTTTCGTCGATATGCTTACCACTGCTAACGTCCGTAACCCTGCACGTCAGGTGGACAACGTGTTCAAGGCTCATGGTGACGCCATGAACCGAGCAGCGTTTGAGCTAGCGAAGAAACTCCTCGGTAAATCTGTGGCACACCGTAATGAAATTGCAGCCTCTGTGCTGGATGCTAATTACCAAGTGATTGCTTCGGATGAGAATGAGGAGGAAGAAGAGGTGGATGATACTTCTTTGGAACAACGTTTGGAAGGCGCAGGCCTGAGAAGCGTTGGTAAGAAGAAGGAACATGCGGGCACCGTTACCCAAAAACCTGCTGCTGTGCTTGAAGTGAGTTCGGTCCTGGATCGCGCTCGTAAGCTAGGCGGCGGTCGAATCTTCCATAAGTAATCAGGAGAATCAAAAATGCTTGACTTCACTCGTACCCGAGTTGTTGAATCTAATGTGTTCAAGGTGCAGGATGGTTATACCATTACTGCTGAAGGCATGCCTCTGGTGGCTGACTATACCGGTGGTGTGTTTGGTGTGCGCGAAGGCACTGGTGGTGCAACCGAGAAGTTCCTCGGTGTTAGCATCTCCCAGCAGATGACCCTGCTGTCGATTCCGCGCATTCAGACTGTTGCCGTTCCTACTGGCACTACTCCGATCGTCATTACGCTGGATCGTGAACCGCTGGCCGGTTCGCTGTTCATTTATGACGAAACGGCTGCTGTCGTGGTGGCTGCTGGTTCTTCGGCTAACGCCAATGAATACAGCATCACTGACAAGGCAGTTTCGCTGAATACGGCTCAGGGTGGTCACACTCTGCGTGTCCAGTATCGCTTTGCCCCGACCACTATCGAAGCACGTACCATCCAGGGCGATATTCCTCCTGGCGGCGCTGCTGACCTGACTCTGGGCACCATGGGTACTATCGTTAAGGGCGTTGTTGCTACGACCATGTTCGACACTTCTGTGAACTGGAACGTTGCTGCTCCTGTGCTGACGATTGGCTCCAACGGCCTGTTCACTCTGGGTGGTAGCACGCCTGTTCCGGGTGCTGTGATCCTGAATGTGCCGGCTTCTGGTTCCGTGTCTGATCTGAGCGCTGTGCTCGTTGTTGAGCTTTCGTAATACCTAACCAATCAGGAGACAAATCATGATTAAAACCCCTGGTCTGAACTTCCGTACCCCGGTAGTTGCTACTGACCTTCGCTATGGCCGTGAGACCCGCCTGATCGGTGCCGGTGGCGAAGTTAACGCTAGTGACAAGATGGACTTGGCTCGCCAGATTGCCAAGCTGATGGAAATGGCTTCTGCTCAGGAAGTTGTGACGGAAGATGAATACACCCGTCGCGCTGAAGTTGCCAAGACCCACACCGACATGATCCTGGCTGCTTTCCAGAGCCCGGAAGCCCACAAGGAAGTTGGTGCTGCTATTGCTGACGACCTGTATGTGTCGGCTAACCGTGAAGGCTTCATGCGTCGTATGCTGGGCCGTCTGGACCTGTCGCAGGGTAACATTCCTCGCGTCAAGATGCGTATGAAGAACACCGTGGCTACCGCTGCTGGTGGTCCCGTGCAGGTTCGTTCGCAGATCGCCCGCGACAACACCTACTACCCGCCGGAGTTTTACATTCAGTCGCGTATCTTCGTTGAAGAGCGCGAAATCCAGCAGTCCATCTCTGATGTTCTGCAGGAAAAGTTTGTTGAAGCTCAGGAAGGTATCATGGTGGTGGAAGACCGTACCTGGTACGCAATGGCTACTGCAACTGTTGGTATCGACAACGAATTTACCACTATCGTTGGCACGATGAACCCGACCGCTCTTGGTGCACTGAAGACCAAGGTGACTCAGTGGAACATTCCTGCTGACAAGTGGCTGATCGCTACTGACATTTGGACCGACATTGTTGGTGACACCCAGTTCGCTGGTATCATCGACCCTGTGTCCAAGCATGAGTTGCTGCTGACTGGCCAGCTGGGCACCATCCTCGGCATGACCGTTCTGACTGACGCTTTCCGTCATCCGCAGCACAAGGTGTTGAACCGTGGTGAAATGTTCATCGTTGGTGATGAAATCAACCACGGCATCTACACTGACCGCGGCGGTGTGACCTCTGTTCCGACGGACGTGTCGCATGAAATGGTTCCGGGTCGTGGCTGGGCACTGGCTGAACTTATGTCCATGGTTATCGCTAACTCTCGCTCGGTTGCTAAGGCACGCCGCGTGTAATTGGATAGGGGGGGTAGAAATACCCCCTCTTTCTCTTAAAAGGAGGATAACCATCATGGCAAAAGTTCGTCTCACTGCTTTAGACTACATTATTGTTGCTAGCCATTACGTCGCTACGGGCAAGAGAAAGGAAGCCCTAAAGATGCTTGAGCAGGCTGCTGCCGAGGAAGACTTTGAAGACACCTTGACCACCCTTGATTCTGCTAATGAGGAAGGTTTTGATGACGGAGAAGACGACCTAAGCGATGACGATTTGGATTTGGATACTGATGCCGAAGAAGAATTGTCTGTGGCCGTTGCTAACCTGCAGCGGGCACGTCGCCGTCGTCCTGCACTTGCTGCTGATGCAGACGAAGTTTCCGATTCTGACTCGGACGCTGATGAAGGCGATTACGAAGAAGAAGCTGAAGATGAGGAAGAAGCTGACGATGTTGAGGAAGTTTCGACCTTACGCAGTGGCCGTCGTGCACGCAATCTGAAATCGCTTGCTCGTTTAAGCCGGTAATACCAAAAAGGGCGCTCTTTGCGCCCTTTTTCTTTTTCTGGTTCAGACTAATTTCATTATACAGAATGAAGTAAAAGAGGTAGCTATGGATATTGGTTCCATTGAAACATTGGGAGTCTTCCATGGCTTCCCTGCCTTATTTTCTAAAAGATTTTCACCTATACTAAGAGGAAGAAGAAGTGAAACTCCTTTAGCCTTGAACGTTCTGTGGATTTCTTCTAATGATATTTGGGCTAACATAACTGAAATTCAAAAACAAACAAATAACCAAGATTATTCTTTCCCATATTGCTTTCTGAAGCTAATGGCTATAAAAGCCATTGATGCTTCCGACAACCTAAACTTCCTAGCTAGAAACTTGTACAGAATGGGAATACCCGGTAAGGTAGATGCTACCAACTCTTCCTATATTATGCACAAGTTTATAACAGCCGATTTCGAGGTAGAAGTTACCTTCGTTACTGATGATTACGACGAAGTAAAAAAATTCATCAATAAATGGAACTTCGTCTCAGTCGAAAAAAGGTTGAACACCAACTGGGTTTATGACGGTATAAGCCTATCAGTCAGAGTTGAACTAGACGGAAACATTTCGATTCCCGAAAAAGATAACTCAGTTGACGCCATTAACTACTATGAAGTTAAGGCCAACTTAGTGATTCGTGGTTTTATGTCAGAAAGCGATCCTGATTTTGAACCCGAAAGGATATCCGTAATAAAGCAATTAAATATAAGGTATTCTTTGTATGACCCTGCCTTTGAAACCCTGGCTGACCAAGTAGACAGCATCCAAGCAGGCCTTACTGAACCGGAATACGTAACCATTCCAGGAACCAATAGGATAGAAGAAATAGTAGTCTTAATTGACGACGAAGGTAATGCAACCCTACAGGAAAACATACCATGAGCGCTAACAGTCTTGTTTTTGATTTAAAACTATTTTCCGCCGACGTTAAGCTTCGCAAGAATCTACTTAGTGCAAGGACTGCCGTTACTAGGGATCCTGCTCACTTGAAAGAGGACGGCCTCTCCTTAGCACCCGGAGAACTAACTTCTTTGCCAACAGTAGACAATACAAACGCCCTTTGTTTGTATTCTACTGTACCTGTTAAGGTAACTACGCGAGTAGACAACAACATTTCTAATACTATATTTGAAAACCAAACGTTACTGGTTATCACCTCTAACGTATCTAGCATTGTTATTGAAAATACTAGCCTACAAAAGGCAACAATTTTTGTTGCTCGCTTAGCCTTGTATAACCCATCTACTCCTATTCAGCCTATTGTACGCCAGCTTATTACTTTCTCTGCCCTATCTAGGATTACGGCACTGCCGCAGGCAATTACTAACATTGGAAACGTTACCGTGGAAGACGTTACCTTGTTTGTGTTTACTAACGACCAAGTTACTGCTCCTGCTGTGGGCGGCGCTGCTTCAAACAAGTTTAGAATCTGTAATTCTGACGGGACGCCTAATGTTAATGGTGCTTACATTATGATTCTCGACGACCTAATCACTCAACAAAACTTCTCTGGAACTTTGCAGTTCTGGATTGAAGAAACCGCATAAAGAGGTGTAACATGCCAGAAGCAATCACTTATTACGTAAGCCATGCTGGAAACTTTGCCGAGTTCGGAGAGTCTATTACTCTCGCAGGTGAAGGCACCCTTTCCCCTTCTCTTACTATTACTAAAGGCGATGCCCCCCGCGCTTTGACCTATCTTAGCAAAGCCGTTTGGCAAGCTTACCGCGCAGGCGCTATCTCCATCACTCCGAACCCAGATAACATCGGGTTTGACGGCGACATTAGCAGCCCTCTACACGGTAACCGCGCGTCTAGCGATGTTATTACTTCCGATTACACTGTCACTAAAGATGACTGCGGTAAGGTGAAAGAGTTAAGCCAAGATTACATCTCGATAACGCTGCCTAACGCTGTAGACTTTATTTCAGGCGCTAATGGCAAATTCTATGTAACTTTCCTAGCCAGAAACGACAGTTGCGTTTTCTATCCAGGCGATGGTGCCATTATTGAAAACACTAACACCGCGATTGTGAAAAACAGTGCAGTAACTGCTTTCCTTCACGTTAAAGGCGACGGTGACATGACTGAGGCTGTTTGGGGTATCTACGGCGGTTTGATTGAAGCGATGACCTAAAACTTAGTTTTGCAATAGGCAAGAGGCTAACTGCTGGAGCCTATTGCCTCTTTACTTAAAGGCTCCTTATAAAGTAGGCGCAGTCTTAATACCTGTAGGTAGGAGATCGCTATGGCAGAGTATAATTTAGATCAGCTATACGAAGCAGTACAACAATTCAAAACTTATGTTCAACAGAATTTTCCTTACAAACAAACAATTTTTGAAGGGGTGATAGATCCTTCAGTCGAAGGCTTTAACGCCAATCCTGCCTCGTTGTTTTTTCAAAAAGATTTATCTGGAAACCTAATAAACATTTGGATAAAAACAACTTATACGTTAACAGACTGGGAACTTTTATTTCCAATATCCCCAGGTTTATACCACGAACACGTACAAAGTACACCTGAGGCTACTTGGTTAGTTAATCACAATTTTGGAAAATTTCCTGTGGTATCTGTTTTAACTCCTGGTGGTTTAGAAGTAGATGCTGAAGTGGCAAATTTATCTAGCAATACCGCTGAGATTAGATTTGCTTCCCCCCAAAATGGCAGAGCAATTTTTAAATAATGAGGTTTGAACCATGTCCAAATTAGTAAAGACCGATTTAGATTTTGAAAACGTAGCCAGGATTAAAAATCTACCTAATGCAGTAGACGCTCAAGATCCTGTCACTAAAGCCCAACTTGACTCTGCGGTTGAAGGGACTGCGTGGAAAGACTCAGCTAGGGTTGCTACTACAGGAAATATAAACGTTTCGGCACCGAGCGCTACAGTAGACGGCGTTACAATGGCAATGAGTGACCGCGTTTTGGTAATGGGTCAAACTACATTATCCGAGAATGGCATTTATATATGGAACGGTGCTGCTGTTCCTATGACTAGAGCCTTAGACGCATCAACGTTTGCCGAACTAGAGCAAGCCATTCTTACAGTAGAAGAAGGTACGAGCGCCTCTACTACATGGAGACAGACCCAGGTAAATGGTACTATTGGAGTATCTGACGTTTTATGGACTGCCTTCGGTGCCGCCACTCCATTAGCTACAGACTCCGTCTCTGGTACCATTAAGAAAGCAACCCAGATTCAGGTGGATACCGGTATCCTTAATGACACCGCTATTACACCAGAGACACTAGCAGGTTGGTCTGGGCGATTGAAGCGCTACTCGTCTACGTTTGGGGATGGGGTTGCAAACCAGTATACCCTAACTCATAATTTAAATACTCAGGATATTTCCGTAACTGTCCGGCAAACAGGCGGTGCGCTAGCAGAAGTTATCTGTGAATGGGAAGCAACCTCATTAAACTCTATAACTCTGAAGTTTGCTGCGTCTGTACCCCTTAATAGCCTGAGAGCAACCATCCTGGGGTGACGACATGGTTATGAAAACCTTGAGCTACGTCCAGCCTACTGTAATAACCGCAATAGATGGGGATACCTCGCCGAATCCGGGAGAAGTTGGAGTAACCTGTTATTCTACCGCAGGGTACTTAGTATTTTGGGATTCTACAAAATGGGTTAAGCTTAGTACTTCTACAGTATCCTCTAATAAAGAGACAGCCGTAGTTACACTACAGGACGAACCTCAAAGCGTGGTTGTGCCTGCTACCTGGGCTACAGCTTTGACTGATTTTTCCTTCAGCTTCGTTAATCCTGATCCTTACCCTGATGAGTTGTTATTGGCTAACCCTGTGGCTATTGTAGAATCAATTGATCCTGGCGTCAGTGTAATTGTTCGCGTTATGAATAACGACGGCATCACTGGCGATGTAAACATGATTGTGTATGAGAGGTAACTAAAATGACAGGCGGCGTAAGGATTCTAGACTCTTCCGGTAATTCTGTAGGTACTACAGGTGACAACCTTAAAGTTACACTTCCCTCTATACAGCAAGCAGGCTTTACTGGTCTTGCTGGCATGAATGACCCAGCGGGTAACGTTCGCATACCTATTGCGGGTTCAAGCCAAGGCTTACTTGGCATGGCTGAAGTCAACGTAGACTTTGAGGAAGCTTTTGTCGGTAACTCTATTTCCCTTACTAAGTGGAAATATCTAGCAACTACCATGACGATAGGCTTCAACAATAACCTAGTAATTATGAATGCTGGTAACTCTGTTGCGTCGGGCACCAACGCAACTATTCAGTCTTACAAGGTGTTAGAGTTCGTTCGTGGAGCAGATCGTGTAATTGCTTGGCGCGCTAGAATTACCGCAGTTGTTACAGGTGTTGTTGTTGAAATCGGGGCTTTGGTTAATACAACAGGCACAGCAGCTCCTACAGGAGGCGCCTTCTTTAGACTTAATGCTGCTGGTGAACTGCGAGGCGTGGTAGTTACCGTAGCAGGTAGTGAAATCGAAACCGCACCTATAGATATACCGTCTGTATTCGCCTTGCACGATTGGATGATCGTAGTAACCACTACAGGCGTTTATTTCCAAATTGATAACGTAGTTGTAGGCAGTATTGCGGCTGATAGTTTATCCCCTGCTCCTGTAGTAGCTGAGTGGGCCTTTGCCGCAGTGCGCCTATATAACAATACCGCAGTCTCTCAGGCGGTTCAAGTGCAGGTTGCTAGATGTGTTACCGCGTATTTCGGCGGCTCTTATCAGCATCGTGGTGAGTTCCTAGCAGCTTTGGCAGGCGATGTGGGATCTCAGGCGATCCCTGGTGTAGCAGGTAGCTATTTAGCTAACTGGGCGAATAGTGCTGTACCTGCTCCTATTTCCCTATCTAACACAGGTACTGGGTACACAAATCTAGGAGGTCAGTTTATTTTTTCCGCTGTAGCCGCAGCGGAAACAGACTATAATGCTTTTACCTTTCAAGTACCTGCAGGTTCAGTTACATCTAAACCTTCAACCTTATTAATCCACGGTATCACTATTGATACTTTCGTGGTAGGGGCTGCTGTAGGAACAACCACCATTTTTCAATGGGGTATAGGTTATGGAGGTACTCAAGTTTCTCTCGCTGCTGCTGACGGTAATACAGCTAAAGCAGTTAGACGTGTACCTGTAGGAATTCAGTCGCTTGCTGCTGGGGCGGCAATCGGCGCAATGGCTGTCCCTATCAGTAGAACATTCACGCAGCCTCTGCCAGTGAACCCTGGTGAATACTTCAATCTAATTCTCAAGATGCCTACAGGTGCAGCTACAGCTTCCTTATCCTTCCGCGGCTTAGTCGGCATTGACGCTACTTGGGTGTAACCGATGTATCTCTTTCTGAGTGATAGCGGTCATGTATTGGCCGCTTCAGAAACCCAAAAATTTGGCTACGTTTATGTTGACTCTACGTTAGTAAGCGCGTTGCCCAATCCAGTTACCCAATACCGTTATACAGAAGAATCTTTTATACACTCGCCTAGACCTTCATTCACTCATGTCTGGATAAATGGTGAATGGACCTATTCCGATAATCCTGTTTATCTTAATATTACTAGAGGCGTTCTTTCCACAGCTATAAAAGAGAAACGAGACGCTAGAAAGCTAGGAGGAGTAAAGGTTGGATCCAATTGGTTCCACTCGGACGACCCTTCTAGAGTACAGCATCTTGGTCTACTTCGTTTAGGAGAAGCCATTCCATCTGATCTTATGTGGAAGACGATGCAAGGTACCTTTGTTGTAATGACCAAGACTTTATCGGAAAGCATTTTTAATGCAATGCTTTTTCACGACATGAATACCTTTGCTATAGCAGAGTTGCATATAGCTTGCATGACAGAGTACGCTAATCCTTACGAATATGATTACTCAGGTAAATGGCCTGTCATATATGGAGAATAAGATGGAACAGGTAGTAGTAGCTTTCTCAAGGTCTAAGAAGATTTTCAGCAAGTTAGTCTGCCTAGTTACCTGGTCTAAGTGGTCTCATGTTGCGCTGGTCCATAACAATTCCGTTATAGAGGCAGTTGGTGACGGTGTAAGGCAGGTCTCTTTTCGTAAGTTTGAGCAAGACAAGAAAGAGGTTGTTTTAGTTATTTTTTACGTTAAGAGTAAAGAAGACACGTTGAATTTTGCCCTTTCCCAACTAGGAAAAAGTTATGATTTCTCCGCGCTCGCCGGTATCTTTTTTAAGCGGAGATGGGAAGAACCTACTAAATGGTTTTGTAGCGAACTAGTAGCAGCTTCTCTTATGAAAGGAGGGTCGTCACCCTTCAGAGAAGGATTTACCGGAAGGATAACTCCAAATGATTTGTGGATGGTTAACCCTAATAGAATTAGCTTATAGGAGATAATTGTGGCTACTACTGACGAACTATATAACGCAATACAGCAGTTCAAACTCTATATTCAGCAGAATTTTCCTTTTAAGCATACCGTTTTTGAAGGTACTGCTGACCCTACTGTAGGGGCAGGCATAATTGCTCCTATCGGCGCATTTTACGCACAGAAAGACGGAAGCGGTAACGTATTGAAATTGTGGCTTAAAAAGACTGCTGTAGCCACTAGTTGGGAAGACGTAAGTGCAGGCGGAGCAGGCAGCGGCGTACTGCTTTGGCAGCCTAATACTGCTTATACTACCTTTGCTGACTCAGGCGTGCCCGCACTTATTTGGGAGACAGATTCCGCTAAATTCTACTATAACACGGCAGATTTTACGTCTGAGGCTACATTTGCAGCAGATCAACTTCTAGGACGTTGGACGGAGCTTTCCGCAGGCGGCGCTAACCCAATGTTACCTATCAACACTTGGGACATGACCGGGGCAATTACACCGGCCACTTTATCCGCAGCCGTATTCCCTCCAGAAATTCCTATACCTAATGACGTAGTTATAGTAGACTCCACTTTCTCTGTGTCTGCCTCAGAGCCTACGGTAAAATACGGCGTAGCAGACTTAGGAGAAATCCTACCTTCTACTGGTAAGTTCTACATATTTTGGTCTCCAGGTGAGATCGTAGGAGGCACTGTTACTACAGCGTTTAACCTGCTATTTATAGGAAACATATTTGAGACGCCTGATGCTATACTTGCACTATCTGAAGTATTTGGTTTAGGCATAGAAGTTCAAGGAGGTACTTACTACATTGATCCTGCGTTTGTGCCAGGAGATGTTGCTGCAATTGAGTTTGACTTAGACACAGGGACCGTAGGTATTGCTACATCTAACGTATACATTGCTGACATACTAACGCTCGATCCTTTAAACCCAAATTTAAGTTGCGCTGCCTGGGGAGGTAAACAAATATCAGGGGCCGTAGTAGTTCAGACCGACACAAGTGATCCTACCACGCTATCTTCTAGACTGTCTTCGTCAGATAATTTTGGACTAACTTATACTCCTCCTGTAGGTTATATCGGGTATGGTTCTGTTGGGGACGCGGTTCCTCCTGCCGGTGTTGAAGACGGTAACCGTTTCCGAGTTACTGCTCCAGGCACTTACGCAGGAAATGCAGCCCAGACAAACGACTTGGTAGAATTTCGTAACAGTACCGCAAACATTTTTGTCTACAAGCATTCTTCTAGTGTGGTTACCCCAGAAACTCTTGCCGCTGGCCTTATTGAAGTGGAATCTAAGATTGACTCTAAACTCTCGATTACTCGGGTGCAGAACATTTATAACTCGTCCGCTGACCAACCTGCCTGGACTGCTACAGACGTTGGTTTGTACTTCTTAGTAGGAACTATCCCGACTGGAGACTTTTCTACCGCTACTTTCGGCCAACTAGCTAAGGTTATATCTGTTACTTCAGGTACACCTACTTTTACGTTTATTTCTCCGTTAGAAAATGATAGAATTTTTTACGTTCCGTTTGGCGTTAGTTACGTGTATGACCCTAACGACGCCTATCTCCCCTCCGTTGCAGATTCTCTTACAGAACTAAAGTGGATACATGATTCTTCTCACCCTAAATATCAAGGGTTAGAACGCTGGAATGCCACGTCTCCTTATAGTGTACTGGTAGATGACGAAAATCCCAACAATCAAGTTTATTTAACTAATACAGCCCAGTATCATAGAGTAGACCTTGTAGCAAATAATACCTCTTTAAGTGCGAACGTTCAGCTTTATCTTAATACAACCTTCTTATTTATGACAGATAACGCTCCTACCACCGGAACAATAGAAATTGAAGTAAGCGGTGGAGGCAACCAGCCTTTAACGTTGACTGTACCCTCTTCCGGTGGAGGAACCATACCAACTAAAGGTTTCACTGTATATACCTTTGATCTAGACCCTCCTAATTTTAATTCCTATCAAGCTTTGCTGTTGGAATACAAGATTACTAATGGGACTCTTGCTCTTGAGCAAATATATCCTACTCCAGCTCCAAATATTCCGGTAGTTACCACCGATTACAATGGCCTAATGTCTGTGCAGGATAAAAGAAAACTTGATAACCTTGATGACTCCGTAGGCTTTGGATCTTATGTTACTACAAACTTGCCAAACTTACCTCTGATATGGTCTGACTCTTTCAGCACACCTTTTACTAAGTCTACCAACGACGAGATAATTTTTACCTACCAGAGTAACGGGTCTTCTTGGGCAACCTCCTATATAAATAGAAGCTCTCTTCTAGAATCCTCAAATCCAACATGGACTACCTATACTTTAGGGTCACAACTCGTTAAAAGTCTAGCCTATTCACCTTTACTGGACATGGCTATAGGTATAAGTATATTAGGAAACTCCTTAACAAAATTTAGCGGTTTTAATAATAACTATCTCAGTACTCCTAGTATTCCTTCTATACCTGGTATATCGCAGTTGAAAGGAATTATATGGTCAGACGTATTCAAAGCTTTTATAGCTTACTCAGACGCCAGCAATTTTGGGAATAAAGTTTTATACTCTACAGACGGCGATACTTGGCTATCTGCTACTGGTTTTACTTCTCATAGGTATCTTGGAATAGTACCTACTGAAGAAGGCGTTATCTGTTTGATGTATAACGGTTTTAACGTTAGTTTGTATAAAAACGCCGCAGTTAACTGGCAGTCTTCGTTCCCTGGCTCCTCTTTGGCTATCACTAACCTGTCAAGGGCAAATAGCGACCACTGCCTTGCCATTAATAAATATGGAACTGTGGTAGCTACCGATGGCTATTTCTTTTACGCAGGTGTTTCTGACCAATACACCTTCTATAAAGAAGTTTTCATCCCTGCAAACATTAATAACCTCGTTTACTCTAAGGATCTTAACTGTTTTATTGGGGTATCTACAGGTAGTTTTGATACGATGTTTATGTCCCCTGATGGATTAGACTGGACTTCCATTAGTGTGGGAGATGGAACTGCCACAAACGCAGGCTTTGCTGTTCACATTCAAGGCACGCCTTACGTAGCTAAATGGACAGCACCTGCTTTAACCCTTAATACCTTTAAGTATGGCCCAACGTTACTAACAAAGAAAGCAGACCTGCGAGCTAACCAAGCTATCTCTCCTGTATTGAAATTGCTGGATGCTCCTTTAGAGCAAGTTAACCTAATGACTTCTAAGGATGGGTGGCTAAATATGACCCTAGTAAATTCTTGGATAGGACCTATCGCAGCTACCAGAAAAAATGGGAACCGAGTGGACTTTGTTCTGGACATTAATTCAGGTACTACAGGGGGGATAGGTTCTGTACCAGTAAATTGCAGGCCTACCTATAGTATCCGACTGCCTGCTGTTGTAAGCAACTCAAATTCAGGGCTACTCTATCATGGACACATCTATATTGATGCAACTGATGGTGGTGTCCAATTAATAACTAACCCCGGCGACTTCATTCCTACTGATATTGCTGTTCAACTTAACGCCACTTACTTTATTCTTCCTACTGCTTAATCTTTGGCGAAACACCGCTAAACACCGCATTATTGTATTTTTCCTCTAGGCAACGTTTAAACTTGCCGAGCTTTAGGAACTCTTGGTGGAGTTAGCATTGTCTACTTTTTTAATTTTATCTTCTAATAGGAGTTAATATGGCTACACCTACACCAGAAGAAATCTACCTTGGAGTTCAGAGGCTAAAGCTATATTTCCAGCAAAACTTTCCGTATAAGCATACGTACTACGAAGGTAGTGTCGATCCTCTAACGTCTGGGTACGCTGCACCTGTAGGCGCGGTATACGCACAGAAAGACGGCTTAGGTGACGTTGTTAACCTTTGGCTAAAAACGTCTACTGGAAATAATAGTTGGAAACCTTTAGACGCAACCGAGGCACCTCCTGCCATTGCTGCGTGGTCCCCTAATACTGCATACTCTTCGTTTGCAGATACAAGCGCCCCAACAATTGTTTGGGAACCTATATCGTCTACTCTGTACTATAATACGCAGGACTTTACGTCCTCAGCAACGTTTGCAGAAGATCAATTATTAAACAGATGGTTAGAGGTAGCACCGGAGCCTGCACCTCCTACTCCTGTAGACACAACTATTCCATATTGGGACATGTCTTCCTTAGTAGGGGACGCTACACCGCCTGTTGATGCTACCGACGGTAAAATGTACAGGGCTAACCCAGGTGGAACTTTTGCGGGTAAAACAGTATTACCTAATTCTTTAGTCGTTTTTAAAAATGCTATCTCCCAGATTGATGTATACGTCGAACAGCAAGACTTACCTGCACCCTACACTGGACTAGATGTAGTTACTACCATAGCTAGTGCGTCCGGAATCCTTACTATAGATTTATCCTTAGGCAAGCTTTTCCAGACCACTCTTTATGAAGACGTTACTTCCGTTTTAGTTTTAAATCCACCACCAGCGGGTTTCGGCACTACATTTGTTCTTTGGATTACACAAGATGCCGTTACGCCCAAAACTTTTGCTATGCCAGCTTTCTTTACATGGGACAATGGGTTGGAAGAAGACATATCCACTGCGTTAGGCGCTACCGACATGATTGCAGCCACTACTCGTAACGGAACAACATTCGACGTTACTCTGAGTCGAGGTAGGGCATAATGTCTGCCCTGCTTGGTCACTACGGCTTGCTATTGCAGAAGAGAGCCATACCACCTCTGTACACTATGGCACCAATACTAGGAACTACCTATTACAAATTCTTTGAAAAAGCTGCTATAGCTAGAGGCCCATTGTCTTACGGTAGTACGCCTGAGGATTTCGACTACTGCTTATGGACAGCATATCAGAGCGGCACAGACGTAGTGGTAGAAAGGTTTGACGGGTCAGCTTGGGTAGACTTAACCGTTATCGCCTCAGGTATAGTAGGAACTATCCACCACATATCATTAACCTTCGATCAGCTAGGCAACCCTATATGTTCGTGGGAAATAGATGGAACCATATACCTACGTTGGTACGATCCTCTAATACCTGCCATGACTACTACTAATCTTGGAGCAGGCAAGTCTCCTTTTATTACAATGTCTTGCTTCAATTCTTTCTTAGGGAATCGACAAATCTATTTGGTTTATGTAAAGCCTAACATGGATCTTGTGTACAGGCTACAAGACGACAGGTATACAGTAGAATACCTAGTTCAATCTAGCGTAGATGACATTCTTGCTTTTGGTGTAACGCCTTACAACAACCTTAAAATTATTCTGACGTATAGAGTTGGAGGCACAACTCAGGTAATAGATAATAAGGCAACCGTTCGTAAAGGTTTATGGCAGGGAGATAGCACACCACAAACAGTAACGCCTGAGGTGCAGCGGCTAGAGATTGTTGACGTATCTAAAATTATTAGTGACGTTACAGACCCGGTGCTATCAGATAAGGCTACGGTAGACTCTTCGGGAACCGTAGTTAGTATAGGTTTAGCACTAGCTGTCATAACTATAGACAGTACCTCACAGCCTAATCTTACAGACCTAGCGACCGTAGACTCCTCAGGCACCGTGACTTTTATTGAACTGAAGAATGTAACAATACATAACTCACAGGAAGAGCCTATACCAGCAGCACTATCAAGTACAATGTCAGACTTTATTGTAGGAATTGAGGAGGCTTTGATACAAACTTCACAGGAAGAGCCTATACCTGCTGCGCTTAGTAGCTCCATTTCTAATTTCAGCCTTACTGTAGTCTAAGGTATTTCAAAGGAGTTTTATATGATAGACATTACAACCAGACTTAGCCCAGCGAAAGGCGTAATAGGTTTGCAGGTACTCAAAGCTGATGGGACAGAAGTCCCTGAGAAAAGTAGGGAGTTTGAGCAAGTTTTTACTGATTATGGTTTTAAGACTTTGTATAGTGGCGCCAGCTTTGTAACCACTGGAGGTGGTGGCAGCTACTATGGTCTTTTTCGTATCTGCCGAGTAGGAACAGGCACAGTAGAAAGAACTTTCACCGATGTTGGTTTAGGTTCTATACTACCAGCGAATGCGTTTGCCGAAACCATACCTGACGCTATCTGTTCTTTAGAAGTGCATGGTGGAAAAAATTACATAAAAACTGTAAGAAAGTACGCATTTGATTTAGGTTCGATTGTAGCAACAATATCAGAAGTTGGAATTTTTAATGGTATCAGCAATAATACCGTAATGATGGCAGGTCAGCTTATTAAGGATATAGGAGGGACTCCAACTACACTAACTCTGCTAGCAGATGAGCAGCTAATTGTAACCTACACTTTTTATGTAGAAACTTTAGTTGTAGGAACTGGGACACTCAATAGAGCGGCCCTGACGCAAATATCATCGGGGAGCGTTAATGTGAATGGCGTACCCTATGACTACACCATAAACTTTGGTAATGCCATTTATCAGGGAGGCACCTCAGGTACAACTGGATACCATCACATCGCTGGGTTCGGACCTACCGCAATGCAAGACCCTTATAGATCCGCTGGAACCGTTTCAGTAACGGCATCTACTAAAACTTTTACTACGGTGTACTTCTCTAATAAGGTAGAAATTTCTGCGAACATAGTTATTCCTCCTAGCTCTGGAACTTTTTCCACACCAGATATAGATGTACGCGATTCGTCAGGTAGAACAGCATACGTCATTACGTTCTCGCCGAATCTGCCTAAAACTAATACACAAACACTGAATCTTTCTTTCAAACACACTATTCAGTGGAGAGCCTAAAATGAAGTTAAAAGCTAAGACCCATATTGGATGTTTAGGTGAAGTAACTTGCGTTGTTCGCCATAAAGATGGCACGGAGACTGTTTATCCAACAGAGCAGAACACGCACACTTACACATGGTTTAACTGGGCCACAAGTAATAACACATTGAGTCAGTTCTCAAACCCATTCGCTCCCACAGCAATTGATTACTGCTATGTTGGAACTGGAAATACTCCGATAACTAAAACTAGCACGCGCCTGCAAACACCTTTATCAGCGGTTGCTTCAGGTACAATTGGAACTTTTATAAACGACCAGGATATAGGGGGTATACTGTACTCAGGAGTTGAGAATCAATACATTTTTACTTTTGGTGTGATAAACGCAACTATTACAGAAATTGGCCTTCATAAAACTCCGGGAAATACAAGCGGATTACATTGCGGCTTAGTCTTGAATACTCCGGTGATTGTAACATCAGAAGATCAATTGATAGTTAGATACAAAAGGCTGTATTCTGGTAATTGTATAGGATGGCTCGCATCAGATCTGGCTGGGTGGAACGCTATGCCAAATTCAGATTCTGGCTCTTTTGTTTACGCAGGGAATACTTATAATTATACGCTAAAGGTAGCACATCTAATTAAAGGTGGATCAATTGCAGCCCCTACTTCCATACAGACCATGGGAGGAGGAGCCTCTACAGTATTTATATGGGATGGAACGGCGTCTACTACAGGAGGCACTACAGTTACCTCGCCAACTATTACTCATACTTTACTTACTCCAAATACAACACAAAGAGATTTTGTTTCTTACAGTACATCTCTCCTGATACCTCCTACGTCTGGAACTTACCCTATAGGTAGACTCGGCTTTGGTGGGCCAACAGGAAGTGTGTATTGGGCTATTACTATGCTGCTATCATTCGATCCTCCTCTACCCAAAACAAATCAGTTAAAATTTCAAGTAACTATCGAACACACAATATCGTGGAGCTAATCCGATGACCACGAAAGTAATTGAGGCCAGTATTAAGCTACCAAAGCCTAAAGGGACTATAAGCATACAGGTAGGTAATAAGAGCTATCAAGAAGAAAACTTGTTCACTGTATATGGTATGGGTCGTCTTACTACATCCAACGCCATCGTAATGAATACCACAGGGGGCATCTTCATAAATTGCAAGGTAGGCTCAGGCACAACACCTATAACCATTAATTCTACCGCGCTGAGTGCAGCCTATGCTGCAAACTCTACTAGGTCTAACACTGTACTTAACTACGTTACTTCTGCCGGTCAACGCTACGCCCAGTTGACCTCAACTTTTAGTTTCCCAACAGGCTCCATTGTCGGGAACATTACAGAAATTATGCTTTGCCCGGCAGCATCCAACGCTAATATGTTGTGTGGTAAGTTATTGGACGTTGCTGTTCCTGTTATCGCATCAGAACAAGTAGTCATTGTCTATACGGTGCGCGTCCCAATCGTTTCAACATTCACACAGATAGCGTCTGGCAATGTAACACTAAATGGAACTAATACAAACTACGTCCTAGAGGCGCAACTCCACTCTGAGTCAGCCACTTCGCTAATTTCTCAATTTCCATTTCCTACTGCACGTACTTCCGCAAATTACTCAGACTTCTATGTCAATTCAGCTTCGCTAGGGGCTAGCAACGGCTCGTATGAGTGTGTGAAAACGGTAAATGGTCTGCAAATAGAATACTTATTAAAATGTGACATTTTAGGTTTTGTGCCATCTACGCCTATAACTGTATTTGGATTTGGCTCGTATTACCAAGGAGCAACTTATAGCTTGCGCTTTGTATTTGACATACCTTTTACCAAGCCCCTAAACTTAAACTTCAGAACCTATGTCAAACTAACTATTTTATGGGAGGCATAATATGTCATTTACAACAACAGAACCTGCAGGCATTATTGGATACCCACTGAAGCAAACACAAACAGAATTTATAAGTTCCGCAGGTACACCAGGAACTCCAGAAACACCTATTACAGGGGATAGAATTTTACCAGGAACTACGGCCGAAACCTCGCAATTTACTGCTCCTAATTCAATAAGGCCTATAATTACCTCTACAGCCGTGCGGGCCTCTAGGACTACAACGGATAAAATTGCGGTAGTTACTATCGCACAAGACCTTTAAAGGAGAACAAAAATGTTTAAGATAACCAAAGAACTATTTAAGGTTGCTGCACCTACATGTAAAACGCCTGACGTTTTTGTTGACTTGTTGAACGAACACTTACCTAAGTTCGGTATAGATACAAGATTAGAGGTAGTACACTTTTTGGCCCAGTACTCGCATGAGACTTCGGACTTTAACAAATTTATTGAGAATACAAACTACACATCTCCTGAAAGGCTAGTGGCCATCTTTGGTAAGTACTTCTACTTAAATACCAAAACTCCTCGTAAGTATGATGCTAGGCAGTATGCAGGGAAGCCCGAAGCTATTGCTAACATTGTTTACGCTAACCGAAACGGTAATGGAGGGCCTGAAACAGGCCATGGGTTTAAGTACAGAGGAAGAGGCGCTTGTCATTTAACCTTTCTAGATAACTATAAGGCATTTCAAAAAGACATGGGCAAACTCTTCCCAAAGTCAGTAGTTGAGGCTCCTGAACAAATAGAGCAACCTTTTGGTAGCGTGATGGCAGGAATTTGGTACTGGAACTATAGGAAAATTAACATTGCAGCTACAAAGAACTCTGTCGAAGCGGTATCTCGTTTAGTAAATGGAGGTACTAACGGACTATCTGATAGAATAGCTAGAACAAACAAGCTATTATCCTACACGAAAACCTGAGGCTATTTATGGAAATAATTTATGAGACTAAGACTGTTTTTCTTCTAGGTATAGTGTTTATAATAGGCCTAGTCACTGGTATGACATTGGCTACCCGTAAGCAAATAAACTTATTAGATTTGGTAGTTGGAAAAGATGGTAAATTATCTGCGGCAAGGCTTTGGGAGAACATTGCTCTAGCAGTAGGTGTCTGGGCTTTTGTATATAGCGTGTACACCAGAATAATAACAGAGGCCATATGGTTAATCTTCCTAGCGTCTTATACAGGTAATAAACTTTTAGGTAATCTTATACATGCCAAATATACAGGCAACAGCGAATCCAACAAAAACGATTCTAGCTCTGCCTGACTAATTTAATACTGACAATATGAGGGATTCCTCCATGTACCAAATGATTGCAAATACGCACGATTTTCAGATTAACCTTTTGGTAAATACCGCAAACGGAGAGACTAGGAGTGTCGCTCTCCCTCCTAAGCAGCGTGGCCGTCTTAATGAAGGCGAAACTGTTTCTGAGCAATCTTTGAGGGATTACCCTAAGTTAAAAGTAGCAGAAATTCCTGACACACCACCTGTTCAAGGTAATCCGGCTAACAACGACAATGAGGTGCCTGAATAATGGCAAACTATGGAGCCGCTGACGTATACGTTGTAGAACGTGACCTCAGCCAAGAGATCGAAGCAACCGCTACTAGCGTAGGCGCTAGCTTAGTTTACGCCGACAAAGGTGAAATAGGTAAGCCTATCCTTGTCACTTCTCCTCAAGATTATATTGATCGCTTCGGTACGCCTAAGCCTTCTAATGGTTATGGTGGTTACGCTGCCTTAGCGTTCCTTAATGTTAGCAACCAGCTTTACGTTTCGCGTGTTGTTGCAGGCAGCTACGCACATGCAGGTGTAAAAATTGGTGTTGCTGCAGGCGTGCCTACGGGAACAGGCCAAGGCGAAAAAGACCCCGAAGGTATTACCATGGCAGTTAGTGATGCTTTCTATATCTACCGTAGTGGCCCTGGCGAAGAAGGCGATAACTTCTCCGTTAGCATTGACTCCCAGAACATGAGCGTGCCTACTGGTGTAACTGCGACCGCTTCTACTTCAGGCGGTACGCTAGCTGCAGGTGCTAAGAATTACCGTGTAGTTGCTTTTAACTCTTTAGGAACTACCGCACTCAGCACCGCAGCGGCTGCTACTACTACTGGTTCTACGTCGTCTGTAACTATAAAATTTGGACGTGTTCCAGGTGCTGCAGGGTATAAGCTTTATGGTAGAGCAGGTACTGGGACTGACCAGCTGCTGGCAGTTATTTCCCAAGCAGATACCTCCACTATTAGCTACGTGGACACCGGAGCAGCCGCATACGATTCTTTAAACACCGCAGCAGGCATTACTGCCTACACTGCAACTGAAGAATTTACTGTTAACATTTTTGATAACAGTCAGTCCTTGTCGCAGCCTGTAGAATCTTGGAACGTTACGCTGGAACAATCTGTGGACGGCTTTGGGCAGCAACAGAAAATCGACGAAAAGATTAACGTCTATTCCAGATACGTTAAAGTCTACGTGAACGAACTGTACACAGGATCGTTAAACCTTCAGCCCATGGATAAGACCGACTTCTCTGGCGGCGCTAACGGCGACGTTTACTCCGGAACAGGCGGGCCTTTGCTATCTGATTCTGCCTACATCAATACCTGGAATCAGTATCTCGATAAGGAAAGCGTCACTGTTCGATTGCTTATTGAAGGCGGGCGTGGTTCTGCCGCAGTTCAACTCAATATGGACAACGTGGCCAAGAAGCGCCAAGATTGCGTGGCAATTCTTGACGTGCCTTCTTCTGCACAGGAAGCCACTCGCGCCGTTGACTACAGAAATTTAACGCTCAACCTTAACTCTAACCGTTCTACGCTGTATACGCCTGACGTTCAGATTCAAGACCCCTACAACGACCTTGTGCTTTACATTCCACCGTCTGGTTACATTGCATCTGTTTATGCTTACACTGATGCGGTAACCAATGCCTGGTGGGCACCTGCAGGTCTTAACCGGGGTCTGCTGAATGTGTTAGGCTTACGCTACAAATACGATGCAGGCCAGCGCGACATTCTGTCCAACGCTCGCATTAACTATATCCGCAACTTCCCTGGATTAGGTATTGCAGTCTGGGAAAGCTGGACACTACAGAGCAAACTGTCTGCATTTAGCTTCGTGAACGTGCGCCGTTTGTTTGACCTTATTGGTGTTTCCGTTTCGCGTGCCCTGCTGTTCTCTGAGTTTGAGCCTAATGACGATTTTGTTAAGCGTCAGGTGGTGAACCTTATTGCACAGTTCCTAGATACTATCCAGAACGCCCGCGGTATTAACCAATACCAGGTTGTTTGCGATAGCAGCAATAACACTGGGATAGACGCTGCTAAGGGTCAGTTGAACATTGACGTATACATTCAGCCTACGCTTCCGGTCAGAGTGATTCAGCTTAAACTTATTGCTACCAAGCAAGGCGTTTCGGTCGCTGAATTTATCGGACAAGCCGCTTAATTAAGAGGAAAATAAATCATGGCAAAACCAGGTTTAGCGGATCTCCGGTCGCTTCCAGATCCCTTACAAACACAAAACTTTGCACTTTTCGTTAACGTACCTAGTCCTAATGGTAACGCTCGTCGCCTTACTTTGCAGTGCCAGAGCGTGCCTCTGTCTGGCATTAGCAACGACCAGCTAACTGTAGGCCTGCACGGCGTTGAAGCAATGTACCAAGGTCGTCCTATGTACGAAAAAACCTTGTCTACTAGCTTCGTTGAAACCCGTGACATGGTTATTCGTAATACCATACGTAACTGGATTGAGTATGCGCGTAACGCTAGAAACAATACCGGTGCTTACAAGGCAGAGTACGAATCTACAGGCGATCTAGTGTTGTACGACGACCGTTATCGTCCTATCAAAACCGTTCGCCACTTTGGTTTCTACCCTAACAACCTGTCTGAGCTTTCTTTAGATGGTTCTTCGTCAGGTGTAGCTATTATCCAAGTTACCTGGCTATACGATTTTACGGTGGACGCCTAACTTTGGCATAAGGTAAGTGGGCGTCTGTTCACTTACCTTTTTGTCTTTTTACTGTAAAGTAGGAGTGATAACATGTCAAAACTACCTACACTAGTTAAAGCGTTTCTCGGTGAGAAAATTAGGGTAGACTCTAATGAGAACGCACAACCTACAATAACTGGCGCTGACGGAATAAGTGATGTTCCTCCAGTTTCCTCTACTGCCGCATTTGAAGGCGTTGGGGGCAGTGTCAATCAGCGTTCTGGCACTACTTCTTCAGGCGACCCCGTTTCAGGTGTACAAGCTGTTGGCGCCGTTACAGTAGGCGCTGCTGCTGGCGGTTTAATGCAAAGCGGGGCTTTAGGGGACTCTGACTCTACTAAAGAAACTATAAAAGCCGTAGGACAAGAGATACTGCAAAATTATGGAATTTCTTCCAGGACAGCTAATGATATAGTTGAAGCTGCCTCTGGAAATAAGAATGCCCAAGTAGATTTAGGTATCCAAGCCGTTAGCGCTTTAAGTAAGGGCTTTATAACGGAAGATGCAGGAAGAACCGTAGTAGGAGCTTTAGAGGGAGACAAAGCTGCCCAACAGAAGCTAGTGCTTAAGGCAGTTGACGTTCTAAGTAATAACCCTACCGCAGCCCCCGTAATTAAGGCAGCAGGCGAACTAGGTCAAAAAGCTATTGATACCATACTCCCAAGAGGTTCTCCTCTTCGTGGGGTAGTATCTGACTTCTTAGGAAAAGAGTACAACAAGTTAGCTAACAATGCGCCTTTAGATAACGCTCCTCCTAGAATAGCTGCATCTACAGGAGTCTCGCGCCTACAGAAACTTAGGCAGCGAAGGGATCCACTACTAAATTTTGATTGGAAAGTTGAGCTTCCAGATATAGGCAACGCGGGCGTAAATGTTACAGGTGACACCTTTAATTTTTACGCTGAAGAAGTTACTATAGCTCTTCCGTATTACCAATCTAACGACGTGTTCCGTTGTGGCTCCCGAAAAAATTATCCTGGATTTTCGGATGTTGGTTCTATTACTGTTACTCTGTATGAAGATAATCAGATGACAGCCTCAGCGTACCTTAATCACTGGCATTCTTTAATACAAAATAAGGCAGGCGCTTACTATAACTTGCCTAGTGTCTACAAGAAAACCTTCTACGTTTATTGCTATGACGTTAAGGGGAACACTGTGGGATTGTTTAAAGTAACCGATGCCTGGCCACTACAGCGAGGTAACTATAGCTTGCAATCTTCCTCCTCTGATCGTGTAATACTCTCCGCAGAATTTGCAACGGATGGTATCTTCTTCCAAAGAGTAGAGAACGGCGCTCCGGTAGAACAAGCTGTGCCTGTGTCTTCCCTAGCAAAAGCAGATTATTCGGGCAAAATAAGCAGTATGCTACAATCGGTTGGCCTTAGTAGTAAAATCGCAGGCCCCGTGTCCAAAGTAGCTAATTCTTTTATACCAACGTAGTAAACTTGTTATTTAATCGAGGTCACGTATGAGTGAAGACAAAGATTTGAAACCGTCTCTTGAGGAAGCCCCAGAATTTCCACACGGAGGGCACCAGCTAACACCAGTAGAAGCTAAGCTGGAAGAGGCTGCAAGAATAAAGCCTCAAGTGACCATCATTGACGAAAACGGCGCTACCAATGTAACTGGTAGAAAAATCGTTTCTCAGGAGCAAATAGAAAAACGGTTTAGTGATGATTCTGCACCATACTCCGAAAAGAATCCAGAGTTTGTTAACATCGCTGGAGACATTCCTTCAAGCATGGCATTCTACCCAGGGAATAGCCTTTGCATCCGCACTTTCAAATCCTCGCATATTATTAAGCTAATCGACGGTATGGAGCTAGAAGACCTAGGTGTAATAGTAGATACCGTATCTGCTGTTTTAGAGCCTAGCTTCTCTGCCTTAGACCTAACCCCAGAAGATTTTTTCTACTGCCTTTATTGGCTGAAAATCAATAGCTTCAAGAAACACCCTTACGAAATAGAGTTTATCTGCACGAATGTAAAACACCATGAAGACGTTCTAACTAAGAAACTTCCTCAGGAAACTTTGCGTAATAAAACCTTAGTAAAGCAAGTAGGCCAACTTACTATTGACAAAATAACTGAAAATAGTCTTGCGGTAAGCACCAAACTTCTCCAAGAGATAAAGGAAAATTATGGGGTTGACGTTTTCGCCATGCGTATGCGCGACTACGTAGACTTGCAAGGGTATTTGAAGCGCTCTGCAATGTTCGCTGTGAAAATAGCGGAGTTTGAGGAAGCCGGAACGTTTGATTCTCCTGAGCTGGAAGAACTAAAAGCCAAAAAGAGAGAGCTGGATGCAATGTACGCGATGAAAGACTACGCTCCGTATATTTGCTTGCCCGACCCTAAAGCAACAATAGCAGACAAGATCAATTACTTGAATAGCCTTGACCTTGATCCAGATTTCTTCATTGACTTGGACGCTTTTATCCAGTCGCTCGCCCATGGTGTAAGAGAAACCGCAGTGGTTCACTGCCAGGAGTGCAAGGCTAAGGTAGAGGTTCCAGTCTCTATCGAAGCCTTGCATTTCTTTCCCGAAATTATCCGAAGGAGATTTGCTCAATAGGCTGTCAAACTATCATATATGGACACACATTGACCTGTACGAAAACTACGACTACAGGCAAATTGTCCATCTGACAGACTTGTTACAAGCAGACCTTCGGGAGAAAGGACTAATTAAGTGAGGTAAGTATGGCAAACTCAGGACGCAAGGCTAGTAAAATGCTCCAAGAGTTTATGAAAACTGCCGTAAAAGCTAAAGCCGACTTCAAGAAAACAGGCTCGGATTCAAAGGCTTCAAATGCAGCCTTTGAATCTGTTATTGACAAGTTAGAGAACCTTTTTTCTACTATGGAAAAAGGTCAAGAGGGCAACCGCTCTAACTTAGAAAAAAGCCAGATGAAAGACCTTACGCATGTTACTGCCTCACTGCTAGCTATTCTTAGGTCTAAAGATAAATCTATAAACTCCTTACAGGATACTTTAGCTAACTTCCAAGAAAGTACGCTACGACTAGCTGAAACTTTAGGCGGGGAAAACCGAATAGAGGATACTAAAAACATTAACGCTAGGATGCTTAAGGAAGTCCAAGCAGGCCTAACTTCTGATATTGCCGAGGCTTTCGCAAAGTCGCAAGGCAAAATAGAAAAAGCCTCTAAAGTTGCCTCTAAGTCAGGCTTATACGGAACTATAGCTGACGCTTTTGCTGGAGGCATCTTCGGTCCCGCAGGGAAAGATATATCAGAAATGTTCGGCCTTGAGGATAGGGTCGAAAAGATGTTTACTAAGACAGCTGGTCACTGGAGTAGAAAAAAGAGGAGGGCAGGTGCTGCTGGTGTACAAGGGTTATCCGCAACGGCTGCTACGGGAACCGACGCTTTGTCTAACAAGCAAGCCCGAACAGATGCGGCGCTAGCAGCAGACGCTAACGCTGACTTCATGCGGAATAGTCTAGAATCCAATAAAGATGTTGTAAGGGAATTAAAAGGTATAAAGTCCGGCTTCAGTGTAGGCGGAATGATGGGGTCTTTGTTTAAGATGTTCTTAGGCGGAGGCTCTACTATCGTAAGGGTACTAGGTGCAATTGCATCTGGTATCATGGGTTTAATGGGCTTGAAATCTTTGCTACCTGGAGGTATGCCGGACATAGATGTAGACTTGCCTGGAGGTGGAGATGGTGACATAGGTCCTGATGGTAAGCCTAAACCTAAGCCGAAGCCGAAGCCGAAGGGGGGTAGGCTCAAAAACATTCTTAAAGGCGCTAAGGGTCTTGGAGGGCGGGCTCTTTCTATGGGGGGCCGTGCACTTCCTTGGTTAGGCCGAGCTGGTATGGGGTTGCTCTCATCACCCGCTGCGGCAGTAGCAGGTGCAGGCGCTACTGGGTACGCTGTAGGCACCGAACTAAACAATCAGTTTGATCTATCTACAAAGCTTGTTGACGGCGTAATGGCTGCTCAATCTGGCGTTAGCAGTGCTTGGGACAAAGCCAAAACCTTTATGTCAGGCGGCGAGTCTGTATCTGATATTCTTAAGAAAGCTGCTGACAGGACAGGTGTGGATTATGGAATTCTCATGTCTGTGGCAAAACAAGAATCTGGCTTTAATCCTAACGCAAAGGCGGGGGGCAAATCCTCTGCTAAAGGCCTATTTCAATTCGTAGATAAGACCTGGGCCGGCATGGTAAAACAGTACGGTGCGGCTTATGGCATCGGAATCGGAGACGTGATGGACCCTCTAGCTAACGCTACAATGGGCGCACTCTACCTTAAAGATAATATGAGGATACTAAAAAATGCAAAGGTTCCCATTAACGGAACGTCTTTGTACGCCGCGCACTTTATGGGGCCTTACGCGGCAGCAAAATTATTTAGCGCAGACCCTTCGGCTGAAATAACTTCTGTCAAAGGAATTCCTGGCCTTTCTGACCCTACTAATTCTAACATATATTATAGGGACGGTAAGAAAATGTCGCAACCTAAGACTGTTGCTGAGGTGCAGCAGACCTTATTCGATAAAGTAGGAAAAAGCGCAGACGCTTTTGCAGCGCACGCCAACGCCCAAGGCTCTTCTGTGGCTCCGCCTACAGTTGCGAGGTCCAAAGGCGGCGACAACATTCCTCAAACCATTGCTGCTCCTCAAGGTTCTTCTGGGCCTGTTTCCTCCAGTAATACTGGAGCTAATGGTGCGCCTGCTGCTACCATTGATGAAATACCTATGTTTGTTAATGATATGGGCCTAGTACTAACCACAGCTGGCGCTATTCTTTAAGAGGTGAAACATGGTAGGAAAATTATCAGATTTCGCTAATACCTTCGTGCCTACTATTAAAGAAGGCCAAGGCCCTAGCACTAGGTCCTACACACCTATAAGTGCGCCTGCAGGCACCGCAGAAGCTGCCCAGCAAGGGGCAGTTGCTAAGTCTGAGGCTACTTTTCGAGAATCTCTCCAGCATAAATACCAGATACATATAGCATCTATAACATCAAACGTAGAGAATCCAGTTATTTCGGTAACTGGTTTTCTTCCTGAAGACATAAGCATAGATATTAGTGCCGAGTACACTCCCGCCTTTGGCGAAGGCTTGTTCGACCCTAGCGCAGGGTTAGTCCAAAAGGCAGTTCGACTTGCAGGCTTCTCCGGTATATCTCAAGAAATGTCTGTAAAAATATGGGAGTCTACTCAAGGCATAAACATATCCATACCTATTACATTTGTTGCTGGTGAAATTATAGGCGGTAAACCTGTAAACAACATTATGGATCCTATAATGGATCTAATGAGTCTGTGCACACCTAGTAAAACTAAGGGTGACTGGTTCTTAACCCCGCCCGGGCCTACAGTGGTAGCCGATTTTGCTATGATCGGTAGGGTTCTTAAAGACTCTGCCGCACTTAGCGCTTCCTTCGCGTCAGAGGTTGTAGAGGAAATTCCTGTAGTAGGTAGTGTTGTGACAGCATTAAAAGCCGCCGCAACAGGAGCCGTAGACGTTGTTAACAAAACTACAGGCGTAGATTTAAGTACGTACAACCTAGAAGGCGTAACTAAACAGGTAGACGACCTTAAGAAGTCGTGGGCTGGCTTGGACTTCAGCCAAGTGTTAAGGTTTAACAGTAAAATTTCCGTATTCATCGGTGACTTTCTCCACTTCGACAACGTTGTGGTTAACAGCGTTAGCCAGAATTACCAGATGATACTGGACGAAGTAGGTAACCCTATGCAGGCCACAGTAACGTTTAACTTTACTACAATGCTGTCGCCTACTATACAGGATTTGCGTAAGATATTCCTGCACCACTCTAAGAGAGGGGCCGCACAGAAATGACTTCACAATATGAGAGAACAGAATACATTCCTATAAAAGCCTTGTCCGCTGGCATTTCTAGGGAACCTAAGTTGTATCTAGATTACCTAAATGCAAAGTACTTGCCTATTGTGCAGCAAATAGGCATCTACACTGAGTACCAAGTAACTTCGTCTATGGAGGCTCGGTTAGATTTAATAAGCAACCTATTTTACCAGACACCTACTCTGTGGTGGTTTATAGGTATGTACAATGGCATAACTAACCCTATATTTGAGGTTACTACAGGAAGAAAATTAAAAATTCCTGACAGAAATAGCTTGGATTCTGTGCTGCAAGTTGCCGTAGAGCCTAGCTCGAACAAAGGCGTAGTGGAGTTACAATAATGCTTCGTGTGTCTGATAGATTCTATATTTCCGTTAAGATAGACGGGAAAGAGCTACCGTTAGAAAAGCTGGCGTTTAGGTCTTTTCAGGCGCATAGCAGCGTAAACTTTTACCAGCCAATGGCAAACCTTTCTGTTGTAGATAACCAAAGATACTTCGACACTAACCCAGTAGGCGATGGCGTTAAGTTTGAAGTGTATACAGGAACTACGAAAGACATAGCAAAAGCCAAAATATATAAGTTTAGGCACTTTAAAACAGACAAGTCTCCTATTGGCGGCAACATACAGGCTTACAACTTTCGCCTAGTTTTTGACGCCCCTCGTTTCCTAAATGAAAATCTGGTAAGTTCCATAAAAGGCACCTCAAGCGAAGTAATTAAAAAACTCGCCGCACAAGTTCCTATAAACAAAGTTGTTGCCGACCCTAGTTCTGACTCTATGTCTTGGCTGCCTTTCGGAATGAAGCGGTGCGAGTTTGCTAGGCAGGTATGTAATCACGCTTACGCTAACGCTTCAAGTTGCTTTATGTTAGGCATTCGCCTCGACGGCTCCTTGCACTTCAGAAATGTTTCCACAATTGATTTGTCAAAGTCCAACACCTTGATGGTTAGAGGTACGTCTAAGCTAAGTGATTCTATTAAAATAATAGGGTACCGAGAAGTAGCCGCATCCGGATTATCTAATCTTGTTACAGGCTACAAGATGGAAACAATAGAACAAGGTACTGGCGAAGATAAGTCTTACACTAAAGTGTCTGCACCTACTACATCGCCTAGTGTTCTGATAAATTCAAACATTAGCTTAGGGATAGAAGGCTCTAAAATAGTAAACACGCCTATAGCAAGTTCTAACACACACCCTAACTACCAGAATGCGTTACACCAGAACAAGCGCATACGAAATACCTTTATGCTATCCACTTTCGTTGCTACTGACCACATGACTGATCTTGACCTGTTTGATACAGCAAAATTCATGCTAGTGGAGCAAGGCCAAGGCAAAACCCAATTAAATGAAAAAATCTCCGGCTCCTACCTAATTGTAGCTAAGACTATATATGCAACAAAAGATGGAATGTATTATGAAAAGTTTCAATTGCAGAGGCAAGGCTATAATGCTAATACCATAAGCTCCTCGCAGATGAAGGCCTTGGAGGCAAAATGAGCGAAAGCATTCTTAATATGAGGCCGCAAGACCTCAAAGACCTACTTTTTATTGCGACTGTAGTAAGTGCTTCGGACCCAGAAAGAGAGGCGGAAGTACAAATTAGAATACCAAAGCGCATGGACGCTATTCCAGACGAAGACCTTCCTTGGGCCCGTCCTAAACTACAAGGCGCGTTCTTCAAAGTTCCAGACGTGGGTGAGAAAATATATGTAGAATTCCAGCAAGGCAGCATATATCATCCAATGTACTATGCTAGGGCAATTGCTCCAAACGGCGTTAACGTTTTCTCTGACGATTACCCTAATACTTGGGGTATATCTGACGGTAAGAACTATATCCGCATAAATAAAAACACGAACATAATGGAATTTGTTAACGACGAAGGTGTTAAGGTAACGATGGGCGCAGGTACTATGGCTGTAGACGTTCCTTCAACTTACACTCTGGATGCAGGGGATAACGTTGTTATTAACGTAGGCCTGAATGCGTCGATTACTGCATTAACCGCAGACGTTACCACAACAGGCCCTGCTACAATTACAGGTGTCCCTATCCTACTGAACAACGGGTGAACTATGACAGGTATAGCTAGACTGAATGACATAGGAATTGGAGTCTGCCCAGGACACCCTGTACCAGTTCCCTTCACAGCAGTAATCATACAAGGCTGCACAATGACAATATCTGAAGGAATGCCCGTATCTAACTCAAACTCCATATTGATGTGTACCTGCGGCCACACCGCAATACCTACTATGTTTTCATCTAACGTAATAGCAGAAGGTGGCGGTGTCCACCGACTAGGAGACCTAGGTGTTAACAACGCAGGCGGTACTTACGTAATTTCATTAGCAGGCGCTACCGTAATAGCCGGAGGTTAACATGGGGGTTCACGTAGATTCTGTCATTCCTACTTGGATAAATACGTATCACCCTACTTTTTACACTTCTCTAACAGATAAGGAGGAGTACACCTACAATACTTACCCTTCCTACAAGTCTCAGTGGATAACCGAATTCACTAATTTAAGTACAGCAATGAATAACTGGAAAAACGTGTCTAGAGAAACCTCAGTGTCCGGTTTACTCAGTAGCATACACACTTACATCCAGCTGTACTTAAACTTTGGAACTAGCAGCGCAGCATTAGCTTCCATGCAGGCTTACACTATCTTTAACATTAACGGTTTTATATCTTCTACACTGGCTAGGCCTATTGGTTACTACAATGATATGACCTCGGTAGCGCCTTACAACTCTGCCAAGGTAGACGCCGACATTGCCGCAATAAATACTATGGCTACAGAAACTTCTAGCATAACCACAGCGCAGAACAACTCAAAAGCGGTGGTTACGCCTTTTGTAGCTAACGCATTATTCGTGGATGTTTCTCCTGTAGGGCCTGCGGGGGCAACTCAGGTCACATTGCCAGGCTCAGGCTACACGGATGGCATTTACACAAACATTGCTTTATCCACTGTTTCAGGAACAGGTTCCGGCGCACAAGCAGGCACTATACAGGTGACAGGCGGAGAGGTTGTTCTATGTGTTGTAGGGGCTACCAAAGGCTCTGCCTATAAGCCAGGCACAATAGTAACCGCTGCGTTACCTGGTGGTTCTGGTTTCCAAGCCAAAATTGTTGCTGTCATTGGTGCGAGCAAACAAAACGTTGGAGAGTTTATTTTCAACAATATGAATTACAGGAAAGTGTACGAGAACTTGAACGTAGGAAGCTTAACGTTGCCTCCGTACATTACCTAAGAGGTAGAATATGATTCTGACATACCCTACTGCAAAGTTAGAAGGCGCTACCTATATTGACTTAAACAATTTGCTAGGCGTTAACCTAGATCCAAACCTGATCACCGACGTTAAAGCTATTAGAGGCTCTATCTACAATATACTAATGACCCCTCTAGGTACACGCTACAGGCTTCCTGAGTTTGGTTCTGCTCTTCTATGGTTGTTGCAAGAGCCTAGAGACCTTAGTACTGCCTTTAAAATAAAAAATGCAGTGTTAACAGCAATTGACCGATGGGAGCCTAGGGTGGAAATAGATACACCTCAATCTAAAGTCGATCTGTTTGGAATGGATGGGTACTCCATGAGCCTTGTTTTTTACATGCCTAGATTCAGTCAGACAGCCTCTTTCTCAATGAACATTCGGAGACCTAACTAATGACTGACCGCGTTAAGTCATTATCGACAATCCATCCAGATTTCGACTACCTGGTAACCCAGCTCAGTAGCTACCTTAGCACTCGCCCTGTTTGGAAAGACCAACTGCGCTCGTCTACGGGCCAGTTTACGCTAGAGGTAGCAGCCGCTATTGGTGAATTAGATCAGTACTCTTTGGAACGCATCATGCAGGACGCTTTTCCGGAAACAGCAAAACTGGATAGCGCTGTATATGCTGCAATGAAATCCTTGGGTACAAGATTAGGAAGAAAAAAGCCAGGTACTACTGTATTACCTCTGGCCGAAGTTACTACTCCTAACGGCCCTCCTGTTGGGTTTACTCGTTTAAAAAGAACTACTAACGGCGCACCTCTGATTATTCCTCCAATGACGCAGTTCTCTACGTCTTTGGGTCTAATGTTCAATCGTAAAACTATTAGATTCGACTCTGGTTCTTTTTTCGGGTATCAGGTTCCTGATTCTTCTATAGGAAAAGAAGCGATTGAGTTATACGAGGGTAGAGTAGAGACGCGCTACTTCTCTATGACAGGCGAAGATTTTGCCTCTATCTTTTCGGGCGAAGACAACTTTGTAATTTCGGATACTGACGTTTCTATTACGCTAGGGGCTGGCGGCACCTCAGCAGGCCCTATACCAAGACAGACCGTTGGCCTGTGGAACAATAAAAATAACTTACCAGGTTGGCAAGACATTACTACCTCAGATGGCAGACTACACGTATTGTTTGGCAGTAGCGTTTACGGTACCATACCGGCAGCCAATCAGCTAGTAATCATGTCGTATGCTGTAACGAAAGGCGCTTCTGGTGATGGCGTTTTTCCAACGTATAAAGTAGCGTGCGAGGCTTTTCCTCAAATCGACTCTTCATACGACGTATTCGTAAGTACACCTACTCTGGCAGGGCCTGTTAATATCTCTGCAACCTCTATCTCCGGAGGTGTGAATGAGGTCTCCGCTTCCCAGTATAAAAAACTTGGTTCCCAGATTTTTGCTGCTGACCAAGGCAATAGGGCAGTACAACAACAGGATTATGCTGCGGTAGTTAAGAGTTTCACCGGAGTATCTGACGCTTTGGTAATACCTCAGAGGGATCTAGACCCTAGCGACCTTAGATTTATGAATGTGGCAAAGATTGTTACGTATCCTAAAAATATGAACAATGCCGCATTCCAGCAGCTACTATCCTACGTAAATGCTCGTTCTATGATGAGCATGAATTTTTACAGGGAAGAACTCCCAGGAGGGGATCCGTTAGAGCCTTACATAAGACTAGTAGATTTAAAACTTAACGTGTACTGCGCCCAGAACGCCGACCTAGTTGGCATTAGAGACAACTACGTAGTACCTGCTATCCTTGGTCTTTTAGATAGGCAATGGACCGCGCTTAACCCGCGCCCGTCAGGCTCCTCGAAGATTAACAGAAAAATAACAGTGTCGGACTTCACCACTGTTATAAAGAATGCTCACCCTAGCATAGACTATATTGTTTTGACGGAACCTAGCACAGATGTTTTGGCTAAGGTAGAAGCCCCTCTACCGACCCTAACCTTACTGAATACAGGATTAGGAACGTTCGGGAGTTTAGCTCAATTCTACTCCATTACAATAATAACTCCTACAGGAGAAACTCTGCCTTCTCCTCCTGTCAGCATTTTCCTGGATGATTTAACAGACGAGGTTTCTATATCTGTAGACTTGCCTAGCAACTACATGAACACCTGGCTTGTCTTTAGAGTTTATAGAGGGCCTACTATTGATACTATGGCCCTAGTTAATCCTGCTCTAATTTCATGGAGCTACTCAGGAAATACAGGCACTGTACAGGATTCTGGCGTAGCGCTTACGGCAGCCACTCCACCTACTACTGATACTACAGGTGAATGGGTTATTAACTTGCCTAACAATTGGTCGCCTGTAGATAAGGTATTTATGTTTAATTCTGAGCGCACACTAAGACTGCCTGGGACTTAATTATGGCTAGATATAAGCTTATGCCTCCAAACTTCCAGGACTTAGAGTTCTGGAAGGAGTTCTGTGATGCTATCGACTACGTTTGGAAAAATGAAGTAGATAATCCTCAAAAGGCTTTCAGGCTGTTGCGTGACACCTATGCAATGACCTTTGTGCCTTATGGCGAAAGCCCCGATAGCAGCTACCCAAATAACGAGTACGACCCATTAGAAGGCACAAAAGTATTCGATATTAACAATTTTTTCGACTTCTCTAGGCAAGCAGAATCCGCAGAGTTTACGCTGGCTTCTCCAGAAAGTGTTATAAATTTAGCGTCTTACGGTGCCACTAACGTACAAACAGGTTACCCACAAACATTAGTAATTGTGTATAAGTGGAATGGGTCAAAGTGGTCTCAAATACCTCCTAGCCAATACGTTGCTACCTCACCGATAGAATTAACTTTTAGCTATGTTTTACCCTCAGGTACAAAGCTAAAGCTTGTAGAACGAATCTCTTCTCCAGAATTATCCTCACAGCTTAGGTATTTAGGGTTTCAATTTCCTAATACTGAATTTATTTCTAGGGCGTCTAGTGTATTAAAGTCACCCGCTTTGCAGGTTCTAGCATCCAATTATGGCAATTACTTAGCAGCTACTAAAGGAACGCCCCAGTTTTTTGATTTCTTTGGATTTTGCCTAGCTTCCGAATTTAGTGTTCGTAGGTTATGGGCTGAAGTTCCATACGCGCCTGCTTCAGTAAGCTATCAGGCTCAAGGCGCTCCTTATAAATACGATACTTCGCTAACGTTTAAAAAAGTGGTTAACCCTCCGAGTGTTCCACAAAACGGCATAACGCTGTCTACAAATATAAGTATTGATATTTACCCTTACACAAAGTCTAATGTAGACCTTTACATAAAAGGCCCTACTGAAACCAGCTACACACTTGTTCCTGTTTCTGACTACGATCCAACGCCGGGCATTGCTAGCTCTTTTAACGTACTAAATTTCGGATCACCCCTAGCCATAGGTACTGAAATACTTATAATGTATAAACGCTCTAAAATACCTTACGGCATTCTCAGAGAAGAAGGTGATCCACTTATAGGAACTCCTGTGTGGGCAGGTGGCAATTGGTTTCCTACTTCCCATGTTAACCTTAGGTACAACTTGCTTAAATACGGTGGAAGCTTGGATAGCAATGAAATACGAAAGTTTTTTGATTACGTTGCTAACCTAAACTTGGTGCTAGACTCCGTGATCCTGAGTGAGTCCGGCTCTATAGCCCCAGCCAACGTAGGCCTAGCCGCAAAAATGAAAATTACGCAGTTGTAACGCTGCATAGAGAGGACAACATGATTTTCTACACAACTGACATAGGTATTCAAGCAGCAATTGATTTTGGCACGGGAGGGCCTGCTGTAAATTTAACGCATTTTCGAGTAGGTGCCGACTACGGATATGCGTTGCCCGCACCCGTACTACCTAGTAATACTCCTAACGGAACTTCAACTACTTCCATTAGCCCACCCGGCCTAGGTTTAGCAGGCGAGCTACCTATAATTGGGTATCGCGAAGTTGCTCCTGACACCGTAGAATATACGCTACGCATGGATGCAAACATAGGTACGTTTGACTTTGGCAATATTGGAATATATATGAGTACAGGCCAGCTATTCGCTATAGCTGTATTAGACGCTCCTGTACGCAAAGAAATTTTTGGCCCAGGTACCGCAGGTAACGTTGTAGAATTTGTTGTTCGCTTGGTGTTTGGCGGAGCTACTGTAACTATTGATTACGTAATTAACCCTGTTGTTAACGCTAACCTGCTAGAAGTTTCTTCTGTGGATCTTCTTACTACGCCTACCCTAGCAGACTCGAACGCGTACTCGGTTAAAGGCTCTCTAGTTAACCCGATAGGCTTGACTGATAACTCTAACGCTTTTATAGCTTACAGCAAGGATAACACCTTCTGGAACTTTACCGAATACTCTAAGGTAATGTACACTGGTACTGTTACTACTTCTACCATTACGTCCCTGTCTGACTCCTCATTACCTGCGCTCCCTTGGGTTGCGGGGCGCTACCTAGTACAATTCACCTCTGGGGCGCACGCAGGCATTGTACGCGCAGTTACCGCAAGTCCAGCAGGAAGCTTAACTTGGCATACGTCGACGGGTAGTCCTGTTGCAGCAGGCACTTCTTACGTGGTGTTGTGCTCCGATTACTTTGCTCGTAGCCTAGAAACATACCCAGAAGTAAACGATTTGGCATTATTGCCTGTTGCTGAGGCCACTGCATCCAGAACCTATAGACTTACAAGGAATGAAGGCTTAGCTTCTAGCGGTGTAAATAGCTATTTGGTATCTGCTGCTAAACTAAACTACGACAGTAAAGCCTATCAAAATAACGAGTGGATTCCTACCTCGCATAGCCTAGTTTGGTCCGCGAACGCTTTAAAGGTGCAGTCTGCTTCTGGTGGTGGGTTTACCTCCGATACTACTCATGTAGTTGTAGCACTACCCGTAACTACCCCACTGGCTTCTGCCTCTATACCATCTCCATATAATAGCCTAGTTATAAGTTTTTTTGAATCAGGCGACAGCAACCAAGGCCTAATTCGTAACGTTACCAATGTATCTTCTAATGTGTCAGGCGGCACAGAATACGTAGAGTTTACTTTGAGCCAGCCTATACCAAACACACCTGGCGTTGGGGCTAGGTTTAAGTTGTGGTCACCTTCAGGTATAGGCGGGGGCGGATCTGGTGGAGGCGGTAGCGGTACAGGACAGAACGATTTTCACGAAGGGACTGCTACTGATTCCGGCGATGGTTTCCAATACATAATCGGTACAGGTACAGTCAGTGCCGCTAGCTGCCTTATGTTTGCCTCACCTGGCTACATACCAGAATCGTTATACACAGTAACAGGCACCAATCAAATCACACTTAGCGCAGGTAACGGTCTTCCGGTAGGCACTAAATACCAGTTTGTAGAACGCACTATATACGGAATACCTGGAGGTAATAGCAATCAGGTATTAGCAAAGCTCAGTAACGCTGACTATGACTACGGTTGGGTTACATTAGCCCAGTCTACGCCTATGACTCAAGTTATACTCCGTTATCAAGGATCTTCTACTACGTTAAGGATGTTTCCAGTCCTAGGTGGTCAGATAGTTATTAACGGTACCGCATACCCTGTACCAGCATCCGTATCCTTAAACATTAGCGCCATGCCTATCAATGAACTTAGACTCGTTTACGCTTACTGGACAGGAACTAACCTCGCGTTAGAAATTTCTACCACGGACTACGCGATAGGTCCATTTAATACTATTAAGGCAGGTGATCCTACCAGAACCCTAGTGGGATTAGTAATTAAAACAGGCGCTACTACTGGAGCTACTCGCTCTTACTGGTGGGATAATTTAAACCAGTACAGTGGTTCAACTCTTCTTGACAGAAGGCCTTATAATAGAAGCTGGCTAACCGCACATCAGAATTGTTTGGTTACTGGAACAAACTCTGACGCTAACCTTGCGAATGGTGCTGCTCAAGTACCTAACTTTGCAATGCTGCCTGTACTTCTATTTAAGAACGAACCCTTTAGAGTTAAGACCCGTATGCTATTTGGGTATGGCACTTACTCTGGAGGCGGTTATTTCGGTCGTATGGGAGTCGTTGACGCCTTACAGTCTAATCTTCTAGCTAGCTGGGCCTACGGAGACTCTGCAGGGGCAGGAGATGATAGGTTACCTAATGTTTACGTAAACGAAAGCTTCACCTATGATACGGGATCCTCTTTTAGTCAAGCTATGCTGTTAAGGCTTCACGCCTTTGCCTCGTCAGACCCTGACTCAGGAAATAGAAGTATCATGTTTGCCACTGCGGACTATGGGTATCCGTTTTCACCAATGTCTGCGGGCTCCACCGTTGGGGCAGGCAGCTACGTAACACGTAGCCTTAATTCAAACCTGATGTTGGATTACTACACACAGATCCAGATAGAATATATAGGCTTCCCTAATTATTCGCACAACTTGTAATAGGAGATTATTATGTTCCAACGACTGATTAAACTTATGGGAGGAGTGCCTACTCCATCTGCGTCAGGAAGGGTACTTCGCAGTTCTGGGACAGGTGGCGAGGACTACACGTGGAGTGACCTAGATGCAGCAGACGTTAAGACAGGCACATTTGATATTGCTAGGATTCCTATTGCAGCTTTAGAGCGTTTGGTTGTAGTAGCAGACCAACCAGCTAGATACGCCCTTACTACTGCATCCGTACAAAATGGTGATACGGTACTTCAAGTATCTCCTAATAACGAAATGTACTTCGTTGCAGATGACACCAACCTAGGCAATTCTGCTGGTTACCAAATGTATAATGCTACCGCAGTATGGTCTTCTGTACTTAATAAGCCTGTGCCTATAACAGATATTGCCGCAATCACGTCGCCTTCCGCGGACGATGTTATTCAGTATGTTGGTGGAGTGTGGACCAAACGAAGTATTTCCCAATTAAAAACTTCGTTAGCACTTAACCAAGTTGACATTGCCTTAGGTACTACAACAGTGTCTAGCGTATCTGGTGTGGTTACAATAGATACCGCAGCCTTAACCAATCATTATCAACTTACGCTTACAGAAAACGTTACGTCTTGGGTGTTTAACAATTTACCTAGTGCAGGTTACTACAGGGATATTTACGTTCATGTAATTCAGGGACCGGCTACGGATAGAACGGTAGTAAGTCCAGCAACAGCAGGTAGAACAGCAGGGGGTGCCTGGGTAGTTAGTGCTACATTGTCCTCTAGAGAAACTCTCCGCCTTCGTATCTTTTCAGATGGTACTGTGCACCTATTTCCTAGTGGGGTGATGGGATGAGTATGATGAACATACTAGGGGCTTCCGAAGCCTTCATGGGGTATGCTAGAGAACTTATTTAATTCCTAGTCCTACTTCACCTTTCTTAGTGTTAACAACATAAAATTTAATCGAATGCGGGATCATGTACAACCTAATGGGAACCTAGTGTTGGAGCACCCCGGTAACCTAAATAACCATAAAGTATGGGCAGACTTTTCCTTTTCTATTACCTAAGAGGTGCTGTATGCAGGAGTTATCTGCAACAAAAACGAAAGATGAAATGTACCAGTACCTTAGAGATTCTTGGAGATTTCAAGTTCAACAAGGTAAAAAGTATGGAAGATTTCCTCAAATTAAGCCATCTAAAATCTATGTAGCCTTATTTGGAGCTTTGCCTTATTCTAAGGAAAATAAGGCATTACTGAAACAACTAGACTCGGAATTTGACTCCAAGCACGCGGAAGATTATCAGTTTGTTTTTAAATATAAAAGCGGAACTTACAGCGTACTAATTACTAACGTTTCCAACTACGAGGAAGCATTAAAGAAGGCGCTAGGTGCTTTGGTAAAAAAGTCTAACTTAGGTATACCCTCGTATCCACTAGCTAAACACCTAATGAATACGGGCGAACTAACTATGGATTTTACTAACATACAGTGACTAACTACCTAAAGGCTCCTTAATGGGGCCTTTGTCATTTGGAGACCTTAACTCTATTTAGGTACTTTTCACTAATTTAATAATAGCAATATACACTTGCAATTAACAAGAGGTTAACTCAAATGGCTATCAAGAGTGTCCGTATTATAAATAGGTTGAGAGAGTTAGTTAACTCTTCCACAACGGACGTTGCCAACTTTAATTTCCGTTCCTTAGAAGAAGTGCAGCAATTCCTTAGAGGTGTGTCCGATAAAGCCAAAGACTATACCAAGCAATTAAATGACTTGGAAAAAGGCTTTGAGGAAGCCGCCATAAGAGGCGCCATATTTACAGTAGCCCCAAGGGCTAAAAGAGAACAATACAAACCGGGCAGCGTAAAGAAGGAAAAGCCCAACTTCGTCTTTGACGTTAAGAAGCTAGAAAAGGCTTTCAGTGTTGTCGATGAAATCCACGACAAAGTTGAAGCAATGGATGCTGTCATCAATAACTTGGCGCTAAACTTTAAAGGCGTTACAGGTTCCGCTAAGCTTATATCTGACGCCAAGAAAGTACGCGCCACATTGCAGGGTCAGTTAGATAAGGCGTATCGGTTCTTAACCGAAACTGCTACCAAGAACGAGCCTGAAAAGTTTTCTAAGATCGTTACAACTATCTTGGATGACATTCTTAAAACGTTTAGTGAAGACTACGAAAAATACAAGCAGACGGTTTACGTGGTACCTGCCGTTCGTAACGGCGTTGACATGGTATTGTTTTCTAGGTATGTGGAATTTATCAATTTCACTAACGATGACGGTACTGTATACCCTAAGGTTTACTTAGTGTTCAATTGCTTGCTAGACGAGTTTGGAAATCAGACCTATAGCGTTAATTCCTTCCGTGAGTTCTCTCCTCCAGGTAAAGCCACTAGAGGCGCAGAATTTACTAACGCAGAATCTGGACGAGTTAAGGCTTACATAGAATTAGAACACCACAACTTTGCTACTATGATTGAACGTGTTCCTGTTCCAGCGGAAGGCCATGAACTGAAAGCCATAAACTGGGGCGTTCCCAAAGACTGGATTAAGTCTGTAAAAGTTGAGGACAATGTTATTGACTTCGCCTTTACGCAGAAGGTTACTTCCGCTAATAAAGACAAAGCTATTGCACAGGTAATGCTTGATCTAAAGACTTTCTTTTCTTCTCGCATTAAAGCAAGTATCGCCCCTAAGCCTTACAAAATAGGAAAGAATTTCGGTGCAGAATTTATACTCACTCTGCCTGACAACAATGCTGTGAAACGTCAGATGCGTGCCGACGCACACTCCCTCCAGTACTTGCAAAACAAGTTAGGTTTGAGTGATAAACAAGCAGTAGGCCTAGTTAAATACCTCAACCAGCTGGCGGAAGACGAAGGAGGTCACCTGAAATGAGAACCCTTAAGACAAAAGAAACTGCCGCGTCCAGCATCGTTGGTCTGGTTGTAGGTTTGTGTAAAAAGAACAAGCTGGCAGTTAAGGCAGTTAGTCCTGCACTCGACGCACAAGACGAAGCCGTAACATTGATAGATATAGTGGTGAACGACAAACTTATGCTTGAAAGTGGATCCTACTTTCTTCCTATGCCTTTAGTCGTTGCCTTGAATAAGCTATCTTTTTCTACGAAAAAATTTATGTACACCACAGGGCACAACCCAAAAAATCCTCGCATTTTAACACTACTCGTTAATGAAGTTAGCAACACCATGGCACCTTATAAGGTAAATACAAACCAAGCAAACGTGTAAATACACACACCCCGGAGTTTAAAATGAAAAACGGTATTGATTTTAACAAAATGGCTGCTCGCGTTAAGAAGGCTACTGGCGCTGAGACTTTCGCAAAGCTTCACGACTTCGCTCCTGTGACTGCCTCAGTTGATGGCGTTACTCCTAGCGTTTTCAAGGTTGTGGTGACTTTCTCGAAAGAGGCCAACAAGCAAGCTCTTCACCGCGCCGTTGCCGCTGCTACGCAGAACAAAGTTGCACCTGTCGAGGCTTCTTTCCGTCCTATCCCTGGCACCAAAGCTTTCGTCGGTTTTGTCGCCCGCAACGCCGAAGTCCGCGATTATGAAACGGCTGCTGTGGAAGGCATGAAAGTGATGGCTTCTAACCTGCTGATGGATGAGTCTGACAAGTCTCTGTGGGAAGTACGTTCTAATGGTGACGCCAAGTTCCTTACTCGTCATGCAGAAGATGACCTGAACGAACTGGTTGCGCTGGCTAACGTGCGTCTTGACAACCGTACTTTCGGTGTTCCTGTTCTGTCTAGCCTCGGTACCCCTGAAGCTGTTGTCAATGAAGCTGTGGTTTTCGTTAACCCGGAAACCGCGTGTGTCCAGCACGCAATCATTATCGCTGCCTGCGACGGTGAAATCGAAGCCATTGACATGGACTCTATGGAGCGTGTTAAGGTAGACCCTGAAACCGTTGTGGAAATGGCGTCGTTTGACGCTAAGGAAGTGGTTGCAGCTTTCCCCGAAGTCGCTGCCCCGGAGAACTTCAACGCTCCTACTATGGAAGCCTACTACAAGCAGGTTTTTGGGTACGATGCTGCATATTGGGCAGAGTTCAAGAAAATCCTGGATAGCCGTGCAACCATCTAAGTGAAACACGAGGAAAGGCTGCTTTTGTGGCCTTTCCTTACTTGTATCTGACAGGAGGTAAGCATGGCAGGTTTTCTGAATAGCTTTAGCCCTATTGTTGCAGGTAGCTCAGGAACTACTGCAATTCAGTTTATACTGCCACCCGGCACGGATGCGTCCTTAGGCAGTATTACTTACAAGCTTCAAGACCCTGACGGTATTGTCTACGCATCAGGTAACGCTATAGGGTATAGTGTGACTGCTGCTCCTAATGCTGTACAGGTTAACGGAACTATTGTGTTAGCTATTCCAGATAGCATACCAACTAACACAGTAGGGACCGCTTACCAAGTCTCCATGACGCTAACACTACCTGGCCAGAACTCGGTTATGCAGAATGCCTTGGTTACGGTTCTGCCCAACACTATGGTTGCAACAGGTGCGTCCGATACTGTAATTATTCAAGGCAACTTGTCGGAACTAGAGTTAGTACTACCTAATGTAGAGGCTTACGTTACAGCAAACTTCTACCGGGACAACGACATAATTAACCCTACGCCCCCGACAGTCACAGGGCCTGTAGCAACTTCTGACGGGTATAGGTACACCATCAGTGTTAACACTTCCCAGATTCCTCCATCCCTAGAACCTTATGGTGTTATTTGGTTGTTTGGGGATAGTAACGTCTCTATATCTGACCAAGAACAGTCGGCTGTTTACATAGTTACGCCTACACAAATTCAGGCTGCTAAGGACTTGATGTTGCGTATCAATAAAGCGAGAACAAGCATCGGAGACAAGCCTACTTTCTCAGTTACCGAAATGTTCTCCTATTTGCGTCGTGGTATGGACTGGTTCAACTCCACTGGAGTAGCTACTTCGTTTACTATGACGAATGCGAAGTACGGTACCCGAGAATTTTGGTTGAAGTTTTCCGAAGTTATCGCGTTACGCGCTCAGTATATGTTTGAAGGTGAAACCGCTTTCGACTTCCAAGGACAGGCAATATCTCTTAACGTGGATCGCGCCCAATACTACGAAGGCCTCGCTTCTTCTATTGAAAATGAAGCGATGGAGCCTACTCGTCAGTACAAGCAGCAACTAGGTAAACGGGGCAATACAGGAGGTGATGGATCAGTAAATCCGAATACTCTGAGGCATGGAGCAATCGGTAGCGTAGGTATCTCGCTGACGCCTGTGTCTAATATTCGCCTTGGTAACCCCAACTCTTATTTCTTCGGCATTCGGCCTTTCTGGTGACAAAATGAAAACTTTAGAACTTGCAAAGAAGGCAGTAGCTAGACTTAAGGAAGTCTCTGCAAATAAACATGTACCGTCTAGTCGATGGGAAGTCGTTGAGGATAAAAAACTCAAAGGTTCCTCTCATTCTGGTTTTCTAAAACTAGTTTATAGAGGTCACACGCTGCATATAGGAGCTGCCCCTGGACCTAAAGGCTACACTGGGTATATAGATCGCAAACTCGTCATTACCCCAGACGTGGCACTTTATGATGGGGCACCTGGCCGATCCAAGCTAGCCTTTAAGTTGCAGGAAATGATAGATACGTCACTAAACAAAAAGGGAGCATAATCGTGCCTAAACTTGTACGCGCAAATCAGGAACCAGATTTTGAGTTACATGGACAAATCGTCCAGTTCTTCCTAGATAACCCTTCTGCTAGCGACGCTCAGGTGCACACTTGGTCTACTTCGCTCGGTGTCGAACCCGAAATTATGGAAGCCGCTATCTACAAGTTGCTTTCTAGCCTGCTTCGAGCTATTGGAAAACACAATCATATTCCAGACGTTTCTCTTGACCAAATACAATTGGACCAAGGCATACGTATCGAAATGGAACACACTGATATTCCGTTCATTGCCAAGATGATTGCTAAAGATCACCTTGTGGAATGCCCTGAGTACTACACATACTTAGCGAAAGCGGAGTCGGATTGCGCTAATGGGGAAATGACAGATAGAACCCCTCTCATTACAGTATCTTCTGTTTTGAAGAATATAAAGAAGGCCAAAGGAAAATGAAAACCATTAGTTTCGCTTTAGCTGCCATACAAAGAATAGAAGTTGCTAAACAAACTAGCGAATGGTGGGAGTCCCAAAGCGACTCTTTCAAAGAACAATACATTAAAGACCACCCTAGATCCAAGTTTGCCCGAGAGGCTAGGGCCTTAGAAGATAAGGAAGGCAAGCACGCAAAAAAGTATTCGGAAGTTTTCGATAAAGACTTCTATACTGCCAAGAAGCCTTCTCCTAAGGATAAGGAGGCTCCCAAGAAGAGTCCTCCGAAATCGTTAATGCCTACTGCGGTTAAAGCATTAGACTACGCATCAGAGGAATTTTTTAAACAAGCAACAAGTTCAATCAATAGGTTCTTAAATGTAGATACCTTTGATTTAACGCCTCTACATGTTAAGTCCTTAAAATTACTAGACTCCGCAATAAGCAAAAAATTACAAGTCTATGCCAAGCAAAAGGCACAGATACGTAAACAGCAAAAGGTATTGCAGTCTAAGTTAAAGAAGGCAACTACTAAGGAAGAGAAAGCCGCAGTCAAGAGAGAAATATCCAAACTAGAGACTTCCCATAATAGGATAACTCGCCAGGAGCAAGGCCTTACTAAAAGCCATGCCGCATTGGTTGAAAAACATCCTGGTGTTCTAAAGAACGTAAACACTATTAGGAAGCAGCGTAAGGCTCGTGCAGAGAAAAAATCTAACGAGGCTAAGATCAATAAAGAGATAACTAAACTGAAGTCTAGTCTAGCTAAAGTACAGAAAGCAATGGAAGCTTCTACAGATTCTAAGGAGCGCAGACAATACCGCGCAAAGATCAGGGAAATAAAAGCAGAGATAGTTTTAAAAACCAAAGAACTTAAATCCAACAGCAAGGTGAACCCATGAAAACATTAGAACTAGCCAAGAAAGCCATAACCCGCATAGCAGAAGTAGCCGTAACCCAAGATCAATTCGACGCTTGGAATTCAACTAAGAAGAGACAGTGGTTGAAAGACCACCCTACAAGTAAGTTTGGGAAGAAGCCTGCAGGTAAAGCTAAACCTACTGGTGGTAAATCCCCTAAGAGTAAACTTAAAGAACAGAAGACTGACCCTAAAGTTCAAAAACTATTGGACCTAAAGAAAAGCTTGGAAGATAAATGGGACGCCCTAGATGAAGAATACGAACGTATTCGCAGAACAACTAATACAGGGATGAGCCGCAGCCGAGAAAACGATAAGCTAGACTCAATAAATAGGCGAAAGGAAAAGATAGAGATTAAGCTAGACGAAATAGAAGATAAATTGCCCTGATTATAACCAATAGAGGAAAGCGAAATGGAAAATAAAAGCTTCATTTATTCCAAGACCAATATCTTCGCTATTCTGCTAGCTATTCTGGTGCAGTTCCAAGAGTATATTCCTATGCTTCAGGATATTGCACCAGCTGAGTTATACAAGCAGATCGCTATTTGGGTTCCTGTTGCTATCGTGGTTCTTCGTGCTATGACCACAAGCGGCATTTCGCCTAGACTGCCTTGGTCTACTAGCAAGTAAGGAAAAATTGGACAAGGACGTCCTTCATCCAGGTAAAAAATTATGCCAATAATCTCCTCTAAGAAAAAGCTTTCTTCTAAAGGTAAAGACGAAAGCAAGAAGGAATCCAAAGTAAAGAAACCGAAACACCTAAAAGAATTTAGTAAGGAACTAGACTTAGACTCCATAAAAGACACACAGTCTTACTTAAAAGACAAGTCTAGAAAAATCCGCAAGCTTGTTAAGAACGGGGAGAACGATGCTGCTGCGGAAATGATTATGAAGTCGCTTACTTCTGTCCTAGTTGACCTGCTCCCTATCGCTGAGGAACGTTATAGGTCAGACCCTAGGCAGGGTAACGCTTACGCTTTCAATAACTTGGTGTCTACAGCAAGAGAACTTGTAGCAGACCTCCAAGCTAACACAGATAAGTCGGTTGTGGTTAACAACATTATTTTCAACATTCTACAGCCTTCTTCTACAACCATCGTTACCTTCCTTATTGATACCAATTTCTCCTTCAAGAAAGAATTAGCAGGCTACATTAAGCCTGAACATGCGAAAGACGCTAACGACGTTATCGACAAAATGTCTAAGAGTTATGTGTCTTTCCTCAAAGCAGTATTGGTTGACATTCAAGACCGCATTTCACAAGCCTTACAGGATGCTTAATCATGCACACTTTAGAACTAGCCAAGAAGGCGGTAGAGCGTTTAGCAGAAGTGGCAATTACCCAAGAGCACTTTGACTCCTGGGACTCCGCAAAACAGAAACAGTGGCTCAAGGATCACCCTAACAGCAAGTTTGGTAAGAAGCCTGCAGGTAAAGCCCCTAAAAATAAACCTATTAAGCAGGCAGATTTGAAGAAAGCGGCTACACCGACAACCCCAAAAGAAAAATACGTAACCTACAAACCTAAGTTTACGGAAGTCCCTAGCGGTATTGAGGCTATAATTATAGATAAGCCTCGTACTGAGGAAGACAGAAAGAAGTCGGCTAAAATACTGAAAGAATTTGAAGAAGACCTGAACAACCAAGTAAAACACATGCAGGAGAATACAGGTCATGGCTACACTCAATCTGCGGTGCGTTCTCTTGCAGATAGAAGTCATAAAGTAATAGACGTGGCTAGGAAACTGGAGCCTATAGTAGACGACTTTAATGTTGCAATGAGAGGATTCATAAAAGTTCGAGACTCAAAAGACCCTGAAAAAATTCAAGCCGCGGCTCGAGGAATAGATAAGGTGCTGTGGTCGACCCGTCAATTTAGAGGCCCTGCACTCACCCTTGTAAAGAAAGGGCGTATCCTTAAGTCGGTTTCTCCTTTAGCCAAAGGCTGTACTATGCGACTGGAATACATGGCTAAGGCTAGAGATGCTGCTCTTAAGGAAGCTAAACACGCAGGGTTGACCGATACCCAAAAAGACGCGGCGGCTAAACGTTCAGCTAGTATGCGTGCTCGTTGGGGTAGTATGTACTAATGCCTGCAAAAAAGAAATAGGGTCAAACAGTCTCTTACATAACAAACGTCATAATCACATGGTAGGACGAAAATGAAAACATTGGAACTGGCCAAGAAGGCCGTAACCCGCATCGCGGAAGTGGCAATTACCCAAGAGCACTTTGACTCCTGGGATTCCAGAAAACAGAAACAGTGGCTTAAGGATCACCCTAACAGTAAGTTTGGTAAGAAGGAAGCCCCAAAAGCAGGCAGGCCAATTAAGCAGGCTGATCTAAAGAAGTCATCCCAGAAAGAGCCTGAGATTCATTCAAACGTTAAACTTAAACCTTTCACCCTTAAGGAAGTAGATAAGGAAAAGTTGAAAAAAGCTATTAAAAAAGCTGACGAAGCTTATCGTAAAAGGCTTACAGAGGACTTAAACGCTAGCGTAGCCTACTTCACTAAACAACTAAAAACCCCTTTAGATCCTAGGTATAAAAAAATCGTAGAACATACCTTAAAAAACCTCACTAAGAAACTTGATAAAGTTAAACAACCGTTTAAACCTGGAACTGAAGCTTACAAGTCTATTGTAGACCCTGTCATAGCCAAAATGAGGCAGGCCCATAATAAGGCCGAACTGAATAGGGTACGTAAGCTTCTTCCTTTGAGTACCCAGAAACAGCTTAATTCATTAGACGCCAAGGTTAAAGCCTTAGACAGCCAGCTAGCTAAGTTACGTAGTAGTCTGCGCCTAAATGCTAAGAAAGGTATAGCAGGAAACGAAGTGCTTCGTAACGAAGCGGAAGACAAAATAGACATGATTAAGGCACAAATAGAGCGTATCGAAGAGAAAATTCGAGACGTATTTGACAAAGCAACAAAAGCATACAAGCCTAAATAACAATGCCTGCAAAAAAGAAGTGGGGCCAAACAGGCTCGTACCGAACTAAAGGCGGAACTGTAGCTAAGATACAAAAGCACACGTATCCGCCTAACTGGCGGGAAATATGCAAAGACAAGATACGTGAGGCAGGAGGAAGGTGTCAAAGGTGCCCTAGCGAAGACAGATTAGAGGTGCACCATATTATAGCGTTGTCTAGAGGTGGTACAAATCATCCCTTAAACCTTATAGTGCTTTGTTATACGTGCCATAATAAACGACACAAACACATGATAGGCAGGAAATGAAAACGTTAGAACTAGCCAAGAAAGCCGTAGAACGTTTAGCGGAAACTGCGGTTACCCAGAAGCAGTTTGACGCTTGGAATTCTACTAAGAAGAGACAGTGGCTTAAGGATCATCCTACGAGTAAGTTCGGAAAGCCTACGGATAAACCTATAGATAAGTACACCTCTAAGAGTGATTCACTAAAAAATGAAATTTCAGGCTTACGAAAGCAACAGCAACTTTTAAAGTCTAAGATGCGAGCCTTAAATAGAAAAATTAACCTACTAGAAAAAGATACAACTATAGACGATGATACCGCAGTAAAAAAGATTGACCGTTATTACGATACTATCCATGAATTGCAGAATAAGGAAGAGTCTATTAGTGCCCGTATCAAAAAGTTAGAGTCTGCTCTAGTAAAAGGGCGACACATCCGCTCCGATAGTAAGGGACTTTTTTATCACAGAAATGATGATAAATTCAAATAATCCCTAATGACCTAAAACACAATAATGTAAAGTGTCTTGATAACTTGAATAGGTAACGTATTGTGAACAAGAAACGAATCCTAGAATTGGCAGAAGAGTCAAAGCCAGCCAGAACTTCCATGGAACGCTTGCAAGATTACGTCCAGAAATTGGAAGATTTAATTTCCGACTTGGTAGTTAGGACTCCTGAGAAAGCAGACAAGGAAATCCAATCTATACTTGCTGGCCTGAACAATATACGTGACAACTATATTCTAGATATTAAAGTAACGAAAGATTATTCTCCTAGTTTCTTTACTAAGGAACCTGACGTGGAATTTAAAAAGAAACTAGCAAGGAACCTATTAGTATATATGAATGGCAGGTTCAACGGGAAGTATAAAAACGCTTTGCTAGAAGGTATAGCTAGCGAAGACCTAAACTACATGGAATACTTACAAACTTTGTTCACGGAGTAAACCAGATGCAAACTTTGATCGCACGTACCCCAGTGACTGCCGCTGACGCTGGTATACTGAGGCCTACTTTCGGTGTAGATTTTTCTGCATTCGGTACAAAGGGTGCCGATGTACGTAAGATGCCTGCAGCGGTTCCAGGAACTTTTTTAGACTTGCTTACCCCAGCCGTATCTGCCAAGAAACGTGACCGTTATTCGTTCACCCCTAAGGGGCTTACCCAAGTCTTTGGCCGCGCGTTAGCCCGAGACTTGGCTGGTGCTATACTTCCTGACGACAAGCGTTCTGACCTGGAGATTACTAAGTTCTTTGACGAAGAGGAACTGCGTAAACTTTACACAGGTGTTACACCTTCGTTAGCAAAGCTAGTTCGCGTAAAGCGCGAAGGCAATAGCTGGATGCTCTCTTTGCCTATCCTTGCCATTAACCTAAGCTCTTTGATTAGAGACTGCATGAAACCGTATGAAGGCGAACCAACTTCTTACGTAGCTGCTGAACTTAACCGAATAGCTACATACGTTCTCCCTACGCTACGTGCCTTAGGGTGGCGTTTCGATAGCGCTCAAGTTAAATTCGATATTCCTAAGAATCGAGTCGGTACCTCACTTCACGGTGACTACTTACAGGCTAATCAATTCTTTACTAAATACGTTAGAGGGTTTAGTGTCGAAGGAAATCACAAGGCAGCTTTTATCCGCACCCGTAATGGAGATGCGGCAACTACACTTGCGGAAGTTCCTATAGGCGAACCTGAAACGCTAGGAGCATTTATTAGAGGTGCGATGGAAACAAACTACATCGTTTACGCTAATGTTTTCCTGCCAGATGAAGAAGCTCCTTATTACTTTCAACAGCCTTCTGATGATGTTAAGCCGGGCACTGTTCTGGATTTTTTCTATCGCTGGTATCGTTATGCGTTCACTACTAAGATAGAGTTGCCTACATTTACTCACCCTATTTCGGCACCCGTTAAGAAAAATGCAGCGTTTACGCCGCGCCCGAGAACCAACAACATCGGGCTTGTCCTAACTAATAGGAATACTTTGCTTTATGTGCCCAACGACGCTAATGAGCTAGAAGCTTTTGAAGCTAGCTACTCTGAGCTAGCGGAAGCCGAAGAAGGTTATTACACTATCTCCAATAAAGGTGCAGCGGGCAAGAGTTCCAACATCACACACCGACTGCTGTACGTTGACTGGGTAAGCAACAAAATTATGTTTACCGGCGACACCCCTAACATCCAGACCATAGACCTGGAAGCAACCTACAAGCCTAGCGCTGCTTCTATTGTTAAGCGATTGCTATGGACCTTTAGCTTCGATACCATTAACACCATTGTTGCACCTATTGCAGCACGAAATAAAAAGGTGTTTGGCCAGGAAGATAGTCTAAAAAACTTTGCTTCCGCCGCTGAAATAGACAACCTAATAAATACACTTGTTTCTATTAACAATGTTTCAGGTAGAGCTTTTGCCCGAAGCGTACACGCTGACATGACTATTGAGGCATATTCGCTTGCTGCGCTTTCCTTCTTGTTCGACATTAACGAAGGCGGGAATAAGCGCTATAACGAAACTATTACAGCCGAGTTTACCTCTTATCCTGTACAGTTGCGTGATATTGTAACTAACTCGGCAAATCCTCTACTTATTCCTATTGCTCGCTGGATTAAAGAAACCCATACTAAGGTAATGAAAGACCCGCTAAACTACATAAATAGTTGCGGAACTTCTCCTGCGGCCACTATGGAACACCTAGGTTTCCTTCTGCTGTTCAACGAAGCCGTAAAGTTTAAAGAATTAAAGATTGAAGACTACAACGAGCGCAAGGTTTACTTTGAACAGGATGAGTTGGACGAAGACTACGTACCTGCATTCAAAAATTCTGACGGCGTAGAAAAGCTGCTCCCTCACCAGGCCAAAGTCCTAAACGCCAATAGAAAAATTCCTAAGTTTTCTATTATTGCAGTGGCAGCAGGCGGTGGTAAAACCATTATAGCTATCGAAGACATTATGAGGGCACTAGAAGAGGGGATAGTAAAGAAGCCTCTCGTAATTTGTCCTTCCTACCTTATGAAAGACTACGTAGCGGAAGTAAACTATGTATCCCAAGGTAAAACTAACGTTGTGGTATTTGACACCTCCGTTTTCAACGCTTACTCCAAGACTCCTGATACTTTTACAACGGGTCAGCGGGACTACTCTAAGCTGAAGGCTCTAGTAGATAACGCCCCTATTAACACTATCTATGTTACTGGATATGACACGTATGCTAGGTCAGGTAATCAATCCTCGGTGTACGGTGGGGAACTCGTATACTCTAATAGTCATATTGAGTTTATGCGGTCGTGTAATTTCGACGGCGTTTGGATGGATGAATCGCACTTCCTAAAAGCATCGGGCTCCAATCGAGCTATCGCGACCGAGACACTTATCGCCGAGATTCCGTACAAGAGATTGCTGACAGGAACCATAGCGCCTAATAGCCTTGTGGATTTGGTTAGACAGGTTAGTTATTTCAGCCCAGACATTTTAGGTAGCGAATCAGAGTTCCGCGTACGCTTCTCAGAAGATGGTTCGGACTCAGGCGCTTTTGTGGCTAGAAAAGGTGCGGAGTATGAAATTTTTAAGGAGCTAAAGAATCAGGTTGTGTTCCAAAACGTGCAGCGTAAGGAATGGGCAGCTTTGCTCCCTCGTATGCACGAACACTTTATACCTGCTTATCTAACGTCTAACCAAAAGAAAGTGTACGATATTCTTATCGGCGATATGGTGGACAAAATGTCCTCAGACTCTGAGGTTAAGACTTTTCTTAAGGAAGAACAGTCCGCAGACGTAGGAGACGCAGACGATATTGAACACGTTTTTGAGAACTACGAGGAAAATCTATCTGCTATAGAATCTTTCTTGGCTTCCCCTATGTCTACACCTATGTCAGAAGAAATGCTAGTTAGCCCTGAAGATCGTGTTTCCCCTAAAGGGAAAGAAGTTTTAGAGATTATCAGAACGCACTTATCTAATCCAACGCAGTACCCAGGCAAGATTATAGTTTTTTGTAATACTTACGCCTCGGTTGAGGGTATTTTCCGACAGTTCCCTCCTGAAATTCAGGCTGTTACGGTTAAATACTCCGCAGAAACAAAGACGGAAGATGAAGCTGAATTTAAGACTAACCCTAAGAAACGTGTGATTATAGGCATTTCGCAGTCTATGGAGACAGGCTTGAACCTGCAGATTGCGGATACTTTGATTCGCGTGGATAATGTGTGGAGCCCAGGTCGCTTTGAACAAGGCCTTGCACGAGTGAACCGCCCTAATCTAAAAGACAAAGGCGGCGACCCTCGTATGAAGACGGGCATCCACATGTACTACATTATGGTCGACCGCACTATCGACGTCCTAAAGACAGCGCGACTGACCTCTAAGACTGTGCAAATTGCCAAATTCTATAACGCAGGCACTGAGGACTATGTCCACTATGAGAACATAGGGTTTAATGCGGACGGAACACCTTTAGAGCCTATACGGGTCTCCATGGAAAACTTGAGACATGGACTAACCTATAGCGAAGACCTAATGCCTTATATGGAAGCCTACGAGCAGTATAGAGAGGCCGAAGATACTGTGTTTGACGAGTATCAGAAAGCTCACCCTGAGCTTGTTCCTGTTGAGGTAAAACACACGGGTCTGCTAAAAGGCTCTAAGCTGCTAACACGTATCCCGTACACTCCAGGCATGTCTATTTTTGCTGCTGACAAGCTGGGTCTTGTACCTTACCCAACCTATAAGCGCCAATTCATAGAAAAGTACGGGGAAGCTCGGTGGGACCCGTCTAACCTTCCAGTACACACGGAATATGGTGAAGGGAATATAGGCAATGCCCGAGTAAACCATATTAGCGTACATTTGACCTCCGGCGGTACTGCTAACTTACAACCTTCCGTTATTTTTGTTATTACTAAGAAAGTAACGTCTACGAAGGAAATCCGACAGACACTCGCTGATATTGTTGGACTAGAAGGCTTAGAAATTCAGCTAGAAAACTTTAGAGTAGAGAAACGCAAAGCACGAAAAGAGGCAAGGGAGCAAAGGTTAGCACAACGCGAGCTTGAGAAGCAAATGCGCTTAGCCGAACGTCAAAAGCGTAAGGAAGAAAAGCTACAGCCTACTGAAGTAGTGCGTGAGGACAAGCGCCGTAAGAAAGACGCGGAAGAGGAAATGATCGCGCCTGCTGACATGGAGGAGAACAGCACTATTAGTCTCTACCTGACTCTTACTAACGACATGATTTCCTTAGCGACCTCCGCAGACGACCCTGACGCTAACTACAGGGAACTGAAACCTTACGGGTTCAACCTAGTACGCCCCTATTGGTATCTTGAGTTGAAACAGGCAGCCGCGCTAGACACCTTTATTGACAAGCTAGATCAAATGTCGCAGAAAGGAACTATTGTTATCAATGATAAATACTTCTACATGTTGGAAGACATTTATAATGAGTTCAAACAAGGTAGAAGCAAGCTACTACAGGTGTCTCAACGAACCACTACAGAAATTGGTCACTTCCTTATAGACCGTCGCCGTAAGATTACAAATCCGCTAGAGATTCGCCCTGTTCCTATGATCGTAGATGGTAGTCTATACATCTGTATGGATACGCTCATTCACAATCCCGCTATTGTTCAAAAGGTTAAGCGTATTCAGGTCCCTGGAGTTAAGTGGGAACTGCAAGATGATGCACTGATAGCCTTCTTCACTAGAAAGTCGGAAGTTATGAGCACAGTCAAGGAGCTTAAGGCAGACGGCTTCATTATTGAAAACGAAGCGGAGCTTAAGGAAGCATACAATCAACTTAAAGTAAGAGGCGTAAAATGAAAAAAGTTTCCCCCGACGTGGTACTAAAGATTCAAATTTTTCTGAAGGAAGCCAGCATTTTTTACGGTGTTCCTTCAGAATCTTGGAGTGCTCAAGCTATAAACGCCCTTAAGGAGTACCGGAGACGTAAGGGAACTAAGTTTCCTAACTATACAACGATGCCGGGTAGTGTCGAAGAATTGCCTGAAGAGTTGCAAAAATACATTCAGGACAAGGAAGGCGCCTCTAATGTCGAGGTGGTAGGTGAGGACGAAGCTACGTCTGACACCCTTGAGCTTTCTTCAGACCAACAGGCTTCGCTGCAACGCGCTATTGACTACGCTGAAAATAATCCTCCTAAGGAAACTACAGGTGAAGACCTGGAGGAATTATTTAAGGGTGAGCCTACTGAAGAGAAGGATGAAGCGAGCGACAACATTGAAATCGTTACTAAGGTTGCGGCTACTGAGCCTGTAAAGCAGGAAAGCGCCCCTGAAGTAGCGGCTCAAGCGCCTGCTGCACCCATAGTCAATCCTACTTCTGCTTCTTCTAAAAAGAAGAGACGGTAATACTGTTAAGTGTAGTATATAGCACACTAACATTAAGCCCTTACTAACCCTAAGGGCTTTTCACCTGTAAAGGTACATTGGAATGTTTGACTACGTTGAATACAGGGACTTTGAAAACAGAGTCCCTAAGTACTGGAAGTCTGTTTCTTCTAAATGCACGCCGTTCAACCTAAAGATTCCTGTTGAGAAAAAGTGGAGCAAGGCGTCTCGCAGGGTTCTTATTGTGGTTGGACACGTCGCGTCTGAGGACCTGAGTGCAGAACAACTGCTATCAGGAAATTCTAAAAAGGTTCTGGTTAATTGTTTCGAGTACGCTAAGAGGCTAGCCCAGCCTTACGGATACGTAGAGGACAATTCCACAGCCTATGCAGCAATCAATTTCAATTTTTTCAAGAACTACCACCTATCAAATACAGATCGTACTAAGTCGGATTCAGATGCAGCTAATAGAGTACGCGCCTACATACGCGAGGTCGACCCTACGCACATTCTTTGTTTGGGGGAAGAGCCGAGTTCCTCGTTGTTCGGTGACGACATTAACTTGGTCTTGAATAAGAAAGGCTGGGTACACAAAATAAAAGTGGAAGGTCGCACTAGGACAGTAGTTACAACAATAGACTATAGTGAAGCAGTAATTAACTCTAATAAATCTTCTTCTTTCGAGGATGATGGTGGAGATAACGGCGAAGGGGCGTTGAAGGCTGCGTATACTCTAGGGTATCTATGCCGCAACATTCGCAACCTTCTGCTAGACCGAAATCCACATGACATTGGCCACATAAAAGTAAAGCCTTACCTAGTAGACACTATAGAAAAGTTTGACGAAATGATGAAAGAGTTGAAAGCAGCTAAAAAGATTGCTTTTGATACGGAAACTGCCAACCTAAATAAAATAGCTAACAAGTTGTTGGTTATGCAGTTCTCCACCACCTCAAAGCGCGGCTATATTCTTCCATACCTCCACAAAGACACTCCGTTTAACAAAGGCGAGCTAGACTATATTAGGAAAAAACTGCGTAAATTCTTTATGCAGAAAAAAGAAATGAGCCTTGACGAATACCTTATAATGTACAACGGCAAATTTGACTTGACTGTTGTAAAGCAGGCCTTAGGAATACCTTTTATATATTGGCCTGTATACGATGCAATGGTTGGCGAACATACCCACGATGAAACCTTGCGGTTCATGGAAAATCAGTCTAGCACACCGCACGGTAACATGGCACAAACTTGCTGTACTTATGGAAGCGCTTTCTATTTTGAAGCAGGTTTTTCCAAGAAAGATCGCGGTAATATGGAAGCAACCGACCTGTATGATAGGGACTTCCAAAAATACTGCGCTGCGGATACCCAGCTACTGCTAGCGGTGCACGACGAACAAGTATCTAGGGCCAAGCACTTGATACATAAAGAGAGCGGGGAATCGGTTTCTTTTAAGCAGGATTTCTTGCGCGTTGTTATCAATCAAATGTCTAACAATATACATGTGTTTGCTGCTATGGAACACCGCGGTGTCCACATGGATGCCAAGTACTTATCCTTTATGAAAACCCGAGAGTCTCCTATATCTAAATCTATTACTGACCACATCAGAAACTTCAACAAAATTGAAGCTGTCCGAAAGGCCAACGATGCGCTTCTGGAAGATGAAGGCGAAGTACAGGAGGGAGGTCTGTTCAATATAACACCTTGGGTATTCGATATAGGTAAGCCTGCACATAAAGATAAATTATTCTTCGATATTCTAGGCCTCAAGGCACTCTCGTACGGTAAGAAAGGAACACCTAAACTAGATAAATCTTTCAAGAGCGCGTATGCTGACGTACCTGAAGTAGCTATGCTAAACGACTTGGAAAAATTAAAGAAATTGAAGTCTTCCTACGTGGATGCTTTTGCCCGACAGCTTAATGAGCCTGACGGCAAAGTGGATATGAGACTGCGCCCTATGTACGGATTCTTTAAGGTTCTGTCAGGGCGCTCCAACTCAGAGAAGCCTTCTTTGCAACAGGTTCCTCAGCACTCTGCCAACGCCAAGTACATTAAGCGGATGTTTGCCCCTGAACAAGGCAAACTTATAGTTAAGATGGACTACTCCGCGCATGAAGTAAGAGGATGGTCTATTATTAGTCACGATAAACTTCTAGCCGAGCTTTTCGCTATCGGTAGACGCATTCGCCAATCGTATAGGGCTACAGGTAAAAAGAAATATGCGCTTGAGCTTCAACTAAAGGGCGACGTTCACAAACTAAACGTGGAATTCTTCTTCGGTACGCCTATTGACAAGGTAACTAAGGAAGAACGTAACGCTATTAAAGGTGTGGTGTTCGGCGCTATCTACGGTAAGTCCTATAAGACCTTGGCGAAAGACTTGAAAAAAGACGATAGTTTCACTAAGGATTTATACGACAGGTTCTTTGCTCGGTTCAAGAAAGCCGCAGCTTGGCTGGAATGGGCAAAAGCTTTCGGACAGAAGAACCTTTTTGTTAAGTCTGCTCTAGGTAGGCGTCGCCATCTTTTTGGTCATCTTATAGGAGATAAAGGCGTAAGCGCTGCTATGGATCGCCGCGCTATGAACTCACCTATTCAAGGTATGGGTGCAGATTTTGGTCACACTGGTTCGCGCATAACCGAAATGCACTTGTATGAGTACCTACAAAAAGTAGGCGAACTAGACGAAGATTCAACACATTGCCCTATAGGAACCGAGATCATGGTGCATGACTCCATCTTCTCTAGCGCCCCACTAAAGCATATCTTGGCAACCGCCCAGATTATGCAATGGTGTACTACCCTGGGAGTGCAGGCATATTACGATAAGTACTTCGACCTGAAGTTTACGGTGCCTGTAGAAATTGAAATGGAATTTGGCGCCTCTCAGGACGCTACCTACAAGTGGGACTGGTCTAACTCTGGTTATGATCCACAGATCCACGAATGGAACGAAGACTCTTTAGCATATCACGGGTACAAACTGAAATCCTATGACAAAGAGAGTGGCGCCTACAGAGTAAAGAAAGATGGCGAAACTTTGGAAGGCAAGGCTATTAAAGACGGTTTCTTTTCTATAGAAGAAGCTATACGCTTGTCTCTGCAGGATCATGCTAAAATTTATCCTGACCTTGACCCAGAAAAAGAGTTCAAACGTGTGTTTAAGGATTGGGAAATAAGCAAGACCAAAAAGTATCTGGACAAGCACTATCCAATCCTAGACAACTATAAGGAAGAGTATAAGGAGTGCGTCTAAATTCTTTATACTCTACCAAGTAGGCATGTATAAGACTACTGTAAAGTTAAGGATATACTCATGGGAGTAGACCAATGCAAAATGATTTTAAAATACCTATTATTCACGTAGACCCTCCTCAGTATAGGTGTCAGGATAAAAAAATCCTAGAAGAAGTCAGGTGCGCTCCAATCAACCCAAACGCTTTGCCTATTCTTCATATAACTCGAGGCTTTGAAGATGAAGGCTCCTTAATAGGGCAACCTCAGGCTCGTATCATAATAGGAGGATGTGCGGTAGGCCGTAAAGACTGCCAACCACAGAGTGATATAGGGGCCGCTGCGTCTAAAGTAATGAGCATTGCCGAAATTATAGTAGAGCTTTATAAGATAGGCGCAGACAAAATTAAGACAGTAGTTATCTCTGAAGGCGATTCACCGCAGTACCGTACACAAACTGCTGCATTATCAAACGCCCTAAAAGATAATGGGTGGAATACCCATCTGGAAACCTCAGGATTTCTTATAGACACCAAGTACTATAATTGGTTTAACTACATATCTATAGCAATTAAGACTACGTATTCCACAGCACCGTCCGACAACAAGCATATTAGAAAAATTATTGAATACTCTATGCTAACACCTCAACCCCACCAAATTAAGGCTAGGGTATCCTGCGTAGAGGACCTTCAGTGGATAGAGGAAAAGTTTAGACCTCTTCTATTGCAAAAAGAACGCCCACTAATCATTACTACACAAACAGAAGATACTACCGCTTTTGACTTAGTACAAGATTGGATTAGACCGGAGTACAACGTAAGAGTTATTGCCTCACAACACGTTATATTAAAACAACGGTGACTTATGTTTGGAGTATTGGTGCTTTATAATTCAACAAAAAATAGTAACAACCTAACTGAAATATGTAAGGGTTTGTGCAAAGACCAAAAGGTAACATACGCTACCGCGAATGACCTACATATAGAGGTGGACCCTGATACATTAAACCTACAGACAGGGGATTTTTTCCTGTCGAGTTCAGATCAAGCCTGTAGCGTACCCATCCCTTCGAAAGGAAGCGCTGCCGTATCTTGGTTCAACGGGTTCGTTACTCAGCCTAGTAAGGAAGAGCTAGACGCATTTACCGGAATCAGTGACGATACCTGTAGTAGCGACGGGTACTATCCAGCAAAACTTTTGGTTAAGTTAAACAGCTACAAGCACCCGCATAGTCAAGATTTAGAAATGAATTATACTAAGTTAGTACATTCTAGAGTGACGTGCCTAATTGAGGGAATGTTTTCTTTTTGTTTAGCCTATCTGACCAAGAGTAGTAGGTCTAGGGTAGTGCTAGCTGCGAAAGATAAAGACCTATATATTACTCTGGCGTATTCCACAGACTTCTACGCTTTGGTTTGGTCCGATGACGTAAGCACAAGCAGCAGATTTAGAGACGCTGACTGCTACATTTATGGGCTAACGCCACTATCAAATAACGGAACTCTAGTATTACATCCAAAGTTTTTAACTTCAAAGTGGAGAAAGTGGAGGTCCCCTTCTCAGGAAGGAAATAAAGCCCCGAACGCTTTGAGGGCTGTATCCATATTGGAGTCCTACCTAAAAAGAAATACGGTAGACTTCTGTGCGGATAAGTACGATTGTACAATTATTTAGTAAACTCCAAGGAGTAAGTCAAAATGAAAGTAAAAGTAACTACAGAAAGTTTTATTAACGCCTTAAAGGACGTGCAAAAAGTAGCGCCTTCGGAAACAATAAATATAACGGCGTCTAGCAAAGCGTTAACCCTGTCCTCATCCTCAACAGGTGCCTCTATTTGTGTTATTGTATCCGGGGCTAAAGTGGAGTCTAAAGGCTACTGCGCGGTGCCTGTCGCTACTTTAGAAGGTGTCCTTAAGAAGCGTAAAGACGTAGTATTCGAGTTGCATAAGGATGAGCTTCAATTCAAAGCAGGCTCTGCTACTAGCTACGCAGGTAAGCTAACGACAGTTCCTTACCAAGAAATTAAAATAGAAAAAGAAGAATCCATATTAAAGCTAGACGAAGAAACTTTGTCCAAGCTTTCTGAAATTATTTCCAACGTAGCCTTAAATTCAGTCAACTTAAAGAAGCAGGATATCCTACCTATCTGTGTTCGCCTGTCGGATGAAGGTATTGAAGCCTCGTGCGCGTCACGCAATCACATGGCTTACGCACATTTCCATAAGAAAACATTTAAGAAGACTAACGAATTTTGTGTAGAACCCTCAATCCTGCCTCTTATTGAATCGGTAAGCCGCAAATCCGCCTACAAGTTAGCGGTGACCGACAATTCTGTTTTCGCGGAAAGCGACACCTTTCAGATTAGATTCGTAACCCAACAGTTAGACCGCTTTGTAAAATTACAAACAGTAAAAGACTTCCTTAAGAATCGCCCTAAGGCCGAGGCAACCATTAAAGCTAAATCCGAGGACGTAGTAGCAAGCTTTCAGAATATGTTGTCTCTATACGAGCAGAATAGTTTTATTGAGGTCACTTGCAAAGATAACACACTGAAAGTAGCTACTAAAACCAAGTTTGGAGCCGCCTCAGAAAATCTTAAAGGGGAAGCAAAAGGCGGCTTTAAAAAGCCTTACGGAGTGCATCCTAAAGTATTTGATGATCTGCTAGTAAAGTGTAAGGCAAACACGATAAAAATAGGATTTCACGATGGGACCTCTATCTCTATAGACCAGTCCAAATCAGACGTAGATTACTCCTACTCCTGTTCTACCACAAAACTATAATGAAGCTACATAATAAGGTGTTTTCCCTACCTGAGCTATACATTACTGAAACCTTCCAACGCATGTTAATAGATAAAAAACAATGCGTGTTATATACCAAAAAAGATTTATCTATGCACGCTAGTCTAGTACTAAACTATATGGAACATATCACAATACCTTTTCTTAGCGTTTATGAAATAAATGCTGAATGCGTCGACGGCATAACGGTAGGCTACCTATTCGAGGTTCACTCGAAAAAAATATCACATAGCTACAATTTTTTTGCAGTTACAAGCCTAAAAAAGTCCGAGCTTAGCCTGACTGAAATGAAGAAAGCGAAGATAGCTTTAGACCTTAGATTTAAAATAAAAGGGTTAAAGCTTTATGCCTTGGATGCCACAGGAGTATTAGTTACGTGTGGCTTTAATGAAGACTTAAAGGAAATTTTGGAGTTCTAAATGTCTGCAAAAAATGTAGCGAAGAAAGCAGCTTCTAAGGCTAAGCCTGCAAAGATAGGGCTCTCCGAGCTGGAGAGTGCCTACAAGGTCATTGTAGATTATTTACAATCGAATACGTCCGAGTATGACAACAAAAACAATCTGAATGGAACTCCTAACCTAGCAGCTAAGTCTCTTATGGAAAGGGCCAAAAGTGATTTAGAAATTTCTAAGGAGCTTCGGCAATCCCTACAAAACCTTCAGTACATCGCCAGAGACACAGGCGAGGCAGACGTTGTGGTTCATGGGCCTATTGAGCTACATAGTATATGTCCTAGTCACTTGATGCCTACTTCATACGAAGCTTACGTATCGTATGTGCCGAATCCGCAGGACGGTTACGTTGTTGCCACACCTAGCCTATATCAGGCGGTCGCGGCCCTAGGCAGACGCGCCGTTATACATGCCAAGCTTGCCTCAGATATTGTAGACGTTCTATGTAAGCCAGCTAAACCCAATTTCCCTTCTATAGAAACTGCTGGTGCTGCTGCACTATTGTTAAGCACATCACCGTGTGTTGCATGTAATAAGGAAATGTCTGAGGTGACTTCACTAACTTATGTGTTTAGAGGCGTATTTAAAAATAAAGATATGGAAGCCAAGTTCTATCAGGCTATCAATAACATCCAAACATCGAGGCCGAAGCGTTGAAAAAATCGACTGCCCAAGACCTGTTACCTTTGATTGAAAAAATTCAACACCTATTAAACAAAGACGCCTTTAAGGAAATTGAATCTCTGCTACTAGAAAAAACAGAAAACATAGGAAGCCTAACCTTAGAGGAAATACTTACTTACCTGCGTTGTACTTTTTCCAAACGTCACTACTACTCAGAAGCTTGGGAGATTTTTAAGGAAGCAGCCATTGACGAAGTGCAACAGTCTAATATAAACCCAAGCGATATATTTATAGGTTTACTGTAAAGTGAGCTAGAGGTAATAATTATGGGAATGTCGCAAGTAAAGCGGGTCTTGAAGAAAGACCCAGCCTTCCTCAAGTTTAAGGAAGTTGCGGAGTATTGCAAAACCGTAGCAGAGTTCGACAACCTAGTTAAAGAAATGGAAAACATGCACCAGGCTAGGAAGTCTAGAGCGCTGTATCTAGGAAAGCCTAAGCTAAAAACACTTATGGATGCCTCTCTGCAAGGTACCGCATTCCGCTCGCGCTGCGTGGAAATTATGATTAACGTAATGAAGGCACAACGCACAATGGAGGCCGCTATCGACCGTATAGAAGCCCACATAATGGCAAGCTACAAGGACGAACTCGGCGTAAAGTCTCAGGCAGATAGAAAAACCGTTATCAAGGCGCTGCTACAGAAAGAGTATTACAGGTTAGCAGACTACAACCGAATAATTGAAATGGCGCAGGCCTTGATACATGACCTAGACCAATGGATGTGGACGGCGAAACATACTCTAGACGCATTAAATATCCTGTACACAAGGGAAAGCATATTAGGACAAAAGAAATTGTGAGGTCACAATGAGGCTGACTTATGTGGTAGCAGAGTCCGACGAACAATTTAATTGCTTCAAAGACTCAAAAAAGTATAGAGATAAAGGCTGCTGTATACGGCTTACCGACAGTTGCCAGATACGAGGCCAGTCCTCGCCTGAAGTTGTGGTTTTGTCTAAAGACGTTCCAAATTACGTAGAGATAGAAAGGGTTGTCAAGCTAACAAAAATAAGTAAGAATGAACACCACCTCCCTCTCGAAATCCTGCCAAAAGAATTGTACCTGTAATTTCCTCGCACCCAAATCTTCTAGGACGTACCATGCTAAAAGCTTACATAAAAGACAGAATTTATCTGCCTATTAAAGCAGTAGACCTAGACAAACTTAGAGACCAGTACGTAGTTAAGCAATACCAAGAAGACAGGTGTGCAAAATGCCCCTTCCTACAGGACCGACACTCCGATACTTGCGATGACTGCCCTGCCTACTTAGGTGAGTTCCAGCTTTTTAATGAAAAGCAGCACAACGGAAAGGGATATGTAGGTCTCTCTATTGGTCAAACCAAGAAGTTTAAAAAAGTTCTTAAAGTAGATAAAGACGAAATACGGTTCAAAGACTCTAGAACGGCTACAAAGTTTAAGCATAAGATTAAGTTTACAGGCACTTTATACGATTACCAGAAGCCCGCGATCAAGCGCATGGTCGAGAAAGGCTACGGCGTCTTACAAGCACCGCCTCGCAGCGGTAAAACCGTTATGTTTACCGACATAATGTGCGAGCTTGGTGTAAAGACGCTAATCATTGCGAACCAATACGACTATCTAGAACAATTCTATGAAACCATGTGTGGGTCGGACACACAGAAGCCTCTAACCAACATCCCAGATATTGAGGCAGATACTAGACGGAAAATTTGCGGTATCTGCAATTCAGTTGAAGACTTTGAAAAGTATGACGTTTGTTTAGCAACGTACCAGCAGTTTATTAACGATAAGAAAGGCAAGAAGCGCCTTAAGCAAATCAAAAAATTGTTCGGCCTAGTTCTAATAGACGAATGCGACCTAACACCGGCTGAAGCCTACTCTCGCGTTATAAATCAGTTCCAATCCAAATATAGAATGGGTTGCACAGGTACAACAGACCGCAAAGACGGCCGCTACTTCCTAGTAGACCACTTGCTTGGTCCTACGATGTATACAGTAGAAGTCGAGACCTTGACGCCTCGCGTGGAGTTCATAGAAACAGGAACCGTTATTTCGCATGATTACAAGGTGCTTGCATACGCCTATCGCGCACTCGCTAATGATACAAAGAGGCATGATTTAATCTTAGACTGGATTGAACACGATATTAAGAATGGACGTTCTATCGTTATTCCTGTAGCAACCGTAGATCAGTGTAAACGAATAGTTGCAGACATTAACTCAAGATTCGGAAAAGAGATTGCCTGTGCATTCACACAAGCTACCGCTAAGAAAAAAGAAAACCGCAAAAACATTATCCTTAAAGCCAGAAAAGGCAAGTACAAGCTAATTGTTGGCATACGTAAAATGGTGCAACGCGGCATCAATGTACCTGCTTGGGATACACTGTACGAGATAACTCCTATCAGCAACTCACCAAATTTCCGTCAGGAAACCTCGCGTATTCTAACGCCGCTTGAAGGTAAGCCTCAGCCTATAATACGCTTCTTCCTAGACGACTTCGGGCTTTCTCGCGGCTGCCTACGAACTTGCCTGTATAATGATGGCATCTTAGCTATGAAGTTTAAAGTAAGCAAAGAAAACTGGGATAGGGCCCGTCGTTATACTCCACCTAAGGGTAGGGTCGTAGACATTGCCAAGATGACTCCAGATGGCGCAGTAAAGATAAAGAAGAGAACCAAACAAAAAATTGGGAAACTATAAAATGGCACGCGATAGTCTAAAAATATGTTTAGATAAGCGTAATACAATAGCTACTAAGCAAATGGTAACCAGAGGACTTCCTAAGTCTATTCTATCGTACCCTTCTTTCCGCCTTGAGGACAAAGCTGCCTCTTTCGTTTCTAAGGTAGAAGGTCTCCGAGAGAAGCGTATTGAGAAAGGTAAGCAAGTAGACAGCATAAAGAAAATGATAGAAGACCCTTTCTTAGGGCCTTATGTCGCCTGCATTAGTGGTTCTCCACATGATGTTAACGCTAAACTGCTAGGCGCGTACATAATGATGCAAGCTGTAATAATGCAGATGAATAAGGAAGAACTTCCTAAAAAACAGCAGAAGAGGCTTAAAGATAAAAGTTTTCCTATCTGGCACAACCTGTATGGCGGGTTCGACAATCCGTTAGTGACTAAAGACAACAACTCTATCCATAAGCCTAGCCTGATTATTATTTCTAACGTAACAATTGATAGTACAGGCCCTAAGATAGAAAAGCTTCGTGACATTCTGGAAGCTTATTCCTCAGTACCTAGAATTGTGATTGCATCTGGCACTGACCCTTTAACGCTGTTTCATTCCAGACTATATAGCAACCTGAATTTTTGCTGCCACTTAGGCTCATCTTTGACCAAGAAATCCCACGTGTTGTAAACGAGGAAATCAAGTGAAATTGCATAACGCGGACCTTGAGCTATCAGTTCTCTACTCCATCTGTGAGAGCGATTCTAAGGTAAAGGCTAAACTTCTTGCTAACACAGGCCCTAAGTATTTCTTTAATGACCACACCAATGAAGCTGTCAAACGCATTATGGCTTTGGTTAAGGTATCCGATGAAATACCTTCATTCTCCGAACTGACTAGCGATCCAGTACTATCTGAAACGACTAGAAAAAAGCTGAAGAAGTACAAAGGAGAACCTATCACTGAGAAAAAATTCCGTAGACGCTTAGGCCAGCTTCAGCAGTATTATCAAGTTAGGGAACTGTACTTCCTAAGCGAAGGCCTAAACAAGGCGTTACAACAGGAAAAAGTAGACGTACCTGATCTTCTAGAACAAACTGCGGATAAGCTAACCAATGCCCGAGTTCGCAGGGACCTGAAGCAAGAGATACACCACATCGGCAAGTCTAATAACTCTGCGGATATTGTTAAGCGCCTCTTATCCAAAGAGAAGCCTAACTTGGTTCCGACAGGGTTTTCTCCATTTGATAACGTTAATGGCGGAATCGCGTATGGTGGTCTGTTTGGCTTAGGTGGTCCTGCTGGTGGTGGTAAGACGTCCTTAGCAATTCAGTTAGCTATGAACATGAGTGAGCTAGGGCGCGAGGACGTAGCTTATGTACCACTAGAAATGGATGAAGATGAAACCATGGAACGCATCCTGGCTAACAAGTCAGGAGTTAAGTTGAACCGAATTAAACAACGTATTACCACAGAAAAAGAAGACAAGATTATTAAACGCGCCTATAAAAAGCACGTTAAAGGTTTGAAGGAAGATAAGACACGTTTCACCATATTCTCCCCATCCGAGGATATGACTATTGAGGAAATACTTCTAACGCTAAAGCCGTACGGGCACCGGGTAATTATCATTGACTACCTTACACTTTTGAAAGGCGTAGACAGCGACGCAGGCGGGGAAAAGCAATGGCAGAAGTTGTCTCAAGTAGGCCGCTATTGCAAGATTTGGGCAAAAGCAAATAAGACTGTAGTAATTCTCCTAGCGCAGGTTAATGACGAAGGTGCTTTACGCTATTCTCAGGCCTTGAAAGAACACGCCAATAATCTATGGGTGTGGCCTGCTAATAAGGAAACGCGAGAGAACAAAGTTATGCGTATCTCTCAGATTAAAGCACGTAACCAGTCCTTGTTTGATTTTGAGCTTGGTTATGATGATGAGTTGTTCCAAGTATTCGACGTTAATAAAGCACCGGATTCCAAAGAAGAAGAGGAAACTTCAGGCAAGCCTGCGGAAGATGAGTACCTTGCTAGCGTAGACGAGGACTGATATGGAAAACCCTTTCGGTAATTTAGCTCCTATTATACCTGCTATTATAGACATAGACCCTGAAAACTTCGACACCAAAGTGTTCGCTACTAACAAAAAGAAGAAGACTAAGGAAATTTATGACCCCGCTAAGCCGAAATCCCGGTTTTTCTCTGACAAGAGAGGCTCTCGCTTTTTAGAGATTAAGGCCCGCAGAAAAACCTTACGAGAACTTAGGCAGGAGTGGGAAGCCACTATTCGTCCTAAGGATGAAATTATTGAGGAAAAGGTAGAAGTCAAAGTATCTAAAAAAGAAAAAGCAGACTTTTTGGAGGCTCTTCATAAGAACACTGACAGCCTACACCAATTCTTTCTAAAAGAAATTCTGCCTGTATACACCGCTATTGACCCTGCATTACGCCAAACCGTAGAGTCGGCTTCACACATCGTAGGAGATGATGCGGATTTATACCTTAGCGACGACCTACTAAATATGATTGACGACGCTATTAACCTTAAAGTATTCCATTTCATTTGTGATAAGCTCTTTGTGGACGAAAAAACCAAGAAGCTAATACAGTCCCGGTACTTTACTCCTGTTGAACGGAAGCCTAAAAAATGAATGCTAACTGCCTAAACTGTAGCAAGTTTATTCAGTGCAGCTATCCTAATAAACGTGGGTCCTATAAATGCGATAAGTGGTCCGAGGTCAAGCTTAGAGACGGCCTGCTAATTAGCTTTGATGCAGATGAAGAAAAACTCTCCTTGCCTAGCCTATCAAAAGCAGACCTACACTTCGACGAAAACAAGCTAGATACTGCCTTCGATAACATGGAGGCTTACTTGGATGAGGCTCTTAACAACAAACTTCCTGTTCCTAAAGATTTTAAGTTTGACGATCGAGACTTGCCTCTAGCCAAGAACATGCACGACTTTATCACTAACCCTGTGTATGGTTTCAGAGAGTCTACACTATTTTCTAGGCAATTGTGGATGGCTACTAAGCTGTTTGGTGAATGGTGTTATGACTGTACCAAAAATAGACATAAGAATTCTAGCCAGACTAACAAAGTAAAGAACCCGATGAAGGATGTCAGGAACATAAAAATCAGGGCAACTATGGAAGACTTTGCTGATAAGGTACAACTGCTAGAGCATGGAGTGTGCCCTAAATGCGGAACGAATAAGCTAAAACTGTATAAGGAAAAGAAATTAAAATTCTACACTGAGTTAGCTGTATGCGCAGGGCAGCGTTCCGGTAAGTCTATTGTTACGTCGTTCCTGTTTGCCTACCACACTCATCGCCTGCTAAAGTTGCAAAAGCCTGCACAGCTATTAACAGGTGCCTCTAACACATTGCTCACCATTTCTATGGTCTCTATTGATAAAGGCGGCGTTATGCGAAATCTTTGGATGCCTTTCTACGCCGCTTTAGAGGATAGTAAATGGTTCCAAGAATACCACAGTATGCTGTCACACTATGGTAAGAAGTACGGTGAGGAAGGATTCAAACAGATGGATACCTTTCTCCACTACAAACATAGAAGGCTCTACATTCACCCTACAGTACCTAACCAACGTGGCCTTCGCGGTGCTACTCGAATAGGATCCGCAATCGACGAACTTGGTTGGTTTGACGCAAACTCTCCTGATAAGATTACCCTGTCGGCAGACGGTATTTACGAATCGCTTAACCGCTCTATGCTTACAACTAGAACGAGCGCTAGAAAACTATTCAAGTCCGGTTACTTCGATATACCTACAGGATTTTCTTTCAACATTTCCAGCCCGTCTTCTACCGACGACAAAATAATGCAGCTAGTTACTAAGCACAGCCACAGTAAGACGGTTCTAGCCGTACATGCGCCTACGTGGGAACTAAATCCTAACGTACCTCGCAAAGACCCTGAAATTCAAAAGGCCTACAGCGAAGACCCTATTGCGGCTGACCGAGATTATGGAGCTAATCCTCCTTCTCGTAATGGATCGCCTTTCATATCAAGTCCTGCTTTGATTGAAGACGCCTTTACTAACAAGAAAAATACAGTGGAATACAGATATGAAACCAAGAAATCAGAGAAAGAAGACGGAAAAATCTATAAGGCAGCACAAGCAACGATTCACGCCCCTAGTGTCGTTAACGGCTCTGTCCTTGCTATTGACGCTGCTTATTCTGATAACTCTTTCGCTATTAGCGTAGGTCACCTAGAGGAAAAGAAAATTGTATTTGATGCCTTAGTGGAAATTATTCCAGATAAAGGCAGAAATGTGTTGAACCACGCCCGAATTGTCAAGAATATAATCGAACCTATGATTCGTGCCTACAACGTGAAGTACGTGGTAGCTGACCGTTGGAACTCTCTGTATTTGCTCCACAAATTTATGGAAGACTTTCCTCAACTAGTGTCTGCGGAACAATACTCAGTTAAGTACCAAGACTTTGTAGAGTTCCGCTCCTACGTAGAACACCAAGGCATCGTTTTTCCTAAGCTGGAATCAGACGATAAACATTTCTATATAAATGGCATAGGTAAGGAAGGGCAGTTCTATCCTAACCTGTTCGATTATAAACCTGTGTGCCATTTGTTCCATCAAATGCTAACTGTTCAAGATGGAAAGAAGACCGTTGAGAAGGCACATAAGAAAACGGATGACCTATTCCGATCTGTTGTATTAGCTAGCGCCTACCTATTAGATGCAGACGTAGTACCTAACCTAGCCGATAAGAAAGTTAACTATAATAGAGGCGTTGCGGCGCTAGCTTCTGGAGGCGCGTCTACTAATGTGGTAGTTAATGGTAGAGGAAAAGGTATTGCTGCTATGTAGTCCGTAGCAGCTTTTCCTATTTCTGACTAATTTTATATTAGAAACTACGAGGACATGTAATATGGAACGCATAAATCCTTTGGTGGCTGCTGCTACCAACCCTGAGAGAATTAAAGAGACAGCAAAACACAATACGTTAGAAAGCGTAGAAAACTGTCCTGTGTGCGCCAAACAGATGCGCGTAATTTTGGCAAACAAAATTCCTTCCTTTGTTTGCCTAGCTGACCGTATTTCTTTTCCAACAAAAGATGATTAAGCCATGTTGAAATTTCGAGGCTCTGTTTCCACCAAAGTTTCTGATGGTAAAATAAAAGTTGTTTCTTCCACAAAAAGTATCCGTCAGAAGTCACTAGCTAAAGCGTCAGGTAGTGCCGAGCTTGCTAACTTAGGTGGGCTTGGTAGTCGAAACTCTGTATCAATGAGTACGATTGGCGGTAGCCAACGTAACAACATGGACTTGTACTTGATGGGTCTGTTAGATGACTCTCAAGAAGCACTACTCCATAAGTACTACAGAGACATTTATTATTACGACCCCGTTGCAGGTTCGGCGGTAGACCTACAGTCTTCACTACCTTTCAGTGACTTCGATTTAGTCGGAGCGAAACCCGAACAGTTGCATAAGTACAACTCCGCTATAGCTCGCCTAAATTTTAAGTTGATGAACCGATTTATCAGCGCAAACTATTTGGTTTATGGTTCGTTTACAGGCACAACGGTATATAACCGTCAGCAAAAGATTTTTACAGACCTTCTTCCCTACGAAGTTGAGGATTGCGCTTTTCAGTATAATCCTTTTGCTAGTATGGACCCTATGATTACGGTCACTCCTAACAAGGAACTGCAGGAGTTCCTAACCTCTGAAGAGGAGGTAGTCAAGAATTTACGCTCACAGATTCCTAGTAGCCTTATAGATGTAATGAATAAAGGGGAGTTTGTTCTAGACCCCCTAACAACATTATTTCTGGCTCGCCGTGGTATGGATGCCAATAAACCCGTGTCCTACTATAAGCGTATTTTGCCTTTGTATCTCCTAGAAAAGACCTTGCTGCGCGGCACATTAGTAGAAGCAGGAAAACGCCAGCGCAGTTTGTTACACGTTCAGGCAGGCGATGACAACTGGGAACCAACACCAGAAGAATTGCAAGCTTTAGTATCCTTGTTCCAGCAGGCCGACTTAGATCCGTTAGGACCTATCATTGCCACTAGACAAGGCATTTCCGCGAACGAAGCTCGACAAGGCGGGGACTTCTGGAAGTATACAGACATAATCGACATTACCAACGGATTGAAACTTAGGGCTCTTGGTATCAGTGACACTTTCCTATCAGGTGAAACTTCTTACGCAACCGCTGAAGTTGCTCTTTCTGTTTTTATCGAGAACTTGAAGGCGTACCGAGACTACTATACGCAAAGTATTTTCTACAACAAATTATTCCCCGTTATCGGAGCAGTTAATGGATTTGTAAGAGAAAATCCTGGGGATAATTTCTCTAAAGCTCAGAAGAGTGGGGATTTGGGAACTAGTGTAAAAGACTCCAGTAACTATATTATTCCTCAGGTGCGCTGGCATAAATCCCTAGAGCCAAATAATGACAGGGACACGTATGAAATGCTAGAACAGCTTTCGGAAAAAGGTTTCCCTGTTACCTTGCGAATGATGGCAGCTTCTGCTGGACTTCGTGTAGAAAACATTATGAATGAGCTTGAAGAGGACCTGAAAATCCGCAAGAAGTTTGCGGAGTACAACAAGAGGGTTCAAGAAGCCTCAGGCCAAGGAGACGAGGGGGGTCAAGAAGGCTATGGTGACCAAGGAGGAGACTATGAGGATGATATGGTTGACGACGTTGGCGGTACTGAAACGAGTAGCCTAACTGCTTTCTCTAGACTACAGCTTAAAGGTGCCTTCTCTCGTGAAATGGGGTCTAACTCCGAGGTTGTAGGTCGCACAAAAACAGGCAAGCCTAAGTACGTTATGAATCAGCGAGAGGCATTAAGAAAAGAGAACGCGGCTATTGCTAAAGCGGCAGGTAACCTTACAGACCCTGCTTACCGAGAAGCTATTAGAAAAAAGCGTCGAGGTGGTTAAATGGTGAAGGCACTCCCAATTAAAATAAATTCGTTCAGACCTCGCCATCAAGTTTACTACGTAGGCATTGATGGCGTATTTAATGCAGGCGCCGACAAATACTATATAAGCAAAGTTCTTATGCAAAAGCTTATCCAGATATGTTCCTATTGCAAAAAATATGGAAAGTCGGTTACCGCTGTATTAAATTCTAAAGTGGTTCCTGACTATATACCTAGCTTGTTGTCTACGTTAGGCGTTAATCTTCTATCTGTCGTTAATGACCCACTAGCTACTATATACAGCGATTTCCTAGTTAATGAAGAACCCTCAAAGTTTATAGCCGACAACACCGAAGTTGTTATTGTTATAAAAGGAGAGGAAGATGACTATGACGTGGATACAGAAACTCCTTTGGTTTTTATAAAATACCCTACGCTAAGTACTAGAGAAAAGCGTACCGATGAACCAGGAGAGGTAGTCGAAGGCTTTAACGAAGTATTTCGTTCCAACAATAATCCGTATGGCGTATTCGATTTAGGTGAGCAAGGGCGTCGCGTGGATGATGACTATATGGAGCGCATAATGCAGGCCCCTGAGCCTACAGGAATCCCTAAACCTTTACGTCGCAGCAGTTCTTGAGGATAGATTATGAGACTCACATCGCATAACGGCAAAAACTTAGAGTACAGTGACGCTATTGGCTTTGGTAAGTGCGTTATAGACGTACACAAAGGACTAAAAAACAAGGATATCCACCAAGTAAAAAATACCATAGTAGTTAAAGCTAGCTACAGTGACCGCGCAGCTAACAACACGTTTCAGGAAAAATTAGATATTTCCACTTGGCTTCCTTTTGCTTCCCCTAAGTACGATATTTCGCCTAACATATCGGACTACATTTTCGTTCCTGTATTCACTATACCGAGTGAGCTACCTAATCGTAACGGTGTGGCCTTTCCAACTAAAGCTCTGCTAGAGTTTAACGTGGAAGCAGGTATGCAGGCGTACAGAACGTTCAAGGGTAAGCCTGTCCATTATGAACATTGTAATCAAGACCCACTAAAAGCCTACGGTGTGATCGCAGATTGCAGCCTACGTAAGTTGAAAGGTTTTGGTAACGGTAAAATCTGGAAGCACATGGAGCTTCTAGCTATCGACCGTAGCAAGAACCCGGGGTACGCCAATCAAGTGTTAAGCGGCGATATGAACTCCTATTCTATGGGAGCTATGGTTGGTAGGTATAGCTGTTCTATCTGCGGTGAAGGTCTAGGTAGGTGTAGCCACGTACAGGGCAAGCCAGGTACTGTAGACTTCCGCGAAATTAACGGCGAGCTTGCCTTTAAGAACGTCTGGGATATATGCGGGTTTGAAACTTCTGGTGTTGCTACTCCTGCATTCCACGTAGCCAACTCTAACTGGCTGATGATGTTCTAATGCGTGAGTTACCGCTAAGCGCAACGTCTGCAACATCGCTAGCTATACAAAAGGTCGTAGTGGATTCAGGCTATAGGGTGCACGACCTTTTCCATTCTCCTCAGAACAGATGCGTTACACTAGTGGTAGACTTAAAAACGGTTAAAGCCTTGCCTAAGAAAAACCTAGATACTTTTGTAGCCAACCTATTGGAAAGCGTTCCTGTTATACAGGATATTTCCCTAGACTTTATTATGACAAAAAAGACAGGTGGTTTTCCATCTTTTATCTTAAATATCTCAGAATGGAATTAACATGAAGGAACTTATAACTAAAGCCTCTTCCCTAGTTACATCTTCTTTTGTAAGAAAAGGTGACGGCCTATACGTATCTGTAGTACCATCAGCAGCCTCTATAGACATTGTTTACCCAGCTATTCAGTCTATTATGGATATAGGTCTAAGCTATACTGGGCTTCCTAACCTACACGTAACTGTTATCTACTCTTCTACAACCGTAAAAGACGTAGATGCCATGTATAGAAGCGCAGAGATTGACCCTGCTAAAAAATACTTGGCCGTCATCGAGCGCTTCGAGTACTGGGCAGGCCACAAGAATCAGGGTGTACTGGTACTTAAAATGAAGTCGCCTGCGTTAGAAGCTGTCCACTACTCTTTACGAGAAGATGGTTTTGAGGTTAACTACCCTGATTATCAGGCGCACATGACTTTTATTGATGATCTACACGAACAAGGCTTTGACGAGGAGAAGTCCAAAAAGCTTTTACAGTTCCTAAACTCCACGTTTAGTTTAGCTGGAAAAACTTTAGAACTTACAGGGATGAAAGCGGAAGCCGTAAACTGAGGAGGCTAACATGAATATCACCGAAACCCATAGAGAGCTTACATGAAACATTCTCTAAATATGTTTACTGTTACCTTAGCTAATAAAGCTTTAAGACGACTAGAAAAATCGAGTGTTACTCCAGAAAGTGCCGACATTTTTCAAGTGTATGTAGAAAACTACCTTGGACGCATGTTTGACTTTGACTTGTCCACTGATTACTCAGTAGCTACCAAAGAACTGTCTTTTGTTTTCACTAACATAGAAGGGGTCGGTTTTACTTCTTCCTTTCCTAAAGCTTTAGAATACGCATTCAACTTAACTAAAGGTCTTTCTGATATGGAGCTTCTTACCAAAGAAAGGAAAGCAGGCACTAAACAATCTTATGTAGTGAGGTTATCCTAATGCCAACCCCAATGCTCCAATCAATGGCGGCCCGCTCTGGCAAGTCTATAGCAGAAGTAGAAAAGATGTGGGATGAAGCTAAGTCCCAAGCTAAGGACAAAGCAGACGTTAACGACTTCTATGCCTACACCACAAGCATTATGAAAAAGATGCTAAACTTGGATGATACTTCCACTGAGGCAGTTCCAGAAACGTCTGCGGTTAAAGTTAGTGGTAAGAAGTATGCCTCTATCTATGAGGTACCTAACATCTGGGTGTTGAACGTCGTTTCTAACGTGATTGAGGAAGCTGCCTACGACCCTAAAACTGCTACGCTGTACCTAAACTTTAAGTCAGGCTCCATAAATGATTGGTATGCCTACCTTAAAGTTCCTATCAAGGTATTTACGGAGTTTAGCCTAGCAGATAGTAAAGGTATTTTCTTTTCTAAGAAAATTCGTAACGTATACGAAGGTGGGAAACTTCCTCCTATCAAGTAAGCCCTACGGCCTGAGTCTTAATACACTCAGGCTTTTCTATTTAAGTCTCGACTTTCTGACTAATTTTATTATAACAAGACTTAGTTAATAGGTAATTAACAATATGAAAACTTTGGTCGTAACTTCCACGATAGCTAGTTATAAAGAAGCTTACCGCACCTTAGTAGTTGCGGATTCCTTTTCAAAGGAAGATGCTTGGTTCTTTAAAATGTCGAAAGAAAAACAATTAGAGTACCTCAGAGAACATCCACACTCCAAGTTCTCTAAGAGCCAGTTCTCTAAGAATAAAGCGGAAGACGAGAAGAAAGCGCTTACCACAGAAGCTCCCAAGCCTGTGAAGAAGATGAGTTCTGCAATAAAAGATTTTAATGAAGAGCAAAAGGCGTTCTTCAAGAAGGAAGGTCATAGACCAGGTTCCGAAGAGCGTAGAAGTGCCTCTAAGCTAATTAAAGATAAAGCTAAAGGCATTGTCACTGCCCTGAAAGGCGAAAGCAAAGAGTGGAAGACGGCAGCAGGCGCTTTAAGAAAAATGAAAAAAGGCGAGAAGCTAGATCACCATGATAAAGCTGCCTTGAAAGCAATCGCCCTACACACTGGAATAGTTGCAGGCGAAATAGCTGTTACTGGAGGCCTAGCTCACGGTATTGCAGTAGCGCTTCCGCACTTAGCTTCAGGTATGCTTAGCCACTCCTTAGCAATAAATTTTGGTAAAGCTGCTGCCTACGCATCTGTCAAAGCCTCTAAGGAACAGACTGACGATGAGTTGTTAGAGGAACTAGTTCACATGTTTGCCAAAGGCGTGGAAGACGCCCCAATGAAGTCTAGTCATTGGATAGAGGCAATAAAAAAACATAACGCCGAAAAAGGTAAACAGGTGAAGAAATGATTGAGTTATCAAATCAAATGGCGATAGACGGAACGCAGGATGTAATTCGCGCTTTCTCAAAGCTAAATTTCGTTGTTAGCCAGGTACCTATTGCAAAGTTGACCAACGAGACCACCTACTTCTACCAAATATCCACATTACCTAAGTTTACCTATAAGCAGCAATACTTACTTGCAGTTCAAGCTTTAACTAACTTAGGGTTTAGGCAGGCTGGAATTATTATAGATGTTGCCTGTACTGACCCGAACAAGAGACGAACTATTAAGGCCAGCCACTCTGGAATAAGCGTCACTTATCATATTGATTTGGGCTTACTCGAAATACTTTTGGGATAAAAAATGCCAAGCATTAAAGCAGACTTGAGCCTACCTTCTGTAATAGCTAAGATGGGTTACTCATATAACCCTAAAAATTCTATTTATCAAGTAAAAGGGTTTACGGGGTTTCATCAAAAAACTGGCGGATCTTCTCTATGCCATAGCCATACAATAGATGCTATAAAGAAAAGACGTAACGTTAACGACGCCATAGTTTTTCTTGGCCTTAAAGTAGGCCAGACTTCAAGACTCGGCAACACAGTAGCCCATTCAATTCTTGTAGATTCTTCAGGTAACGTTGTAGCTGACAACAATGTAGGCTCCAATCTTGAGGGGTACTATAAAAAAGACATAGGGTATTTCATTAAAGGAACCGACGTTATGTTATACAAAGACCTTGCCTACGTACCTGTGAAAAAATTCCTAGAGATGACACAGCTTAGTCACCGAACGGAAGAAGTCTCTAAAGTTCTTCCTGAAGTATTGGACGACGCTTTAAAAAACCTATACCTTATATTCGCTTATTCTTTTGCTCCGTATGATGAGCAAACTAATAAGTCTATCAGGCCTATCCCTAAGGCGTTGACAGACGCCTCTAAAAAGTGGGATGCGAATACGGCAAAATTTCTAACCCAGTTTGGTATTCCTAAGGCCCCTATTGCTAAAGTTTTGAAGGCGGCTAGGGACAACGCTGTTTTTACTAATGATTTGGACCAGACGGTTAGTACCATAGGCGTAGCCTTATTTAAAGCACGCCCTAATCTGGACAAAGACATTTCGATACCTGCAGAAAAACTTTCTATGTTGAAGGACCTAGGCTCTGCTTTCCGCAGCAACTCCACCGGTGCAGTATCTCGACTGGAAAGAAGAGTAGCATTACTGAAAGATAGCAACCTAACCTCTTTGTTCACTATAGCAGAGGTAGCACCTGCTTCTTCGGACGATCAAAAAGCGGTGTTTGACGCTATTAAAAAGTTGACTAAGAAGTATGCCCGCGTTTCGACTGACAAGCTTAGTGCCGCAGATGAAGCGGAAATGAAGTTAAAGCACCCAGAGCAGGCCAAAGAATACCGCAGGTTGCGTACCCAAGCTAGAAAGATTTATGAGAATTTCGTCCGCGACTACGTGCGCCGCTCCGGCCGCCCTTACGTTCCGTATGAAGAACTGATGAAGGCACTTACTAAAAGTCGCATCGTTAATAGCCTCCCGACAGGTTTCGTTGGTAACATAGACGAACACCTGAATCTAGTTACGCTGGCAGGAAAAGTTATCCAAGGAACTGCGGTTTCTGAAGTCATTATGAACCCTAAGTATGACCCTGAAACTGACGACACCTATGTTTTCAAGGCTAAAGGGCCTGCCGGTACAAACAATATCTACACGTTGGATTATATTGCTGAGAAACGCGGTGCGCGTAAGGAAGAAAAACTTGGGGACATGGAAGAAAACTCAGCTAAGTACAGAGGCAAGTGGCTGCGTGACTTGGCCATGGGAGGAGAGAGCCGCAACCGTATCATGGCGGCCGAAGTGGAGATTATTTACATCACTGCTGCGCGTACAGGCAACCCAGGCAACGCCACTATTGATAGAGCAACTGGCGAGACTATCCCGACACATGGGATCACAACCTTGAAAGTTAAGCACGTTGTTCCTTATCAAGGCGGGTACCGTATTTCTTACGATGGTAAAAAGCTATCTGCAAATGACTACATGATTCTGCCTAAGACTCCTACTAATAAGCGTATCATTAAAATTATTGATGAAATGCGCGAAGGTAAGGAAGCCAATGATCCGCTGTGGACTTTCCAAGGAAAAACTATTCCTACCCTGGCGGTAGCAAATTATTTCAAGAGTTTAGGTGCTAAGGCTACCTTGCATACTATTAGACACATGCTAGGTACTAAGCTGGCACGAGAAATTCTGAAAGGCTCGCCTTTAAAGAAAGGCACCGTTACGCAATCCGCTGCCGAGAAGTGGTACAAGGAAGCTTTGATAAAGGTTGGTGAAGCTCTTAGCCATACCACAGGCAGCAAGCCTACAAGCATTACAGCTATCAAGAGTTATATTTCCCCAACGCTTCAGATTGAATTCTTTAAGAAACTCGGCCTTAGAACACCTGCGTGGTTACAAATTAAAGGACGCTCCTGATGAAAAGCCTAAAGGTCACATCAACCGTAACAACCGATCTAGACTGGCAGCCACACGTTGTTGTGGCTGACTACAACAGTTTACCTATTTCTTGCAAGGAAGAATTGTTTGCTTGTATGTATAGGGAAGAGAAAGAAAAAATAGGATTAGAGATTGCTTCGTGCAGACAACCTGTGGCTACGCTTGTGTACAAAGAAAATAAGTTAGTTGGGTGGGCACTGAAGGCAGGCGACAAGGTAGTAGCATCTAAAGTACTAGGATCGGAAAAACAATCTTTGGAAGTAACCGAAGCCTTAGGCATTGAAAAATAACAGTATAGAGGAATCATCATGTCAGACAACGCTTTAGACGCAGGCTTCAACCTCAGGCTTAACCCAGTTAAGGTTCCTCTAGGCACGGTGTATCAATTCAGTACACCTTCTGGTATTGTTACGCTTACTTGCGGTGGTCCTAACGGGGAAGCTGTTGTCTATACAATAACAGATAAAATGCTTAAGCAAAAAGCGGCAGGTAATCTTATTATAACGGAACTTGCTGACCCTGTAGTCCCAGGATTATCTTCTGGCGGCGTATCTGATGGTGGCGTATCTAGTGGTGGTAGTGCTGTTATTCCGTGGGACTTGACGGGAGTCGAGGCACCTGCGGCTATTACTCTTGCCACGTTACCTCCAGAGTTTCCATACACCAATACCGCAGTTATAAACGGCTCTGCGTATGAACTGACCCTTACAAAGGCCTCCGCTGGGTTCGAGGTCGCGCTTGGTGTTGTCCACCTAGCCGATATTGGACTGACCGGGAAGCAGTATTTCGAGTGGGTTGCGTGGGCCGCTACCGGGGCTTCTATGTCGCTTCAAGCGATCTATATTGGCACGTCGTTAGGTGAAACCCCAGTGATTGCCATCGGGCTGGACCAGGACGGGCTGAAGGTTGCTACCTCCACTACCCCTGAGGTTCTCTTAGATGCTGGGTATGAGGCAGGTGATTACGTTCGCGTGTACATCGACGTGGAAGCTGGCGATGTGTTTGTACAGACCGCCAACATAGGCGTGGTGCAAGTTGGTTCTGGATTGTCGCTTACCGGGCTGAAAATCTTGGGGATGTCGCAACTCGTTGCCCAAGCCGCAGGTTCATACACACTCACAACCAACCTTGGTCCTGACCTTTTTGGTTCTGGGTTTGTTACTGAGAGCGGATACTCACCTATAACCAAAAAAATCATAGGTCTGCCAGCAGAAGCTGCGGTTGGCGATGAACTTACTGTTGCTGTTGCTGGTACTTTTGATGGTGTTCAGTATGGTATCGGGGACGGAGCGACAGTAGTTTCCGTTGAGCCTCCATCGGTTACACCGAAGGGTGCCACGTCTGCCCAAGTTGCAGCTATGGAAGCAATCCTATCCATTACAGCGCCACGAGCAAACGCCAGAACAGCAGCGTTTTCTAACATATTGGTCGAGCCGGACACGACCAATATACTTACTGTGGGGTCTTACACAAGAGGGTATTTTCTTGATTACAGCGCAATGGGCGGAGATGTAGATGGTGCCCATAGTATACAACTGTTTAATAAAACCAACTCTTTTGCGCCCGGAGAGGAAACAGCCTATGCTGGGCAGGTAGTGGAGTTCATCCGCATAGACGGGGGAATTGACCCTGTTGTGGTTGAGTTTAGTGATACTTCGGTAACTCCATCCAAGACTGTTGCGATCGTCAATCTCCTCCAAGGAGATAAGGTAGCCGTCCAGTATTTTGGTGGAGATATTGGTTTTGTTCCCTATGACGAAGGGGTGCAGCAGGACACTGCTGAAGTCAAGCAGTGCATCCCCATGGCATGTTCTGATGAGACAACCAATCTAACAACTGGGTTAAAGCTCACCTTCAGAATGCCTTATGCAATGACTCTTACAGAGGTGAGAGCGTCGTTTACTGCATTCAATCTCTCTGCATCATCCATCGTTGACATACATTGTAATGAGGTTTCTATTTTCACTCTTGGAAACTTGCTGACAATTGACCCTGAGGAATACTCATCGGTTACTGGAACCCCTTATGAGTTCGATGACAACTATCTACCGGACAATAGTAAGATTGAGGTGTATTTGACTGATATTGGTGCGGGCACCCCTAAAGGACTGAAAGTATATTTGATTGGAGTGGCAGGATAATGCTTCTTAATCCTTATAGGTTTATAAACCCCCTCTCTCCGCCTGAAATCGCACGTTATTGGAGGATACTGATTCTAGGTGCAAATGGGGCTGGTTTCGTAGAAATAAATGAATTGAAAATGAAAGAAACTGAAGTTGGAGGATATGTACAGGGAGGTGGTAACGACCTGATTCAGTCGAGCCAAGCTATCCCAGCGTTTTATGCGTTTGATGGTGGATATTACGGCCCATCAACCGTTTGGAGGTCAGCAGGAAACCCCGCATCCGCTCCCGAGTACATTGGTAAAGACTTCAACACTTATGGGGCAACTGCCGTAAGCCCAGCAGGTAAAAGAAAAGTTAGCATTTTCGAAGTACAAGCAGGAAGCAACATTGCCGCGACCCCAAAGGATTTTAATTTTCAGTTTTCAGATGACTTTACGACATGGGAAACGGTTTATGAGGCGCGTGGACTAACAGACTGGGTGATAAACGAAACGAAAATATTTACGGTATGAATCTAAATAGGCACTTATGATGCCGTAGGTGGGCATAAGTCAGTACATCTAATGATTAGCTCATCAGGAACGATGAATTTCTATGGCCCTACCACAATACCTGATGGCTCTGAGACTTCTATAAATGCTCACTACATAAAGTGATGCAGCACCTAGGCAGCCTTTTACTGCCTAGGTTTTAATAGCGCAACAGGAAGTACGCAGGTAAATAACATGAAGCCACACGGTTACGTATTCATGGTTTTACTCTCGCTAGACAGACTTCTTAATGCCTTGTTGGGCGGACACCATTTAGAAACAATAAGCGGGCGTTTAGGTAAGCTAGAAGTTGAAGGAAATAAAAAAGTTTGCATTTTTTGTAAGCTATTATCGCTGGTACTTTTTGATAAGCACCACTGTGTAAAGCAATACCGATGGGAGAGGTTAATGATTCATAAAGTTGAAGGCTTACGGGAGGAGTTCAAAGATGGTAAGCACGATTGAGGAAGGCTGGGAAATTTAACAGAGTAGGGCCAAAAAAAGGGGGGAGTGGATTTTTTGTCCACTCCCCCTTTTTTTTTGTTTTGACAGAACTAACCCTATCTATAGAAAATGCTCGTTTATAGAGAAACCCGTACCAGATTTTTTACTATTTCTGTTAGCTGAGGTGTCCTCTAAAGTTTGTACACCGTACACTTCACAAGCTGATTAAATACCTTGATGAAAAAAGAAAACATTTCATCACGAGCCTGAAAAGGAATAACTACAGATTCTCTGTGCTTTCGGCTAAGCCCTCTTGTTGCGGTACGAAAGAAAAATATGGTGTAAGTGTCAGGCTCATTTTCTCGAAACACCGACATGTGGCCAGAGTACATGCCCTTATGAATATACTTTCGTAGAAAAATTCTCTGTTCTTGCCTAGCAATCATTTTATAGAGGTTGTCTTCCGCGTCTTCTATAGATGCCACCTTTTTTGAAAATACAAGCTGATTAGTTGGGGCTTTAGTCACTCTAGCCTGCAATTCCTTTTTTGAATTTATGAAAGTTGTAAGTGTAAACAAACCTTCTTTAACAACCCTTAGTTGCCTGTCCATAGCTTAATGCTCCTTGAATACATCAGCAAATTTGTATTCCAGATAGCCGTCCTCAGTTCGGACAGTAGTAGGGCGGTCGTCGTTAGCGAACCATCTAATATCTAAATCGTTTGTGGAATGTATGATTACGGGAACGGAGTAAAAGCCAAGCTCTCTGAGCATACGTGTACGGTGTCTGCCTTCATGTGCAATGACTTGGCAAATGTCCTCTTCGTACTTGACCTTAAACTTTTTGTTGTCCTTACGGATTGTATCAATCCATAGGTATGGGATATCAGGAAATCGTTCTCCTGACTTTACGAAGTCTCTAACGCGCTCTTCCTTATGGTCACCGTGACCTGTTCTGGCAAGGCCTAGAAAGTCGTCTGGGTGCATAAAGACAAGGCGTGATCTACGTGCGGGATTTATGGAGTTTGCTTGGGCAATTGCTATAGGGTCGAAGTAGTCTTCTACATTCTTACGCTTTTTCATAGTAGCAGTCCTTAGACAACATTGAGCATGTATATTATACAGCAGTTTTATCAGTAATGCAAGTACTCTTTTTATCGCGCTTTTCTTGCTTTCTTTCCTCTTTAGTTTGGAAGTTGAACTGAGTTGTTGGGTTTCCTACAAACTTAATTCCTGCTTGTGTAAGGATGTTTTCAACATTCTCCACAAAGAAATTTTCCATTTGTTCCTTAAGTATGCAAACCTCATATAGGTCTACAATAACATCTTCCAAAACTACGCGAACAATGTGTTCGTTCCCTTTACCTGGCACCAGTTTTACAGCGCAGGAAAATCCGTTATCAAATGAAACTCCGCAGTAAAAGACTTTCCTTTTCTTCCATAGATACGCATAGAAATACCGCAAAGCTTCCTCAACGTCGGCAACCCTTTTGATTTTTATATGGAATGGATGCCCGTGAGGTGAGTAGAACGCTGTTAGTATAGAATCCTTCTCTCTAACAATTATATTGTAGCCGCCTGCTTTTTGTTTTAAAACTTTTCCCACTCTGGAGGTCCTTACTCTAGACTCTATTTTATAGGAGAGCCGGAGTAAAAATTTTTACTCCGGCAGTACCGCGCAACTTACACTTGACCTACTATTACCTCACAACATTGTTCTACAGTGTCTGTCTGGTTCGGTGTGGTCTGTGCAAAACGCAACTTTTCTTTTCGTGCGAGTTCCAACTGCAACCGGCGATCACGTAGCCAGGGCTTCCACAGAGGAGGAAGAACAATTTCTGTCCAACGCGCTGTAATGGCGTTTCTGATAGTGTCTGAGCGCGTCTGGGAATGCCATTGGCCTTGCGCGTCCAAAAGCTGTACTCGGATACTGTGGTAGGTTGCGATTTCAAAGTATGGGATAATGTCCTTGTACCGTGCAAAGATATTAGACACAACTACATTCTTTCCCTCTAGAAGGGCAACCTCTGTCTGGGCGTGGCACTCCAGCGCGGCTTGCTTCATTGCCTTACCGCTCACTGCAACTTTATCCTGCAATAGGGCATCAATTTCGATATGAACGGCGTTATCTAGCCCTTTAGCCAGCGCTTGTGCGAGCGTGGTCTTACCTGAACCCGGAAGTCCTCGAATAATACGCAGAACATTCGTAGGCCAAACGCGGTTTTCTTTACTGGCGTTCTTCAGGTGTGCGGCGTCCAACAACTCTTGGTAGCGCTTGCCCTTTTCAAGAAGTGTTCCTTCCTGTGTAATATACCCAAGGTCGTATGCGGCTTCTACGGCCTCTTTTGCATCACGCTCTGAAACCGAAAAGAGAGTTTCCACACCTTGGCAAACCTGGTTGAGGTTAGAGGTTTCGTAATGATTGATGGAGCGCAACACATCCCGAATAGTAACAATGTGAGAGGCTAGCTTTGCGGGACGTTCTTTCTTAAGGTTTGTCATTCTATGTACCTTTAACTGTTGAGTTTGAATTATTTCCTTAGTGTCTTAACGCTAATAGGATAGAGGTAGCGCAGACATTCATAGAATTTTTAGCCTTTTTGTGCGTAGGTTTTTCAGTTAGTGTTTTCTACATCTTCCTCAGTATTCTCCTCTATATAGTAGACTGCATTAAGGTTTCGGTCTAAGCCGTCGTGCGAGTCTAGCCCAAACCCATAAACGTACTTTCCTTCAGTTTCAAAACATACGTAGTCTGGCTCGGCAGCATTCGTCTAGGCATAAAGACCTCATTAGTGTGTTTGATTAGAAAAATCGTATATCTCATAGACCCCAGGCTTTATTTCATTGCCTGAGTAGCCTTGCAATGTCATAGGGCAGCTTTCTTTGCCTGGAAGAAGCTCCTCAGTGTCGGCACCCTCCGCGTAGATCGTATCCATCAAGATATAAAGGGCCATTTTGGCCTTCTCTAAGCAAGCTTCAGGTACGAAAATACTTAGATGGACAAGGCCTCTTTCGTTTCCATTAAACGTAACAAACTCTTTATATACAGCAAATCTAGGAGTTATTTTTCGCAATGCCTCTAGAACTTCTATAGATATTGACCTCATTCTGTCCACACCTTAAACCGGTCAATAGGATATCGGTAGAGTTCGTCTTTGTGAAAGCTTCCGTGGCGCTTAAACCCGTTTCTTTTATACCAATTCTTTAGTCGGTTTATCTTAACGTGAGGAAATAACTTCATAGCCATTAAACTTATTTTTACTCTGTTAAGGTCTGCTGCGTCCAGCACTAATCCAAGAAGAAAACTTCCTTTACCTGGCAAAGGGCATGACTCGTCAGACTCAACCATTAACAAGTGAAGCTCCTCGTCTTCCATCTTGAATAAGGAAGAATCAAAAGGTGCTAACAAAAGCCTTCCGATTCCTTCAAACTTAAATTCATAAACTTGACGATGGTCAACGCTCCACGTATCGCATACTTCCTTCATAAAGTTTAGTAGTTTAGTATGCGACTCTGGCCTATACTTTTTGTTTGCCATAGAGTGCCCTCAGATTAAACTGGGAAAGTATATTTTACCATCCTTTAAAACACGCCTGCCCTAGGACTCTAGCTCGGGTTAAGGATCTGTTCGACTCACTTACTTTACAGTTTTCTCTTAGCCTTTTCTTTGTCTCGAATTGCCTTACCACCGTTAATCTTTACCCTTTCTTTCTCTGTCTTCGCTTCTCTTAACGCTAAGTGGGTGGTAAGGCAATTCTTGTACAGCGTGTGTAGCTCCTTTAGGCGCTTTCGGTTTATAGAAGAATCCTCTTTCAAGTAGGCAGATACTGCTTTAGCGTAGTCTACAAGGAAGTCTGCATCCATGTAGAATAAGTTACCTACCTTAAAGGCTTTCAACTGAGCTTCCCTTAGTTAGGAAATTTTCGTAGTCTGCGTTCAGTGCCTCAAGAACCTTGAACACTAACTCACCTCTAGATTTTAGTTGCGCTAGTTGCCTCCAGTGTAAAAGGTAAGGATTCTTGAACGCCTTATCAAACTCTAAAACAACATGCTGTACTTGGTTTTCTACAGACGCTAATGCTAGCGAGGCGCTCCTTACATCGTAGTAGTCTAATTCCTTATAGTACCTAGTGCAGTAGGCTTCACTGTTAGAGTATACACCGTTCTGACAGCGCCTAAGGCCATTAGCCTCGAATTTGTCATAAAGGTCCTTCAAGTCACCATAAAAAATGTCAGACATAACGTCGTTACACGTTTCCTCAATTGCGCTGCATACACTGGAAAATAGTTCCCACGTGAGCTTAAAAGGAAATTTTAGAACTTTTATAATCTGGTTTTTCATCTAGACTCTCCTTGATATGAAAGGAAAAAGGGCCTTATCACAATATAAGGCCCTTACACTATTAACTAGGAACGTAACTATTGCAGACGTGATTAGGAATCAGTTGGCGGTGCTGAATAAACCCGCAGAAGTTTCCGCTCCAAATCCTGCCTTTGTTATCTACATGTGTTACACCTGGATGCTGCAACACCTCTAGCATTAAAGCCTGCTGCTGAGGATTCTCGAGGTCAAAACAATCTAGTCCCATAGGTGTACATTGATGCTCGAAGGGACTGGCGTGCACGGGCTGGCTGGTAACTAGCCTATGATACACACTTTCTGCTTTATCAATGCTGTCGTCTAACTTCCTGTAGCTAACCTGGGCGGCACAACTAGAACTGATTTTCATTGCTTCCGTTAGTGTTAGGTAGAAAGGTCCGGACTCGCTTTGTACGTAATAGCGTAAGGTACCTTCCTCGTCCCTATCATGGTCTACATAAGGTGTATGATATTCGCCTGGGTGCAACACTTCTGGGGTTGCTTTTTCTAGTAGCGTTTCAAGGCCATCGTCTACGTATCCTAGAATGTTTGCAACACCCTGTGCAACTTTTTGGATCTCAGGTTGAGCTTCTTCGTGGTTTCGCAGGTGCAGGAAGTTATCTAGCTCTGTAGTAGTCACAATGACGCGGAACCTTTGGAAAGGCTCTGTCAGGCGATTAACGATCTGCTTATGATAGCCTGCTTTATCAAAAGCAAGGGCCAAGTTTCCTGCAAAGGAAGCACCGTACTGCCAGGCTTGCTCCCTAGGTAGAAAGACATTTGGCAACACTTCAACAGGGTTGTTACACTCTTCTTTAGCTGACATTCCGGGCTGGTTTTTCCCCCAGTGTGTCGGCATAGCTGGGCGGTTGTACACCATGTCAACAAGTGCCTTAACCGGAACCGCACGCGAGCTAGCTGCGTTACGGCTGAAGACTCTATGGGTCATTAACTCCGCATGTATAAAACGAGGGTATTCAAACGCGAAAGTAACGACTTTCGCTGTGCGTCTTTCATTGGTACTGTAGGCTACCACTTCTACAGTAATTTGGTTTGCTAGTTGTACGCTAGGGTATTTCATTTTGTTCTCCTTAAATTTTAAAGTATCTAAACCACAAGTAAGAGCCTACAACCACAGAGGCTAAAACTAGAACTAACGCAACAAAAGGATTGTTGATCGAGTGAGCAAGCGTCAACAATCCTACCTCTGAAATATAGGCAGCAACAACTACAAAAACTTTTTCCATTTCACTCCTCAAGTTGGGATGTTTTCTTCCCTGCATCTTTAATTTCTGTTTTCATAAGTACTTGGAATCCACCTTTGTTGTACCCAAGGCCTACATTCAACTGCTGCTCACCTGAATAGGTCTGCTGCTGTTTCGCAAATGTGTTTATAACGCGAGCTTTCGACGACGGTATTTTTTCTTTCCCTGAGTCGCTACGAAAAGGGACAACACTATCCAGCGTTTTACCTATATTAGGATTTTCTTGTTTGCGTTTATTTCCGAATACTGTGGAAGCTTTTATGCACTCCATAATGTGCTCGGCAGTTTTCTTTTTTGCGATAGGTTTACTCTTGGATTTAGGCATTTTAGACCTCTAACAAACAAACTTTATAGCGTATATTATAGACAGTCTGTACTCAACTATAGTATAGCATACCTGTTAGATAAAAACAATCTCAAAAATACTGCACCTACCGTTATCTATATTTACTTAGCACAAAGTTTACTCGAAATCGCTTAAACAATACTTAGGGCAGTCTTTAGGTATAGCATACGCATTATTTATACTAACAACCTGATCTAAAAACCAATGCCACCTTCTTGGATCAGAAAGCGTCACAGGGCTTGCATACCCATCGGTGAAAACAAAAGCGTACTTTTCTTTACTGCCTAGGGAATTAAATTTTTCTTCAAAGTCGGAAAAAGAAGTTCCTCCGGTGCGGAATCTAGGTCGGGTAAGGTCTATAGGATAGCTGGAGGCCGTAAAACCAAAGGCAACCACCTCGAATACTTCTTTAGGCAGGGCTTTAGCGAAACCAAAGAAATAAGGCCTTAGGTGGTCACACGATATTGAAGTGTCCAGAAACAATGCTATAAGTACCCTACCTTTTTTGCTCTCAGCTTCTTTGTAAGAAGGTAGAAACATGTTGTCTTTAACTAGGTGCTGCACCCGCCTATCCGGCATCCAGACTGTGGTGTCAGCTTCGCCTTTGAACCGCTTAACTAAACGTTTTGAAAACTGAACCCAAGTAGTCTTACGCTTTTTATCGAACTGTTTTATTTCTTTAAATTCTGAATTTTCCGGGGCTGCCTCTCTAATCTCTTGCGCTACTTCCTGACCAAGCGTGTTAAGAAAATCCTCTACTACCTTTTCGGATTCTTTTTGAGTTAGGTTTTCTTTAGTCTTGATATCCTCAGAAAGTTTAGACATTAAGCCCTTAACTATTTCCTTTAGCTCGGTAGCGTCAGCCTTATCGTGGTCGTCTATGGAGCCTTTACCCTTAGACCCTTCCTCATCTTTCGTAGGGTACTTACGGTTTCCTTCGGCTTCTTGTAGTGCGTACAGATACTCTTCGGCAGACAAAGTATCTAGCAGCACTTTTCCTGGAATAACTGTATCTACCCACACCCCGATACGGGAAAGTAAAGGCATGTTATCTCGGTCAAAAGAAAAATGGTTTAGCAGGGAATGGTTTACCGCTAAATCCATAGCTTCATTACTTAACCTATTTACTTTAGGGAAACGGCTAAAATGATCTAGGAATATGTGGTAGCATTCATGCAGTACCAAAAACAATCTTTCTTCTACGTTCAACCGGTCCCAAAATTTATAGTTGAACCCGAAGTGAATGCAGCCTTTCCTAGCGGTAACGAAAGCGGTACCTTTACTAGACCAGCTAAATGTTGCTTTTCTAACAAGGTAGTAAAGGAATACACTAAACTCTCTTATCTCCTTTACGCACTGTTTAAATTCGTCGTCCCTTTCCTTCTCTGATTTAGCCATATCTACATACCTTATTAAAATTATTCAATAGACTTTAGGTAGGTTTTGCGCTGCTCTAAATCGAACTTAAATTTACTCAGAATCTGGTTATTTTTAAAATCTATATTTGCCTTCGACAATGCGCCTAACTGCGATTGAGTCATTACCGATATAAGCCTACGTCCGTGTAGTGTTAGCTTTCCATCGTTAATCCCTGCTAGCAGGAACAACCTGACAAATTCCTCATTAGACAAGGAAGACGTAAGGCTGTCCAGGTTATCTTTGTTCTGTGATAACTTGCTCTTCAGGCTGGTAGGGTCAAGTGTGCTAAATATCTCTTTTACAGTAATGTTAGAACCTTTAGGTGATATTTTTCTAATACTGGCATTATGTAATGCCCGCATAAAATGTACTTTGGAAATACTTTCAGGCAGGCAGTCCTCTACGTCTCCTCCAGCTTTCAGCATGTCCAAAGCGTAGTCCACCGAGCGTGGAGGAAACTCATCTTTCACAGATTCAGGTAAACCTTCCCAAAAAGCATTTATAGCATTGTATGTTTCTTCACCGTGCTTCTCTTCAAAGAAATCTTCGTCTAATCTAAAAGGCACGTTGAACCTAACTTGAAACCGGGTTACCATAGCAAGGTCTAATTCTTCCACGTGATACGTTGTGTCGGTGTTAGACCTTGCAGGCGGGTTCACGGCGCCCCAAATCATCTTTAGATTTTTAAACTTTTTGCCGTTTATGGAATGAAACTGTATCAATTCCATTACGGCATTTTGTACTTTAGGAGGAGCTCGGTTCAATTCATCCAGGAAGATGAATTCCACTTCGTCAAAAGCAAAAGCCTTCGGGCGTATAAGCTCCAGATAAGTTACTCCATCCTTCTCTACCTTCATAGGTATACCGATAAAGTCTACCCATGGGTCAAGTGTAGAACAACTAAAATACAAAGCTTTAAGCTTTCTTTTCTTTACTAGTTTTCTAACTTTAGCTGTCTTTCCTACGCCATGTTTGCCTATCAATAACACGTTAAGGTTATTGTCCAGCCAGAAGTTTAGTTTGTTGTTAGGGATTAGAGAGGACATATTTCTACCTTTAATGACATATAGGTACTTTACAACTATTGACGTATGCACCGTGTAGCTTACTAGCAAAGCTACCCTTTATTTCTGGAGTCTGCCTCTACTAATTCAACAGCAGCGTTAAACTCGGTAATAAGTTTGTCTATAGGATTTTCAGGGAACCCTCTCGTGGCCTGCAATTCACGAATGTAATGGTCAGGCCCTGATAGCGCTACTAGAACTTTCCTAAGGGAAGAGGCACTTACTGTAACTTTGTCCATATAACAACTCCTATTGGTTTAATGCAAGTTCTCGCTAAAAAGTTCGTCACCCCAGTCTTCGCCTATTAGGGGCTGTCCATTTTGTTTAGCTATACGCTTGGCATCCTTTCTAGACATGAATTGGTCGTACTGGTCAATGAACCCCTGCTCAAACCCATCATCCATCATGTCTAAGGGTTTTATTTGGCAAGCTTTTGCTTGCGCTGTCATTGCCTTTGACCGAGGCAGCCCCGGAAAATAATGACGGGCTCCAACTAGAAGAAGCCCTGTTCTAACGTGCCTATTAGCCGCAGTAACCACTATTCTTTTAATAGGCGGAATATCCTTAGTTATGTACTGGTAGCAGTCATCCGTTAGTAGAACGGAATAATCTTTTTGCTGATTAAACTCCTCTGCTTTAGTTTCTTCCAGCATGTGCAGGTCGTTGTCAAGTACTTGGCACCAGACGTTTTCTTGGTCATTGACTAGCGCAAACTGGTGCCAGTATCCGCCGCTATTGCCAGTATAACCTAAATATACGAGGCGCTCCTTCTGACCTTTCCAGTTATAACGGTTACCAACTATCATTTTCATCGTGAATCCCCTGATTTGTCGAATGGACACCCCTATAGTATAGGGTAGTTTCCTACACAGTATTAGGATAAATACTTACGAAGTATTCTCTCTTGTTCTTGAATGTTACGCGCTACTGCGGCGTTACGCTCGTCTGCTGTCGCAGAGAATGGGCAACCCTCTTCCCAGAATACCGATTTATTTGAGTGTACTGCCGCCCAAAAAACGTAACTTACGCAACCCATTGAGGCCCATAACGCCGAGCAGACCGAGTGGCGCCTCGCCGCTACGAGGGCGGATGGGGCGTACTCTGGGTCTTTAGGCGATAAGTGCACTACTCCTAGCATGGCCATCTTACACGCTTGTGTTTTGTCCTGAAGGGTTTTTGTATCCTGCAGATCAAAACAATATAACACCGAACAGTTTAGTGCCTCGACGGGTCGATTATCATAAGGATAACCACGCTTGAATATGCTTAACGTACTGTAGGCAAACTCCGCAGCTATTAAGCGAGACGCCAGGGTGCTGTCCTCAAGGGTAGCCCCTAAAGCAAACGCCACATCTTTAACGGTACTAATAGTTAAATAATCATTTAGATTTACGGGAAAATCTTCGGTTGCATTTTTTCCTAGAAAAGACTGAAGGCGCCTTACGCCATCCGCGCAGGCACCTCGCTGCCTAAGTAGGCGTAGTGTTGTATGGTAAGGCATAAGGCACCTTCGCAAGTTAACGCTATTAGTCTTATTCCAGCTGAATTGCTAACAGAGATTTTAGGGAGCCTAGGTTGCGTTGTTTTTAGCTTCCAATAGGCGTATTTTATTTTCGGCCACATTCAAAGCATTTGCGAAATAGCGGGCCGTGTCTTTTTCTTCTACTGGGTGCTTGCTTCCTATTAGTATATAAGCTTGAGCCCGTAGAAGCGCGGCTCTAGTTCCATACACTTCCAAGCCATCCCCCACTGTAAGGCGACCCCCAGTTAGATCCTCAAGCTGCGCTGTGTGGCATGCGTCGCACGTATGGTAATGCCTGTTTTCCCCTTTGCTACTATGCCACGGATTTTCTGTTACGTTTCCGCAGGCGTCGCAAGTAATAAGTGGATCATCAATAACTTCTGCGGTTTCTTGCAGAGCATTGCAGGCTTCAAGAAGTGTTGGTTCCCCATGCCTCTGGGACGCTCGGGTTAATAGGTTAACTACCATGCGGTAAGCACCTGCGTCTACGGATACTCGGCTCATTTTTTAGCTCCTTATAAATAGTTTGCTTTCACTCAGTCGAAGTAGCTGCCTGCATTAAGTACAGGAGCCCTCTGCGATAGGTAATCCAAGTCAACCTCAAGTCCTTGGAAGAATAGTGCCGCAGAGTAGTGCAGCTTCAAATCTTCCTTGTCCTTCAGGGTAGCCCAGCGGTAGTCTACCGTTTCTTCTGTAATAGAACAGTGTTTCTTTTTGATAGTCCCTTCGGTATGAACAAACCAATGAAGCTCCTTGTCACCAAACAAGGCAGGCGACTTCCCTATGTACTTAAGGTACTCTTCAGGAATGGTAAGCCCTACCTCCTCTTCACACTCTCTAACAATAGCGGTGAACAGGTCCTCGCCTTCGTCTACGCCGCCGCCAGGGAGACCCCAAGTTCCAGGGTTCCCGCAGGTTGGACCCCGCAGGCCTAGAAGAACTTCAAAGCCTTTGTCATTCTTACGCATAATAGCAAGCCAGACACGACGTTCCATTTTGTACTCTCCTGATACCCTGATTAGAAAATGTTTATTGAAGCTAGAACACGTTTAGTTAACGAGGCCTTACTAGACGCGACTTCTATTTTGTAGAAGTCGGTTCCTCCAAACTCCACTTCGGCTTCATTCAGAACGGTGAACGAAACTTTTTCTGACTCCATTTTGTCTTTGAACGTACCGAAGTTTAAGTAATGTACCTCAACCGTTTCCATCTGGGACCTCGTCTAGCTGCTGTTTATCGTACAGGCGCTGCTTTGTTCTGACAATTAGCGCCACCAGGTCGTCGGCTGCCTCAGGCGTAGTAAAAATAATCTTTGTTGTATCGTAGGCAAGCCTGTCCTTAATAGGCAAACTCGTTTCTGTCATTGGGGACAGTAGCCTAGCTACTTGGAAGCACAACAAAGGTTCATTTCTGCCTTCTACAATAATACCGTATGCTGCGTAGGCCAACATTTTTTCTCCTGCAACATAAACTTTATTCTCCATATTTACATACGGAGTTTGAAGGCCGCTTACCACTAGGTCAGTCAAACCTTCCACTAGCGTATTCTCATTAAGGCCGGTAGCATTACTGATAGTGCCTGCAACTTCATACAGGAGTTGCGACAAACTTTTTTCGTCAATCTCTTTCATTACGCACCTATTAGATCATGGTTGCAAGAAGGACAGATAATAGTGTTGTTACACGCAAACGCATCCACGTTATTTAGATGCAAGCATTTAGGACAGATTATGTTTTCTTTTGAAGACGCCGCCCACAAATCGTCAAAAAACTTTTCACTTCGGCAGTTCAACACGCTGTTAGCCGAAGATTGCAATGCCTCAAGACCGCGCAATAACTCCATCCACTCCTCCCGAGTTATGATAGCGCGTTCTACCCGAACATCATTTCCAGATTTAAATTTAAGGTCCAGCTCTGCTACTACGTCAAGTAACGGCTTAGGCATCTTTTTCATTACAGTTCTCCTTTCTTAGCCAGAACGAGCATAGCGTTGTAGGTATTTTCTGCGTCCAAATACACCAGCTTACCGTTAGCGCACCGCACTGCCTGACCTTGTTTGTTAATTTCTTTAACAGTAGAGCCTTCTGCCTTACAAAGAAGTTCGCTTATTTTAATCTCGTCTTCAGAAACGACGCATCCAGACAGGCAGAAAGCCACAAACGAAAAGAGCACAAACTTTTTCATAATTCGGTATCCTTGTA